GTCATCATCTGATATCACATCATCATCACTTTCATCATCTGCTAGATAATCAAAGTCATAATATTTTTCTTGTTTGTTTTTTTCTACTGCTGATCCTGTGAATGGATCTAAGATATGTTCTCCATAATCTAGAGACATCAAGTACTGCACATCTTCATCTGTTAAATCAAGATATTCTTCTAGTGAGAGATGAACTACTTTCCCATTTGGGAGTTGATACTGCATTACTGACATAAAAATATGCTAGTAAATGTAAGCCTTTTAGTAATACATCTAAAGTTTAAACCAATAAAATTTAGCACTATATAGCTAAACAATGAAAGGGAGGCATTGCTACCTCCCATGTCATTTTGGTCAGGAAAAGCATATTCACAGAATACACTTCTTAAAACTCTTCTATAACTTCTAGTTGATCTTCTCTAAGGTAAACCGTGTCAAGTTTAGTAGTCCCAGTACCTACAACTCCTGTATATTCTACAATATATGGGCTGTATTCATGATAACCTCTAAACTCTTTTACAGTCACTACTATCTTATCATCCGTATCTGCAAACTTTTGTTTAGTAAGTTCCTTATCCATACCATATCCAACATTAAGTACATCCATTTTGCATAGTGTACCAATGGGTATAATATCCGGCAACTTATTACCAATCATAAGCTTGAAGAAGTGCTCAACACCATAACTACTATTACATAATATAGGAGTAAGTAACTTAACAAACTCCTCAGCATTAGAATCTTTGATGATCTTACTGAGAGCCTTAGCTACATCAGTATCTTCATAGTTTACAGTTACTCTCATGGCTAATCATATTTTCTTAGGTCCCTAATCTTTGCTAATAGTTCTTCATTATAGTGAGTAAAGAAAGTTTTATCAAAGATCCTTTGCTTGATCTTTTTAGCTCTTTTAGGCACTGCACCTTTAATAAAACCTTTACCTATTGGCTCACCATTATGATCAACTATCTCTGCCTTAAGATCAAATCCTAAGACAGAGGTAATTAGTGTCCTATCCACGGCCAAACATGTTTTTGAGCATGTTATGAATCCTACTATGTGACTCATTCTTTTCAATAACCTTAGCCATCATAAGAGTAGCAAAGACTACTTCATTAGTATGAGTACAAATATCAACAACTTTTTCCATTGCAACATGCACACGTTGACTGCTCTCAAATGATTCCAAACAAGCAGTTAATAGTACTTCTGCTCTGGTATCATTAATACCTAGGTTCTTGTGTAACAACTCTGAGTCATCATCAATGATAAGCAACTTATACTTACCATCAGTGTTATAACCTTTTTTCTTTTTCTTAAATAGTTTTCCTAACCACATAACTACAAATTTAAATTATTCTTGATTCCCTAATGCCATCCAATCCTCATCTTCTAGCACCCACATCTCATCAATATAACCAAATTCATTGAGAGCATACATAGTATTCCAAAACTCTACTACTATGATACCATCATCTCTTTTAGTTACATCTACTAAGACATCATTTGTAAGACTTATTACAGTCCTAACATACTTTCTCTCACTCTTAGTGAGATTTTTTGGTAATTTTTGTGAGTAACCAGCTCCGGCAAATACTAATGCCACAATCATAAATAACTTTTTCATTACACAAATATTAAAATTGTTAAACCTGTTATCACCATTGCATATAATACTACAAGAAATGCAGTACTTACATTGTTGTTTTGTCTTAATGATTCTTTCTCATCTTGTATAGACTCATCAATGCATGCTATCATGTATTCTAATTGATTTCTTCTTGTTTTATACCATTCTTCACTTGGTTCATAGATATGAAGTTCTTCAAGTTCAGTTTGGTACTGGTCTCTTTTGTTTTCTAATTCTTCTATTCTATTCATAATCATAATTTTAGACAATAAAAAAGGAGCCAAGTGTTTCCTGGCTCCTATAACTCTTAATACCTTAGGTACTAAATTTTTTCTTCTGTGTCTACCTGACCATAGGCATCACAACCGGCTGTTTTAGTAGAACCACAACTAGCAAATAATACTGCTACTGTAATAACTACTGCAAACCATACAACTACTGCTGATATTGTTTTCATACTGTAAGTTAATAAATTAATAAATATTATCCAAATCTGCAGGTGGGTATACTACTTCCTTCTCATACTCTTGAAGTAGCCATTGTTTGTCACTTAACTCCATAGAAGTTAAAGCTAGTTTTTCAGAAGCATTTAATGGAATACCATAATACTTCTCTGTTGCACTTATTAGCTTACTGTTAATCTCAGAGCTAAAGTGGTGTTGAGTTTCTACAAACTCTCTGTTGTTAATCATACTTGAAATCATATATTTGTTTTTAAAAGTTACTGAATAAAAAACACAAGCAAACCTTACTACAAAGCTTGTGTATGCACCTTTGGGAAACCAAGGATAAACTGTATGAAACCAGTGACAGAGGTGCTTTTATGCTGGAGTGATTAAGTCCTTCTAGTTGGCATTAGCAACGGAGTGGTCGCCTTTAAGCTGTTTTTCATCACCCATTTAGTCAGGATCATTATGGGTATCACCCGGCCTGACAGATAATATTATTTAATTAAAGAAACCAAGTATGCTGACACCTTCACTTCAGCAGATTTTATCGTATCTGAGCATATAGCAGTTATCTGCAGTCTAACTATACTCTAAGAGGTTTAGGATTTAGCCTCACTTTATACTTGGTTTAATATTATAGCAATGACATAAATGCATCAGCAGTCATTACTTTTACTTTTGGTTGTAGTTTGTCAAATAATCTTACAGTGTGTACAGACCATTTGATACTAAGATTATTATAGCACCACAGCATATAATCCGGATGCTTTCTTACTGCATCTTCTACAGTAAGATTAATAATATGTGGCTTATTACTAAACCAACAGTTATCCCATGGTCTAGTCCTTCTTCTAGTACCATACTCACCAGTATCATGTGGTTTATCATAGACCCTTTTATTTTCTGGTCTATGATATTGTTTATAGAAATATAACTGTCTTTCTTGGTGAGTCATACTCCATAGATTACCTTCTTTGAAGGCTTGGCTAATTGAATTCATAATCATAAGTTTTAATCAGGTTAATAATCATATATAGTGGACGGAAACTAAATTCCCGGAAGATATTACTGTAAAACACTAACACTAATTATATATAGTAGTAGTAATAAGAGTAATATTAATAGAGTGGTGGTAATATAGGCTGGTTTAGCCATATATATTATAATATTGTGGATTTCTAATGATTTAGAACATCTCACTTGACCCAAAGAATAGTGGAGAGATTAACACATCATCACACACACTTATCTCTATAATGTGTACTTAATAAACAGTGCAACTGGGTTGAGTATGCAACTTATGTGCATTTGAGCCTACTCAACCCACAAAAGTACAAAGCTGTACTAACAAGTTGCCGAAGGCCTAATTAAAAAAATATAACCCGCACATAATGTACGGGCTATATTACTCACATTAGAACAATGGTTCTTCAGCAAGAGTGTTTTGTGCAACACCAAACAATGCACCAAGGTTGGCAATGGTAGCAACTTGGGCATCTGCACCATTCAACACGGTTAACCAAATATTGTCACCGTCTTGTTGACCCTCAACGGTATATTCAGCACCAATTTCAACACCTCTTTGGAAGCTCTTTTCCCAAATCTTTGCAAAGTAGTTGTTACCGTCTGCTAACTTAACTACACAAGTGCGGTATTCAGATGCATTCTCACTGTTAGCTGTTTTTACTGTGTTGCTAACTGACACTAATGTTCCTTGAACTTTCATAATAAATAATTTATTGGTTAATACTCCAAGCAGTAAAAAGCTGTATAAACAAGATGTGCGAAGCACCTTATACAAAAAAAGGGGATTACTCCCCGTATATTTCCATATCAAAACTAAGCCCTATGTCATTAAAGTATTCAAAGGTATGTTTCATTTTTATGAATATACTTGCTAACTGAAAGTCACACCTTGTGGGTGTTCCTACTCCTATGTAACAATCTTCATACTCCTTAGTGTCATAATTATAATGGCTAAAGCCCATAATATCTATATCAGGGCTTATTTGCATTTTAATGTGGTCACGGAGTTCTGTTAGCATTTCTAATTGTATTTCTTTCTTTGTCATAATATATAGTTTAATTAATACTAGTAAAAAGCTGTAAATTAAAAAGAGGGGATGTTACTCCCCCTTAATACTCTGGATTCTCATAGGCATCTTGCATATTAGCTAATGCTGCTCTCATGTTTTTATCATTCTTTTCTTTGATATCCAGATACTCATTAAGTGCATCTGCAACATGTCTTATCCAAGCCTCATTACCCCATTTAGTGTAAGCACTATCAGGAAGGTTTATTCTTGATTGAAGTATCTGTATCATACATATCATAGTATGTTTATCTAGATAACCCATTCTGTTTAATAAACTTTGAGTAACTTCACTTCTGTCAATTCTTGTTTCCATAATATATAGTTTTAATTTACATAAGTAAAAAGCTGTATAATAAAACCTAGAGGAAATTAATCCTCTAAGTCTTCATTATACTCAAATGTTCCGGTCTCTATATACTCTATGATTTCTGCCTTATAAGCATAATCAACTACCTTCCCATCAGGAAAGAATAGAGCATAAGTTTGTCTACCTTCAACATCATGTTGGTACACTACAGTCCCTGTAATGAGATACCAAATAAAAATAATCTGTGCTATCATATATATAATTTAAAATTAGTACAAAGCTGTATTAAAGTAAAAGGGGATTACTCCCCTCCTAAAATTAGTCCTTCTTTTTCAAAGGTTACATAATGCTCACATAGATATTTAAGTTTTTCATACTCTTCATTGTTTATATGTATTGTGCAATATGGTATTCCTTGAGAATCATCTATTCTGATTAACATTTTCTGTGGATAACCAAAATCAATAATGCATTTAAACATATTATCAAAATCAGAATCTAGTGCTACAAAAGCACCCCAAATTTCTTCTGTTAAGTCATCAGGTGTATAATTTTTTTTATACTCACCTGAATGGTAAAATAAAACATTCATAATTTTTAGTTTTTAATTTAAGATTAGTAATAAGCTGTATATCAAAAAGTTAAAGTGCCACTATTAAAGTGACACTTCAAGTTAAGCATTGGGATTTAATACCCATTCCTTAACTGTTACAATTCCATTGATGATTACATAAGATACCATGATATTTAGTTTTAAGATTAATACTAGTGAAAAGCTGTATAATAAAAAGAGAGAGAGTCTACATAACTCTCTCTATTGTGGATGCTAATCCTCTTGTGGTATTACGGTCCAAAGCAATAAGGAACCAACCCTTTGGTGAATACATATAATACTGATATCATTTGGTCAATCAGCAATAAAAGTAAAAAGCTGTATATATACAAAGAGAAAGAGAAGCTTATAGCCTCCCTTTCCACTTATCCATTTTACCTTGTCTCCATTCAGTGTGTAATGTTCTTGCTATCATGAACATACCAAATCCAGCTAATGCTAGTATGAATGCATTAGCATACTGATGGCTTATAGCAACATAATATGTTACTGATACAATACACATTATGGTACATGCATAGCATGCTACCATATTAAATAATCCAAAGGTTTTCATAAGTTTTAATTTTATTATTAATAATAGTAGTAAGCTGTATATATAAATATAAGCTACCCTAAAAGGGTAACTCATATTCTTTTTCCATTTGTGAATCATGTTCATAGAACATGTTCATATAATCACAAATACATTTTTTAATAGTATCATGTGAATTGGTTTCTTCATTGAAATTGATATCTATATCATATTCCATATTACATGTTGAACAAGTATTTTCCATAGCTAAAAGATTTAATATTAATAATAGTATAGAGCTGTATATATACATGATGTTGCTGTGTTGCTTGCTAGATATATACTATGATGGTTGAGATATCTCAGGAAGCATTGGTTATATATAATTATATTATTAATACATACATACTAACATAAGTACATAGCAGTATCATGCTATTACAAATATATTTACCACAGATAAAAAAATATTTTTACATCCTAAAAAGTTTTAAGTTGTATAAATTTCATGGGGGGTATCACCAATCCAGACTGAGCCCGGGGTCTGATTATATATACCCCACCACATTCTCTTGTATACCACATTCTACTATATACAATACCACCACATTGCAATTCCAAAAAATGTTTATATATTTGCAGAGTTAGATTATCTCATCTTTCAAATAAATTAAGTAAGACAGACCCTGGTACTCATGCACCGGGGTTTTGTTTATAATAGAAGCCCCCCTGTGGTGAGATAGCCATAGGCCAAGTTCCAGACAGCATACCGTAGGATCTGCTCACTACACTGGACTTTTTGGATACTGGGAAAGCAGACTGAAGGTACCTAAGTTTGTATAACTAGTATCCGGCCCAGATAAGTTTCTCTGATCAAGAATTACTGTCTGGGTTTTTTATGTATCTTAGTAGTAAGTTATGTATACTTGGTCAGCGGACTAAGGGGAAGTCCCGGATGTTTATTCCGGGATTTTTTTTATATTTGCTTTATGAAAAAGTTTGACATGGGTAAATATGTTCTGTTAGCAGGAGATAATGCTACAGAGATCTTTGATTATTATAAGGTAGATGAAATGCATGGTCTTAACAGAGCTGATGCCCAAGCAGAAGAGATTGATAAGAAAACTGGTAATGGAGTTTACATTTATGGGTGGACTAACTATGACCCGGCTGATAAGAAGCTGACTGCAAAGGCTCCACATAAACCATTCTTGTTTCTTAACTTAAGTACATTTAAGAAGTACTCCCTTACAGAAAAAGCCACTGCTGTTATGCATGAGACTATGCACATGAGTATCTTATTGAACAACTGGAAGATTACTGACAAAGAAGAAGAAGCTATAGGCTTTGCTGAAGATGAAGCTAACAAGATTATAGAGAAGTTAGGCTTTAATAAAAAGGAAGAACCAAAAAAAGGTTTCTTTAAAAAGTAATGGCATATATAGAACATAATTTTTTTCCACTGAAGGTATTTGTTAGGAATGAGTACATGTATCAGCACACTAAAGGTCAAGGAGAATTCACCCCGGGGGTTATCATTTCAGTTAGGTGTATGCCGGGACAAGCTGCACTGTTCCAGGTACTGTTAGACAATGGAGTACTTAGAGATAAGCTACCATCCCATGCATTGCTTACTGAACCAAAGCTACCGGATCCAGATCTGCCGTTTCATTATCTACAGATATGGAATTGTTTCAGTTATAACTTTACTCTACTACATCTGTCATATCTTTATGATACTCCAGTGGAAGTTTATATGAAAGATAAAAAGTTCTATAAAGGAAACTACTATGCTACTATTAACTGGGGTACTAATGACTTTAACACAGACTTGTCTCTGGCTGAAGATGCACTAGAGCATAAGAGTCACCATATTATATTACTTGATAATGGGCAGATAGCATTACAACCTAACAACCGGATTAAGTGGTCTGAACCTAGCTTTGTAACTAAACCTTTTCCTGAGAGACCTGACTATTTAGTCAACAAGGATTACTACAATTGTGAGGGTTATGAAAAATGGAATACAGAAGATTCTGATAGAATGTTTTATGATAATGAATAATTTTATTATATTTGCTGTGTTCATATTAAGTTTGATTGATTAATAAGCTAGAAGCCCTGGAAATTTTCCGGGGTTTTTAGTTTAAACAAAAAAAATTTATATATTTGTCATCAACTAAGTTTGTTATATGAGATGACTCACCTACAGAAAAAGTTATGGTTACTTGTTGCAGAAAAAGCAGACTCTAACTTGGAGGCTAGGATGGTGTATGATGAACTATTAAAAAAACTAAACATGTCAGAAGATAAAGTTATTCTGTCCATGATGGAAACAGAAAATGGAATAGAAGTTCATATTAGTGAAAATGCTTATGAGAATCTTGCTGTCATAGGTTTAATAGAAAAGATTAAGCTGGATTTATTAACCCGGCCTGATCTACCAGTACATGACTTGAGAAAAAGAGATAAGAGTCAATCTCAAAAGTATGATGCATAAATTTTAAAAACCAACAATATGAGTGAAAACAAACCAGTGTACAGTGTACCAGATCAAGCTCCAGAAATACTTGAGCACAAGATCATTCCATTTGGACATCAGTTAATGGGATTAGATCCAGATAACTTAGATGATACTACAGTAACTAAAGTAAAGTTACTAGCAGCTGAAATGGCTGAGATCTTAAAGAAAGACTATGAGAATGAAAGAGGGCCTTTGAAAAGCTTACTTTTTGACCATGCATTAGGTGAGATATTAAATGCATCCATGTCAGTAGTAAAAGTATTAACTCTAAAAAATAAATGAACATGAAACCATTTAAGTTATTAAGAGGCCGCACTATTTTATTAAGTGTACCTGAAAGAAAAAAGTCAGGCTTAGAGCTGTCTGCAAAAGATGAAGAAGCAATGATGCAAGAGGCTGCTAAACTTTGGAGTAGACTTACAGTTTATGCCATAGGAGATAAAGTAGAAGATGTCAAAGAAGGTGATGTAGTTTACGTAAGAACAGGGGCTCTAAATATGGAGCACATGGAGCGCATAGAAATAGATGGAAGTATCAAGCTTGTTCTTAATGAAGGTGATGTAGTTATAGTATGGTAAGCTATGAGTGATAATAAAATAAGGGCTACTCTTATTGATGTTACAGATAGAGTGCTCAACTTAGAACCAGATAAAGGACCCAGACCAGAATACTATGGTGGTGCTAATAATACTTATGAAGTATTTCAAGTGCTAGATGCCTGGGGATTAGATAAAGACTTCTACTTGGGTAATGTAATTAAATATGTTGCCCGGGCTGGTAAGAAAAATAAATCCACAGAAAAGGAGGATCTTCAAAAAGCTTTAGTATATTTACAAAAAAGAATTGACTCACTATGATACTAAAAGGAATCATGTTTATATTTGGTGTAATAGTATTAGGATTCTTGTTTTTAGTAAATAATGCTATGAGCAAACCCTTATATAATAAGATGCACAATGTCTGGGAAGAAGACCCAGAAGGAAAAAAATATGCTAATATAACTTTAATTGTAATGCTGTTAATAGCATTCTTTATGGGGCTCATGTTTTAACCTATATACTCTCCAAACGGAAAGATCCTCAGTTTTTTAGCTGGGGATTTTTTTATATCAAAATTTTTTTGTATATTATAGTGTATATTTATTAAAACTTTATAATCATGGATGTTCTAAATTTTATTTCTTGGATCAAGGCTGGTAATTACAGAACCACTCTTCCTACAGATGTTAGTAGTTTAATTGCCGTAGGTGCACAAGATGCATCTCGTGATGATGGTTATTTACCATTAGCTATAAGTGCTGAACCATTGCAAACATTATATAATACAGGTACTGTAACTCAGGGTACTAGTATTACTACACCAGTAACTCTAAACACATTTAATGGTGTTATAACTACTGTATCATCTACATTAGCTGCAAATGCTAAAACATTCTTTACTGTAAACAACACTAATGTTGTTGCAGGATCAAGAATTTTAGTTTCTGTACAATATGATGAGGCTGCAACAGGTATTCCTGTAGTAGGTGTTTCAGATATTGCAACAGGTTCATTTAAAATTGTATTATCAAATGGTGGAAATGCCGCACTAAACAATGTAGTTAAAATTCACTTTTTAATTCTTGCATAATGGATATTCTAAATTTTATAAACTGGTTAAGAGGTGGAAGACTAGTTAAAACAATTGACCCTGCCCAAACATTAGTACCTGTTGCTACTAGAGATAGCAAACGTGATGATGCTTGGTTGACAAATGCAATGACTGTAGAAGATCTTGGTAGTCAAATACCTGTTGATAGACTAGTTGCAGGTACATCAGAAGTTGTACTAACTGATAATGCAGGTGATGCTGAGCTAACATTTAGTCCAGGTGATGTAACAATTCAAACCACAGGTTTAGGAGCAGATCTATTTATTAGATCTTTAGGCGGGGATGATATCTTTATTGAATCAGGTGATGATATTACATTAAGAGGTGATCAAGGTACTTTTGATGCTGAAGCGGAAGGCGGAGATATAAATATCTATGCTGGAGATGGTTCTGATGGTAATACAAATGATGCAGGTTCTGGTGGAGATATTAGAATTGAAGCAGGTGATGCTGGTAACAGTGTATCAGGTGCTCAAGGAGAAGGTGGTTTTGTAACTATTCAAGGTGGTTATACTACAGCAACTGGTTTACCAGGAGGTGACATTAATCTTTATCCCGGTAATAGTGTAGATGGTATACATGGTGATGTTATTATTCAAGGTACCTTTACATGGGAATTCTCTACAAGAAATGCAACAATTCTATTTCCAGCAGTAACTTTAGCTACATTACCAAATCCAGTTGGAGTACCTGGAGCAAGAGCAGTGATTGCTGATTCTACTGCATTCGCATCAGGAAACTTTGGTGTTCAGGCTGTAGGTGGCGGTACTAATATAGTACCTGTATTTTCAGATGGTGTTAATTGGTTAATTGGATAATATTAAAAAATAAAAACAATGTCAATAGGAAATTTAAAAGACAGTGGAAACCAAGGTAATAACCTACCATACCAGTGGAAAGTACTTCAAGGACTTCAAGCAATTCTAGATGAGGTATCACTACCACTTACTTGTGTAGAAGATAGTATAAAAATATGTGATGCAAATGGTGATACATTAAACATCAATACTAACGGAAGTATCAATACTGTAATACAAAATGCTGCCGGTACTTCTGTTACAACAACTACAGTAGGTGCTGATGTAGGACTTGACACAGTTATATTAACCATGCCTGCAACATTTGCTGAAGATACAGCTCATGTATCTGGTAACACAGGTGCATTTGTATTAGGTGTTAGGAATGATCTTAATGTAGCTATGACTAATGCAGATGGAGATTATTCTCCTATAGCAGTAAACAACAATGGTGCAGTAGCTATTAATGATGGAGGTAACTCTATTACAGTAGATGGTGGAGTAGGTGTGTCAAGAACTCCTAGTTTTGCAAGGCCTTCTACAGCAAGTCCTGGAACAGGTACAGTTAATGCTGGTGCTTTTTCAGCATCTTTTGCAAGTGTTGGTACAGCTAATGCTTTAGTTGGAGGAATGGTTCTTAAACCAGGGGAAACACTTAATTTTGATGCGGGGGCCATTAATAATACATTGGCTGCTATCACTTATAATGTTACTACAAATGCAGGAGCTGAGTTAATCATTATTACACTTACTTAATGGCTACTATAGTATCTACTACAGGTGTATCTAACCAATCAATATTGGCTAATGATCCAATGTTGGCTGATGCATTTGGTAGAATAAGAGTAGCAGAACCTTTAACTCTATTTGATTCTTCTCATAGATACAGAGATAATGGTCTATGGGCTACATCTACAGCAAGTGGAGGAGCAGCTGTATTTAGTGCAAATGAAGGATTGGTGAATCTAAATGTAGATACAACAAGTGGTTCACAAGTACTAAGAGAAACATTTAAAGTAATGTCATATCAACCAGGTAAGTCATTACTTGTAATGAACACATTTGTAATGGCTCCTGCTCAAACTAATCTTAGACAAAGAGTAGGATACTTTGGTACGGATAATGGAATTTATGTTCAATTAAATAATAGTACTTTAAGTTTTGTTGAAAGAAGTTTAGTCACAGGTATTGTTACAGAATCAGTAGTTAACCAAGCTTCTTGGAATGCTGATCCATTAGATGGTAATGGTCCATCGGGAATAACTTTAGATATTACTAAGGCTCAGATTTTATTCATGGATATTGAGTGGCTAGGAGAAGGAACTGTAAGAGTAGGTTTTATTATAGATGGCAACTTCATTGTATGCCATAGGTTTAATCATGCTAACCTTATTACTTCTACTTATATCACTACTGCTTCATTACCACTTAGATATGAGATAACTAATACGGGAGTAACAGCTAGTCCAAGTACACTAAAACAAGTTTGTTCTACTGTAATATCAGAAGGTGGATATGAACTAAGAGGAGCACAGCAAGCTGTTGGTACACCTATTACAACACCTAAAACATTTGCTGTAGCAGGAACTTATTATCCAATGGTAGGAATTAGACTTAAAACTACTGCATTAGATGCTATAGTTATAAGTACAGCGGTATCTTTATTAGGAATTGGTAATGGTAAAAACTATGCATGGAGACTTGTGCAATCTGCTATAATAACAGGAGGATCTTGGGTTTCAGCAGGTACAGATTCATCTGTAGAATATAACCTTACAGGAACATCTGTTACGGGTGGTAGAGTATTGGCACAAGGATATGTTAATTCATCTAATCAAGGTTCTCCAAGTATCAATATATTAAAAGAAGCATTGTTTGCAACACAACTTGAAAGAAATACTTTTACAAGTACACCTCTTGAATTGGTTATTGAAATGGCTATTGATGCTATAGGAGGAACTTTAGGAGCATATGTTTCATTAGATTGGGAAGAAATAAGTAGATAAACACTTATGGCAACTAATATAAATTTTAAGAATAAATTAGGTATATCAGGTGGGTGTAGTATTACATTACCTAGTGGCTCATCTTTACTTTTAGACTTGTATCCAAATGCAACAGTAGCTTATTCAGTTAGGAGATTATCTTCAACTTATACTGGTAATTTAATTAAAGTTAGAAGGTCAAGTGATAACACTGATCAAGATATAGGTTATGATTCAACAAATGTGTTAGATACAGCTGCTCTTCTTGCTTTTGTTGGAGCAGGTAATGGATTCATAACTACTTGGTATGACCAAAGTGGAAACGGTAATAATGCAACACAATCAACAGCATTAAGCCAACCACAAATTGTTTCAAGTGGTAGTTTATTAACTGCAAATTCTAAGCCTTGTTTCACGTTATCTATTAATAATTCAGGATTTAGTTTAGGAAGTACTATAAGTGTTGGAGCTTCAAGTTACAATTCATTTGTTGGTAAAAAAGATGCAGCAGGAAATATGCTAAGGGCATTAACATCAGCAGCAACTGATGGTTATAAACTAATGAATAGCTATGACAATAAATATTATATTAATGCAAAATCAGGCAGTTATTTAGTTAGTAATTCAGCAGACACTACAACAAGTCAAATATTATTAACAGGAATGAACGTAGCAGGAACAATGTCTATTTATAAAAATGGAAGTGTTGTTGCAACAACTTTAAATTCTTATAATTATGCTAACTTAATAGGCTTTATAGGTGGCGGTGCTTCGGGAATTTATAGACTCCAAGAAGCTGTATTCTACAACTCAGACCAATCTGCAAATAGAACAGGGATTGAAAGCAATATAAACACTTATTATACTATATATCCATGATAATAACAGGCTACAAGTACACTAATGAACAGGATGCAATAGATGCAAGAGAGCTATGCGATACTTATTATGGCATTCCTGTTTCCCCTGATGCTGTTACACAAAATTGGGTTGACTACAATATAGCAGACCTTGACAATCCTATATTCTATTATATTACTTTTGATGAAAGTTTAAGAGTAGTTCTAGGAGAACCTGAAACATTTGAAGTAACTACATCTAATCCTTTTTAATAAGTAAAAATACTTAGTAACCTATTGTAGTTTCATTTATTTTTATTATATTATAAGTATATATTTATAACATAACAACAATGGAAACTTGGACAATGACACTCATTCTTTTTATAGCTAGTTCAATTTTTGCTATATTTGGATACTTTTTAAAAATGATTCACTCTGATGTTAGAAAAAACACAGAAGAACAAGGTAAGCTAAAAGGCAAAATAGAACTAGTACAACAAGAAAACCAGTTAAAGTATCAGGCAATTCAAGAGCTTACACAGCTTGAGATTAAAAACTTAGCAAAAAATGTTAGTGAATTATCTGATGCAGTAAAACAATTCATAATAAACAGTAGACATGACTGATATAAAAAAAAGATGGAATGCTAAAACTCCTAAGTTTTGGAAGAATGTACAGAAGGTTGCAATAGCATTAGGTGCAGCAGCCGGAGTAGTAATAGCAGCTCCAATAACATTACCAGCTACAGTAGTAACAGTGGCTGGATATTTAGTAACTGCAGGAACAGTAGCAGCTACTTTATCCCAATTAACAGTAGAAGATTACAAGGATTTAGAAACAGTAATAACTAAAAAAAAGAAAAATGGCAAAGAAAGTAAAAGCCCCAGTGGAAATTAATGCTGAAGTTAAGGTTAAGAAAACCAGAGTAAGTGTTAAGAAAAAAGACAAGAACTTAGATGTAGTAGTAGATACACCTAAAGTAGATGTTACAGTAAAAGCTAATGAAGAAGAAAAGAAGTTTGTACTAGACTCTAGAAAATTAGATGTAGAAGTTACTAAGACAGATGAAGGTACTACAGTTAAAGTAGAAGCTCAAACTCCTGTATTAAAAAGAGTTGGTAAATGGGTTGCTCATATGATGAGTAAAAAATTTAACCGTAAGTAATAATGGATGTTTTAAAGAAAGGAAGTAGGGGCCCAGCAGTGGTCACTCTTCAAGAATTTTTAAAACTTACAGCTGATGGTATTTTTGGTCCTAAAACAGAATCTGCAGTAAAAGCATATCAAAAGAAAAATGGTTTAGTAGCAGATGGTATTGTGGGTCCAAAAACTTGGGCTCATATGGGTATCCTAAATACAGACAATGCTGAGAATCTAGAAGTAGAAAAAGCATTAGAGGTTAAAAAACACTACATGCCTGTAGGAACATACTTTGCAGGCCCAGTTCCAAAAGACTGGATATTCTTACATCATACAGCCGGAGGACCTAATCCTTATCAAGTAGCTGATATGTGGGCAAGAGATGACAGAGGTAATGTAGCCACTGAATATATCTTAGGAGGACAATCTGTAGACAACAAATCTAAACAATATGATGGAGAACTAATACAATGTTTTCCTGAAGGAGGATATGGATGGCACACAGGTACAGGTAACTCTGTTATGCATAGAAACTCTGTAGGTATAGAAGTATGTTGTATGGGTCAGATTGTTAATGGAAAAACTTATGTTAATACTTCTGCTGATCCAGCTCAAGTAATTAAGTTAGCTAAGCCATTCCGCGGATTTCAATTCTGGCATAACTATTCAGAAGCACAGTTGACTAATCTTAAAAACTGGATTCTTTTTATAGCAGAGAAATATGATATTGATCCTAGAGTAGGTTTAGTAGAATATGTAAAAGCTAAAGGAGCTGATGGATTTGATGTACTAGATCTAGATAGAGCTAATAAAACTCCAGGGATGTATTCACATACTAATGTTATCAGAGGTAAAGTAGACATGTATCCTCACCCAGATTTAATTGATATGTTATTAAGCTTATAGTATGAAACTAAGGAATAACTGGAGCAACTCAAGAAGACAGTGGGATAAGGTGATGATAAGATTGAGATTATCTAGTTTGGACTTATTCTCACTAGAGATAGATATAGCAAGAGATTTTTACTTGCTTACTATTCTAAACTTTACAATCAAGAATAGATAATAACATACCAACTACTATAATCCAGGTACTTTGTATGCCTGGATTTTTTTGTTTAAACATATCTAGTTTAAACTTTTATTGTATATTTGTCTAAACATATAAAATATATAAAATGGAAAACCAACATTTTGAGGAGGAACTAACTCCTGAGCAACTAGCTGAAAAAAAGGCAGATATGCTAAATTTTTACACTGATTCTATTCCTTATCTTGATGCTCAACTGCTTTATGAACAAAAACTTTTAGCTATTGATGAAGCAAGGTTTAAAAGAATGAGTCTTCAGATGCAGTATGCTATGATGATGAATGAAGCTAAAAATGCTGAGAATGAAGAAGAAAAGGAAAGAGAAGATCTTATTCAACATGAGGTACCTGCACCAAAAGAAAGAAAGCTTAAGAAAGACTAATCATGGCTTTAGTTAATCAGGTACAGAAAAGAGTAATGATGTCTAAAAAAGATGTCATTAAGTTTCAGATTTTAACTCATTGTTATATTAACCGTATAACAATGAGTGAATCTGATTTAGATTGTTTAACTCTGTTGTCATTACTTGGTCCAATTGAACTTACCCATTTTTGTTATGAAGCATCTGATGAACATAAGATATTTAAATCAGAACAGACAGTTAGAAACTGCATAAACAAATGTGAAAAAAACAATCTGGTTTCAAAAGATCCTGCAAATAAAAAGATTGTGTTTGTTAATCCAGATTTAAAAGTTCAGATAAATGGTGATATTTTATTGGATTTTAAATTTTTAGGTAGATGATCCCGTATAAATCTAAAGCTTTATATAAAGAAGTAGCAGAAGAACTTAACATACCTATTAATTTAGTTGAAGATATAATAGAGTACTACTATAAAGAAATAAAAAGTAATATAACAGGTTTAAAACATTTAAGAATAAATGTTGAAGGTTTGGGTCAGTTTGTTATAAAGGAAAATTTTGTAAAAAAAACAATTCCTAAATATAAAAAAATATTATCTAACCATGATACTTCTACATTTAATGCATATCATAATAAAATTATGCTTGAAAAAAAATTAATAGCTTTAGAAAACATAGAAAAACAACTTGCTAAACTTGAATTAAAAAAACAAAAGATTACTAATAAAAAAGAAAATTATAAGCTAAATAATAATGAAACATGAAGAATACACTAAAACTAATCTGGGACAACCGGAAGCAGATAATTGAGGGTATAACTAACTCAGTTATCAGAGATGAGACAGTAGAAGAGATAGCAAGATTAAGATTCTCTATCTGTGATGAGTGTGAACACAAAGGTAGAAAGTGTGCTGTTAAAGGCACAGCTCCATGCTGTAATGAGTGTGGATGTTCTCTTAACTTTAAAACAAGATCCTTATCATCAGAATGTCCATTAGGTAAATGGGATGCTATTGCTACTGAAGATGAAGAAGATGCATTAGACAACCTTAAAGATTAAAATTATGAATGTACCTATTCCAAATGTATATCATCCAGCTGGAACTTTAGTTAATGATGGCAGCCAAGTAATTAATACTATACCAGGTAGCACAACTGGTAACGGTTTATTTTCTCAAATAAATACTGGACCATACAGTGATCCATGGAACCCTATACATCTAATAGAAGAAAGACTTAGGAAACTAGAAACAGAGAATAAGTTCTTAAGACTAAAGATTCTTTCAATAGAAGGTAAGTTTACTCAGGAAGAAGTAACTAATATCCGGAAGATGTTGATCTCTGAAGATGAAGCATCAAGAACATTAGCTGAATCAATAATAGACAATGCATAACTGGGAACATTTTCAAACAGATGGTATGGCTGCTCAGGGTCCTAACATTATGTATAGTACAGACACTGATGATAAACTTGCACATTACATGTCTATAGAAAATTCTGTAGGCTTTGTAGAGTGGATGGAGAGCAGAGGTAAAGTAGATTCTGAGACAGCAAAAAGTTTGATAACTATGTTGAGGTCAGAAGACATAGATAATTTTAACATAGCAATACTTGCTATAGAACAATTAAAGAAATGAGTATAGTATTTAATGCAGCAGATCATAGCTATAAAAGCTTAAGTTCAGAAGAAAACATTAGCTGGACTAGTGTTACATCTGTAGTATCAGCTTTTAAAAAACCTTTTGATGCAAAGAAAACTGCAGAGAAAGTAAGCAAGAATAAAAAGTCAAAATGGTTTGGCATTGATCCGGTATTAATACAGCAGATATGGACTAATGAAGCAGACAGATCTACTACCTTAGGTACATGGTACCATAACCAAAGAGAAGATGACTTATGCTCTTTAGCTTCAATAGAAAGGGAAGGAGTTACTGTACCTGTATTTAAACCATCTGGTGAGAATAATGGTATAAGAGTAGCACCAAATCAAAAACTAGAACCAGGCGTGTATCCAGAACATATGGTCTATCTTAAGTCAGCAGGCTTATGTGGCCAATCAGATTTAGTTGAAGTAGTCAATGGTAAAGTAAATATCACTGACTACAAGACTAATAAGAAGATAGATACGGAGTCATATGTAAACTGGGAGGGTATTCCAGATAAAATGCTACCACCAGTAGATAGCTTAGATGACTGTCATTTCTATCACTATGCTTTACAATTGAGTATTTATATGTATATTATATTAAAGCATAATCCTAAACTAAAACCAGGAAGAATATTTATACATCATGTTATATTTGAAGTAGAGGCTGAAGATAACTGGGGATACCCTGTAACTAAGAAAGATGAGAATGGAGACCCTGTTATAAAAGAAGTAAAAGCAATTGCAGTACCTTATTTAGTAGATGAAGTGCAGGCTATTATTCACTACATGAAAGATAACCCAATTAAAAAGAAATAATGATAGTTAAGCTATTTGAAATACAAAATAATGTAGTAATACCAACTGAGCACTGTTATACCTTAAAGGCACTTAAAGATATTATGGATGATTATCCAGAAGATTACCTTAAGATATATCAGTATCTGTTCTACATGACATGTCCTAACCCAGATATGAATCCATTCTTCTATACACCAGATATAGATAAAGAGAATTTAATCATGCAGCAGATAGAAGGTGAGTTCTCAACAGAAGATGATGCAGTATTTACTGCGCTTAAATTCTGTGAAAGAATGTATGAAACACCAACATCCAGAGCATATAAGGGTATTGCATCCATGTTAGATAGATTAGCAAGATATATGGAAGTAACTACTATCACTGCAGGTAGAGATGGTAATATAAACTCTCTCATTAGTGCAGCTAAAAACTATGAAGCCATTAGACAGTCTTTCAAAGGAGCCTATAAAGATCTTCAAGAAGAACAGCAAAGTAAAGTAAGAGGTGGACAAGGACTAGCATATGACATGTAATGAGTGAAATTTATCAAGATATACCAACCTATGACAACGGAAACTGGACAACCACAAGTTTTGAATCCAGAGAAGAGTTCAGCAACTTTATCTTTGGAGTATTTAAAGAACCAGGTAAGTACAACTTCAATGAAACTACCAATAGAGTTTTCATATCTGAGTCACTTAAATTCAAAAAAGATGGAGTATATACTACAGCTCCATTCAAATCAAAAGACTATATAGCTTATTGGGATGACCAGAAAGCTAAATGCCGCAAGGGTGTAATAGTTAAAGATAAAGATAACACATGGTTTGTAGCTAGAGAATACTACATGTGGTTAAACTTCTTACCCATCTTTGACAAAGAGATACAACAGTTTGGCTTTGCTAAAATCAGGGATGCTCAGTATCATATGGCTTTATATGAGTTGTTAGCAGAACTTAATTACAAACACTCAGCTATCTTAAAGAAAAGGCAGATAGCTTCTTCTTACTATCATATGGGCAAGTTTATAAATCAGCAATGGTTTGAGGCCGGAGTTACTCTCAAGATGGGTGCAAGTCTTAAGGACTATATTAATGAAAAAGGATCCTGGAAGTTCTTACAAGAATATGCTGCATTCTTAAATGAACACACAGCATGGTATAGACCTATGTCACCAGACAAAGTAATGATGTGGCAACAGAAGATTGAAGTAAGAAAAGGAGATAGAAAAACAGAAGTTGGTCTTAAAGGTACTATACAAGGTATGTCATTTGAGAAAGATCCAACAAATGGTGTAGGGGGTCCAGTTAAATACTTCTTTCATGAGGAGGCTGGGATTGCTCCTAAGATGGATCAGACATATGAGTACATGCGCCCGGCCATGAGATCTGGGCTTATTACTACAGGAATGTTTATAGCTGCAGGATCTGTGGGTGATCTATCACAGTGTAATCCACTTAGAGATATGATCCTTAATCCATTATCTAAAGATGTATATGCAGTAGAAACTAATCTTATAGATGATAAAGGCACTCAAGGTATGTCAGGTTTATTTATTCCTGAACAGTGGTCTATGCCTCCTCATATAGATACTTATGGTAATTCACTTGTAGAAGATGCATTAAAAGCATTAGATGAGCAGTTTGATAAATGGAAGAAAGAACTAAACCCGGAAGACTACCAGCTTAGGATATCTCAGCATCCAAGAAACATTAAAGAAGCATTTGATCATAGAACAGTATCTGTATTTCCTACCCACTTACTTGCAGCACAAGAAAGAAGAATAGAAGAAAAAACCTATGGATATGAGTTCTTAGATATTAGCACAGATGAGAATGGTAAACCTGTAGTTATGCCTACAAATAAAAGACCTATATCTGAGTTCCCAATATCTAAAAAGACAGAAGATAAAACAGGAGTATTGGTAGTATGGGAAAGACCAGTTAAAGATGCAGAGTTTGCTAAAACATATTATGCATCTATTGACCCGGTGTCTGAAGGAAAGACAACTACCTCAGAATCACTATGTTCAATATATGTAATGAAAGCTCCAATTCAAGTAACTAAGGTTACTGGTGTTGAAACAGAGACATATATAGAACAGGGTAAAATAGTGGCTGCATGGTGTGGTAGATTTGATGATATAAATAAAACTCATCAGAAGCTAGAGTTAATTATAGAATGGTACAATGCCTGGACACTTATAGAGAATAACATATCTCTATTTATTCAGTACATGATATCCAGAAAAAAACAAAAGTACCTAGTACCTAAAGGTCAGATTATGTTTCTAAAAGATCTTGGATCCAATGCTAATGTATTTCAGGAGTATGGTTGGAAAAATACAGGTACTCTTTTTAAGGCACACCTTCTTAGTTATGCTATAGAATATTGTAAAGAGGAAATAGATGTAGAAACAAAACCAGATGGTACAATAGTAAGAACAAAATATGGTATAGAAAGACTTCCTGATCCTATGCTAATTAAAGAAATGAGAGAATATGCAGATGGAGTCAATGTGGATAGACTGGTTTCCTTTGCTGCTCTTGTTGCATTTATGAGAATACAGGAAGCAAATAAAGGTTATCCAAAAATAACAATCATGGATGATGTGGCCAAAAACTTGCAAAAGTCAGAAAATTTGTTTAAATTAAATAGAAGTCCATTTAGACACATGGGGGGTTCTGGTAATTCATTAAGCAAAGGAATTACAAGATCTCCTTTTAAAAATATTAAATAGGTACTATGAAGATAATAAATGCCTTACAAGCAAAAGGAGGAGCAACAACAGAAAATAACAGAATGGGTAGCATCACCCAACCGTTACAGTTTATTCCTAAAAAAGAAAAAGATGAAAAATGGGCAGCTTGGAATTTAGATTGGTTAGAGTGGCAAGGACTAAAACAAATCCGGAGAAATGCCAGAAGACTAATGAAAAATTACAAACTGGCAAAAGGTATCATAGATAAGTCTGATTATATAGTAGAAGAGAATAATGATTATAGAGATATTGTAGAAATATTAACTAAAGAAGATATCTCAGCATTAGAGTTAAAATTTTATCCAATTATACCAAATGTTATTAATGTTTTAGTAGCTGAGTTTGCAAAAAGATCTACTAAACTTACATATAGAGCAGTAGATGAATTTTCATATAATGAATTGCTTGAGCAAAAAAGACAAATGGTTGAGGATGTTCTAATTCAAGATGCAAAACTAAAAGTTGCATCAGCTCTCATGGATAAAGGGCTTCAACCAGATTCAGAAGAGTTTCAACAAGAAACTTCTCCAGAAAAACTTAAATCACTTCCTGAGATTGAAATGTATTTTAGAAAAGATTACAGATCAATGGTAGAAGAATGGGCAACACATCAACATAAAGTTGATGTTGAAAGATTTAGAATGGATGAGCTTGAAGAAAGAGGTTTTAGAGATATGCTCATTACAGACCGTGAGTTCTGGCATTTCCGTATGATGGAGGATGATTATGAAGTAGAACTCTGGAATCCAGCTATTTCATTCTATCACAAGTCTCCAGATGCAAGATATATATCACAAGCAAACTGGGCAGGTAAAACAGATATGATGACACCAGCCGATGTTATTGATAGATATGGATATTTAATGGATGAAGAACAACTTAGAGCTTTAGAAGCAGTTTATCCAATTAGATCTGCCGGTTATACTATTGGTGGTTTGCAAAATGATGGTTCTTTCTATGATGGAACCAAGTCTCATGATTGGAATACCAATATGCCATCTCTTGCATACAGACAATATACTACTGCTATGGGTGGTGCTGTATTAGAAGGCGGAGATATTATAACACAAATACTTTCTGAAGGAGAAGATTATTATGATCAAGGTACTGCATATTTATTAAGAGTATCTACCATATATTGGAAGTCACAAAGGAAAATTGGACATTTAATTAATATAGATGATAATGGACAAGTAGAGATGGATATTGTAGATGAAGACTATGTATCTTCTACAAAACCAATTTATGACACTAGATTATTAAAAAATAAAACCAAGGATAACTTAGTTTATGGAGAACATATAGATTGGATATGGATTAATGAAGTATGGGGTGGTGTAAAAATAGGACCAAATATTCCATCTTTCTGGGGTATGAATAATCCTGGAGGATTTACTCCTATGTATATTGGTGTTGATAAACCTAAAATAGGACCATTAAGATTTCAATTTAAAGGTGACAATTCATTATATGGTTGCAAACTTCCTGTGGAGGGCGCAGTTTTTTCAGACAGAAATACCAAATCCACAGCACTTATTGACTTAATGAAGCCATACCAGATTGGTTATAATATAGTTAATAATCAGATAGCAGATATCTTAGTAGATGAGCTTGGTACTATAATCATGCTTGACCAGAACACTTTACCAAGACACTCATTAGGAGAAGATTGGGGTAAGGGTAACTATGCTAAGGCTTATGTAGCAATGAAAAATTTCCAGATGTTACCTCTAGATACATCTATTACAAATACTGAGAATGCATTAAACTTCCAACATTTCCAAAAATTAGATCTATCTCAGACAGAGAGATTAATGTCTAGGATACAGTTAGCTAATCACTTTAAGCAACAAGCTTATGAAGTAATAGGTGTAACTCCACAAAGAATGGGACAGCAGATTGCACAAATGACAGCAACAGGTATTGAACAAGCGGCAGCTGCATCATATGCTCAAACTGAAATGTTCTTTGTTCAACACTGTGATTACTTAATGCCAAGAGTTCATCAAATGCGTACAGATCTAGCTCAGTATTATCATGCAACAAAACCATCAACTAGATTAAGTTATATAACTACTGCTGATGAAAAGGTAAACTTTGAAATAAATGGTACTGACCTTTTAATGAGGGATCTTAATATCTTCTGTAGTACAACTGCTAACCATAGAGCTGTTTTAGAGCAACTTAAACAAATGGCTATGCAGAATAATACTACAGGAGCTAGTATCTATGATCTTGGTAAAATTGTTCAATCTGATTCTATTGCAGAACTTAACAATGCTCTTAAAGCTTCTGAACAAAAACAAGAACAACAAAAACAACAAGAACAACAACAACAACAACAAATGCAACAAGAACAACTTCAAAAACAACAAGAGATTGAGAAAATGAAGCTTGATGCTACTGCTGCAGAAAAAGAAAAAGATAGACAGACTGAGATACTTATAGCAGAAATTAGAGCTGCTGGTTATGGTTCAATGGCTGATGTTAATAAAAATGAAATCTCTGACTATCAAGATGCTATGAGAGATATTAGACAAAGTGATCAATACATGGCTCAAAATCAACTTCAAAGAGATAAAGAAGCTACTAGAACTATGTTAGATAGAGATAAGAATGCAATTGAAAGAGAGAAGTTACAAGTACAAAGAGAGATAGCAGATAAGCAGTTACAAGTAGCTAGAGAGAATAAAAATAAATATGATAAAGGCGGTTCAGTAAAAAATAAAAAGTAGTATAGCTATATAGTGCAGAAAAAGTTTTGCTAATTTTTAAATTTATCAAGTTTATTTTGTATATTGAAGTATAACATAAAAAACCAACACTTATGGAAGACACAACTAAAACTGGGGAAACCCAGACATTAGACACTACAACGGTAGGTCAAGTAGATGTAAATATTGATCAGATCTTTGGAATACCAGGAGCAGATAATGTAATGTTACCTGATTCTGATAATGAAGATGACAAACCAAAGTCTATGTTCTCTAAAGAAAATATAGACACCACGTTCCTTGACAACTCAACTGCTACTCCAAAAGAAAAGGAGGAAACAGCTGAAAAGAAAGCAGAAGTTGAAGAAACTATTGCTGAGCTTGATGGCTTAATTGCACAAGAAGAAGAAGCTGGTAATAAAGGAAGACCTAAAGTAGACAAGTCAGGTCTTGCTGAACTGGCAACTAAAATGATTGAAGAAGGTACATTAATTCCATTTGATGATGATAAACCATTAGAAGAATATACTACTAAAGACTTCAGAGAGTTATTTGAGGCTAACTTCCAAGAAAGAGAAGAAAAAGTAAGAAATAATGTACCTAAAGAATTCTTTAATTCACTTCCTGAAGAACTACAGTATGCAGCTAAATATGTAGCTGATGGTGGTCAAGATCTTAAAGGTCTTTTCAGAACTCTTGCCCAAGTAGAAGAAATGAGACAACTTGATCCATCTGATGAATATGATCAAGCTGAAATTGCAAGACAGTATCTTTATGCTACTAACTTTGGAACTACTGAAGAAATAGAAGCAGAAATTCAGGATTGGATGGATATGGATAAGCTAGAACAAAAAGCTAATCAATTCAAACCAAAGTTAGATAGAATGCAAGAAGAAATTATTGCAAGACAATTAGCAGAGCAAGAAGACAGAAAAGAACAACAGCAAGCAGCAGCAAAAGCTTATACCGATAATGTATATAATACTCTAGCTGCAGGTGATATTGGAGGAATTAAACTTGATAAAAAAACACAAGGTTTACTTTATTCAGGATTAGTTCAACCTAACTACCCTTCAATTTCTGGTAAACCTACAAACTTACTTGGACATCTACTAGAGAAGTATCAGTTTGTAGAACCAAGACATGATCTTATTGCTGAAGCACTTTGGTTACTTGCTGATCCAAATGGATATAAAAATAGAGTAAGAGAACAAGGTGGAAAAGCAGCTACAGAAAAAGTAGTAAGACAATTGAAAACAGAAGAGGCTAGAAGAAGTACAGCATCTACTCAGTATGATGAACCTGAGAGAAGAAATACAACTACTAGAGCTCCACAAAAAACCATCTCAAGAGCTAATATGTTCAAGAGATTTTAATTAGTAACAAATAAAAACAAATAAAAATGGCAACTCCAGTTTTAAACAATGGTATATTTCTACGAGATACCGCGTACAATGCTACGTCACATGTAGACTCTTACCACTTGGTTAACATGTTGAAGGATGCAGAACCAATGGACTTAGGTCCAGTAGACCTATGGGCTATGGCTCAGAAGGTGGAAATGCCTCTTTACCAAATGTCTAGCTTTGGTGGTAAAAATGTAATTATGGTTGATAATGCTCGTGGTGAGTATAAGTGGCAGACTCCAGTGTCTGTAGACTTACCTTACATCCTTGAGGATATTGAACCAGAAAACAACTTTAAAGGTATTGAAGGAACAACCTTCCGTATCAAGCTTAACAGACGTGAGTTTGGACATGGTGATATCATCACTTATGACAAATATAACGGAGTTGAGATGTACATTACTGCTGAAGATATCCTTCCATTAGGAGATGGATACATCTATACAGTACAGTTGGTAAACAATGACAACTTTAAATACTTGGATAACAAGTACTTGGCTAATGGTACTAAAGTTTTCCGTAAAGGTTCTGCCCGTGGAGAATATGGTGAAAGATTTTCAGATATCACAACAAGAACAGGATTCCGTGAATTCTATAACTTTGTTGGTGGTGCTGAAGCTCACGTACATTATTCTATCTCTAGCCGTGCTGACTTGATGATCAAAGGTGGTATGAATGCAGATGGTACAGTTCCTGTAACTGAGATCTGGAGAACATTTGACAAATCTGTTGATCCATCAATCACTTCTTTGGAAGACATGGTTAAAGTTCTTGGAAAAGATAAAGTTAAAAAAGCATTTGATAACGGAGACTTATCACGTACTTTCTTAACTACAATGGAAGCTGCTCACTTAACTAAAATTGCTTCTGATATTGAGACTTACTTAATGTGGGGACAAGGAGGTAGAGTGCGTCAAGATGGTCCAGATGATCTAAGATTATCTGTGGGTCTTTGGAAGCAGTTGGATAACTCATTCAAAAGAGTATACAACAAAAATAACTTTACATTAGATTTATTCCGTGGAGAGATCTACAACTTCTTCAATGGTAAAGTTGAGTTCCAAGGTCCAGATCCTAAGCGTTCACTAGTAGTACAAACTGGTATGGGTGGTATGAGAATGGTAAATGAAGCTATTAAGCGTGAGGCTGTATCTTCAGGTTTACTTATCCAGGCTGCTGATATTGGTGCTATCACTGGTAAAGGTATGGACTTGAACTTTGGATTTGCTTACACTTCATATGTAATTCCATTCTTGGCAAATGTTAAGTTTGTTCTTAACCCAGCATTTGACAATGTTCATACAAATGATATTGAGAACCCAATCATTGATGGTTTCCCATTATCTTCTTACTCATTCATTATCTTTGATATTACAGATAACACTAATGACAACATCTACTTGTTGAAGTTATCTTGGGATAATCAATTGAAGTGGTGGTATCAAAATGGTACTATGGATTATATGGGCCGTTCTCAAGGATTCCAGTCTTCTGGACAATTCAACGGATACCGTGTGATGATGTCTCAAACAATGCCAGCTATCTGGGTTAAGGATCCAACTAAAGTCCTTAAGATTGTTATGAGAAACCCAATCACTGGTGGATCATTCTAATCCAAATCTATATATACAGGGAGGGGGAAACTCCTCCCTTTTTTTTAAAATTTAATAACCAACAAAATAAAAACCAACATGGAAACACAATTTACAATGGTAGAAACCGGCAAGGGGACTGTTAAACAAACATCTATTGCCGTACGTCCGTTCTTTGACAACTCAGCTTCTAATATGGGATTAGAAACTTATGGTATCTCTCTCTTTGATGGAGTAACTCATAATGAGCAACTTGCTTGTTTAGAAAACAATGGTGTAGTAAGATATATCACTGGTCTAAATGAATTTGCTCCAGAGATTAAGTTACTTAATCCGGAAGATAGAGAAGCTAGAGTAAGAGAAATAAGATCTGCAATAGTTGAACTTGAAAAAGAGTTAGCTGCAAATGTTATTGAGATAGATGATCCACAGTTTTGGAATAAGGTAAAATTACTTAAACCTGATAATGCAGAGTTTTGGAATAAGATATCTATATCTTGTAGTAATGAACCTTTATTCTTAGATCCAAAGGATCCATATGATAGAATTAAACTATATGCTATTGAAGCAGGTGGTTTTTCTATTGTAGCAAAAAGTTTTGATGATGCTAGATCAAAAGCAGTTCCACCTAAGTTTTATTTAGATAAAGAAGAGGAAACTGTTATGTATAGAACAGAGTACAAAAAACTCCGTAACAAAGCATTGTCAGAATTACAAAAATTATTTGACAAAAACAGTACTAAGTTATTCTACATTGCAAAAGTTGTAGATATCAACAGTACACAATATAAGAGATCAACTCCATTAGATATTATCTATGAAAATATGGATAGACATATCAATGGTGAGGGTGGAGAAACCAACAAAGAAAGAGCTGCAAAATCCTTCATGGAGACTGCAACTTTAGATATGGAAACACTAAAAATTAAATCAATTGTTAGAGATTCCGTTTTTTTTAAGTATATTATTAATAAGGCAGATGGATATATATACCATGCTAAGTCTAATAGCTTACTTGGTAGAAATGTTTCTGATGTTGTTGAGTTCTTGAAAAACCCTTTAAATGAGGACCTTTTAAAAGATCTTAACCTTGCCTGTGAAAAGTATTGGAACTCTTAAAATAAAAATAAAATGAAAACTAAACTTACAAAAGCAAGTAAGGGTGTAATAGTTAAAGCTAATGGTAATATGCCAGTAGATAAAACACCTGGATCTAAAGGTGTTAAATCTGGAGTTAATCCTAAAGCTTCTGCATCTAAAACTGCTAAGAAACCTTCTAAGTCAAGAAGCAAAGCTCCTAAAAAAGCTACACCATAAAATAATTTAAAATGCCAAAGGATTCTTGCTATCATAGTGTAAAAGCACGGTATGCCGTGTTCCCTTCAGCAAGGGCTTCTCAAGCTATTGCCAAATGCCGTAAAGGTAAAGGGCAAGTTAGGAAGACTGAGAAAGGAACAGAGCTAAAAAGATGGCAAGCTGAGAAATGGCAAGATACAAAATCTGGAAAACCTTGTGGTGCCGGTGGTAAAAATGAATACTGCCGGCCTACAAAAAAGGTGTCAAGTAAGACACCAAAAACTAAGTATGAATTAACTCCTTCTAAACTAGCTGCTAAGAAAGCTGAAAAGTCTAGAGTAGGTATGGGAAGAAGAGTATCAAAAGCATAATTATGGCAACAATAAAAACAAAAAAACCAGTTAAAAAATTAGTTAAAGCTAAAGCAGGTATGGAAACAAAAGGACCTGGTGATAGATTAAGAAATTTATATAATAAAGCACTTGGAAGAAAAACATCTACTGTATCTGTTGATTATGAAGTAGATGGAAAAAATGTACCATTTACAGGAACTGTGACTGAAGGTAAACGTAAAGCAATTATGAATGTTTCTAATCCAGAATATGGCTCAACCAAATCTGTAGACAGATTTAATAAAAGAGGTGCTTTAAAAAGCCAAAGGATTGTTGATAGAGACACTAGTGGTAAAAAAATTAAAGTAACAAAAAATAAGGTTGATAAATCAGGAAATATTCAGAGCTCAGTTCCATTCCAAAGAAAAAAAGGTGGAGCAGTAAAATCTAAAAAGAAATAGTATGGCAACCAAGAAAACAACAACTAAAAAAGCACCAGCTAAGAAAGCAAGTACTACAAGTATATCTATTGGACTTGGTGGTAATAAAGCTGAGATGAGAAAATGGGAAATTGAATCTGCTGTATCTACATTACAAAGAGCTGCTGAGATTCAAAAGAATGCTAAGCTAATGGCTGATGTAAAAAAGATGGCTGCTGAAAAAGCAAAAGAGTTCAGTAGTATTGCTGCTGGTAAAAAGATTTAATCATGGCACAGGCAAAAACTAAGAAAGTAAAAGTTATTGCCGGTGGTGAAAAACATGTAGTATATAAAAAGACTACAAAAAAAGGTGAGGGAAAGGTTGGCCACATAATGGTCAACCATCCTACCAAAGATAAAGGACAGTGGGATACTATAGACTTAACTGCAAAAGGAAGAGCAAAAACAATTAAGCAAGGAGTAGCAGCTACAAAGAAATGGCATAAAGATAACCCGGACTATAAATATAAAGGTAAAGGAAATGGCAAAAACAGCAGCGTGGACAAGAAAAGAAGGTAAGAATCCAACAGGAGGTCTTAATGCTAAAGGAGTAGCTAGTTACAGAGCAGCTAATCCTGGTAGTAAACTTCAGACAGCTGTAACTACTAAACCTTCTAAATTAAAACCTGGGAGTAAAGATGCTAAAAGAAGAAAATCTTTTTGTGCTAGAATGTCTGGGATGCCTGGACCTATGAAAGATGAAAAAGGAAGACCTACAAGAAAGGCTCTTTCACTTAGAAAATGGAATTGTTAAAATATATATAAAATGAAAACTTGTAAATACGGTTGTGGTAAAATGAAATCTGGTAGTAAGGTTGCTACTGATAAGAAAATGAAAACTGGTGGTAACACTGGTGGTTATGCTCCAGCTCAAAAAGGTGGTGATAATGTTAAGATGGGAATATATGGTATTCCTAATGCTGGTAGAACAGATTCATTAGGATTTAAAAAAGGTGGTTCAACTACATCTCGTGCCGTAAAAACTTCATGTAAAGGTGGTTTAGTTACAGATTTTGATGGTAAATGTGTAACAGAAAGAAAAATGAAAAGTGGTGGTCCATTAAAACCAGTACCTGCAGGTAAAGTTGGCTTATCAAAATTACCTATTGCTGTAAGAAATAAAATGGGTTATGCTAAAAAAGGTGGTATTAAAAAAAGATAATCATGGCAACCAAAAAGAAGTCAGATAAAAAGTGGATGCAAAAAGTTTCAGCCTCTATTGAACGTAGAGGTACTGCTGGAAAATGTACTCCAATAACTAAACCTGGTTGCACTGGTAAAGCTAAAACATTAGCACTAACTTTTAAGAAAATAGCAAAAGCTAATAAAAAGAAATAACTATGAAGAAGACTAATAAAGAAAATCCTATTACTACATTTAGAAAAGCTAATGAAGCTAGACAAGCTGTAGTAAAGAAGTCTTTGAAGAAAGCTCAAGATGGTATTCAGATGAATTCAACAGACGGGACAAAACCACCAGGACCCCCTTCAAATACAATAGGTGCTAACTTTGGTGTAGGTAACTTTAGTGGTGGAGTTCAAAGTAATTTGTCTGATGGTAGATTATCAAATACAATGCTTAATGCAGCATACAATAATCCAAAAGGTTTTGGAGCAAATGTATCTTATTCACCTCAATCTAAACAAGTTAATGCAGGTCTTAATTATAATACTACAGTAGGTAAAAATAAAATACCATTAAAATTAGGGATTACTTATAATAAAACAGGAGGTTCTGTAAAAAGAAAAAAGAAATAAGACATGCTTAACAGTACTATTACCATAAAGATTAAACAACGTCTAAATAAGTTAGACAGTCAAGATTATGATAATCTTGAGTGCTGGCAGATTGTAGAAGGTTTTAATAAAGCTCAGGTAGAATGGGTTAGAAGACAGCTTCATGGTATTAACCTAGTTAAAGAAGGTGATGAGCAATCTACTAGAAGAAAGGATGACTTGCAAGTACTATTATCTACATATGATTTAACTCTTACAGATAAAGAAATATATTATGAATCTGTGCTTCCGCAAGAATATCTTCAGTGGAAAAGAGTAGATGTCTTTGCTAATAAAGAATGCTGTGATAAAAGAAGAATGACTGTGTATCTTGCTGAAGAAGGTAACTTAAATCAGTTACTTAGAGATGATGCAAAAAAACCTAGTTTTGAATGGGCAGAGACTTTTGCCACTTTAAAAGGTAATAAAGTAAATGTATATACTAACAATACTTTTAATATTCAAAAAGCAGATTTAGTATATTACAGACAGCCTGTTAAAATTCAAATCCAAGGTTGTGTGGATCCTTATACTAATGTAGCTTCTGCAAATGAAGTACTATGTGAGTTTAAAGATGATATAATAGAATTAATAATAGATGAAGCAGTAAGTATACTTGCAGGAGATATTGAATCTACAAATCAATTCTCTAGAGGTACAGAAACTGCTGAACGTAACAACTAAAAACAATGGCAACAAGAATGTTAAAAAGAAATCCTGAACCTGCTAGAACAATCAGTAGACCAGAAGTAACTGTAACACAACCTAAAGAAGAACCAGCTAAACCACAGCCAACTCCGGATACAGGTGTAGGCGGTAGTTCATTAGATAATATGGTAGCTGCATGTGCAATGGAATTTATGAATGCTAGAAATAGTTTTCACAAGCTCCATTTAAAAGTAAAAGGAGAAGGATCTTATGCTGCTCATATTGCTCTTGGAGATTTCTATGATGGTTTACCAGGACAGGCTGATACACTTGTAGAAGGTTATCAAGGAGTTTCTGAAAAACTATTGACAATAAAAGATGTAGCACCAAGAACATTAGATACTGTAGCAGATGGTGTATCATATCTTAGAGATCTGTATGCTATGATAAACAAACTTCAGGGGATGTTACCTTATTCAGAGATAGTAAATAACCTAGACTTAGTTAAGGATTCTATTAATTCTACTAAGTACAAATTACTTTTCTTGAAATAAATTTTGTTATTTCAAAAACTTTTACTATATTATAGTATATATTTATAAACTAAAAAACAAAAAACAATGAGTTATTTTAATCATGCCTTTAGAAAAACCTTTGTGGGAACCATAGGAGGTTATACTGCTCTTGATGGGGGTCAGTTAGGAACTACTGGGAATATTTTTCCTGGTGGATCATTTGGGTTTGTTAATCCTAGAAACAATTGGAATATAGTTCCAACAACTTATAATGCTGAAACAGTTGGTTGTTGTAACCTTATCCTTGCTGCAGGTTCAATTTATCAGAATGATAAAATTGGTCCTTTCCATGGAGGATATACAGAATCTAACAAATCTAAGGAAATCAATCCAAGATATGTAAACAAATTCTACCGTGTAGATCCATGTTTACCACAAAATGAAGTAGTACACGTTGGTAACACAGCTTGGACTGATAGCGTTGCATTATCATTATCTACAGCTGGTGCTGGTGATCCAGGTGCTAACTTAGTTGATGGTGTATATACAGACATTCCTTTATCTGGTGCAGGTACTGGATTAGTAGTTAATATCACTGTAGTAGGTGGTGAAGTTACTTTTGTAGAAATTGTAAATGGTGGTTCAGATTGGACAACAGCTGATACAGCTACAACCAATGATGAACTTATTCCTGAAGATGGTGATGGTACACAACCTATATTTGTTGTAACAGCTGGTGTTGGTGCTAACTGTTGTAAAGAATTTTTCTGTGGTGAGACTTATACATTACGTGTTGATGTTAAAGGTTCTCCTGCATTAAGATTACTTAACCACAACTCTTACATCATTGCTTCTGCATATGGTGGATGTTGTCCAGAAGGTGCAATTGCTCCAGTAGTAATTGACTCTACATTAATCTTCAAACAATGGGCTGAAGCTATTACTAGATATCCAGTTATCTCTCCATTCATGCAAATCATCTTAGTTGATGAGACAGGTACTCCTTGGTATGCACCAGGAACAGATCCTGCTTTCTTAGCTAGTCTTCCTGTTCCAGCTGATACTTGGGATCATTATGTATCTCCAGGACACACTCCTGATGGTTGTGCTGGTTTAGTTCTTAACGGAGCTTATGTAGATACTAAATTCCAAAACTGTACATTCCAAATCACTGACTTCTATGAAGTAGAACCAGTTAGATTATATGTATCTGAAATGGACTTAAATGGTGATCCATGTTTGTTCAACGGAGTATGTGTAGTTAAAGAATGTGAAGGAAGACAAGTAATGGGATTAGGTGAGTCAGTTGCAAGAGATGTTATTTTATCTGAGCAATACAGACAAAACTTCTTCCACTCAGACTTCCGTATCCGTGAGATTACACAAGGATACAGTGTGTTTGATTTCATCAACCGTAACACTTTGTATACAAGATACTTTATCCAACACAATGTACCACGTTTCAATAACCCAACTAGTACATTTGATAATGACCAATACTTGTTAGAAGTTATTACTTGTGGTCAACAAACTGTCTTTGAAGACTTTGTAAATGATTGGTTAGGAACTTGCTCTCAATGTACTGGTCTTGAAGTTGAAGGTTGTGTTGAACCAGTTTGTGAACCAGTTTACTTGTTCCCAGTTTTAACAACAAACTTCACTCCTAACGTAACAGAGTTCTGTGATTAATAGGAATTAAACTATAAACATAAAGGGGGAGCCGAGTGTAATACTCCTCCCCTTTTTTATTATAAACATCATGGCAAATCATGTATTAAGCTTGGAAGTACCAACAGTAATGAACTCATGTATCATGAAGTTATTTGATACAAGTGTTTATACACCATTACTTCCCGTAACTTGTCCAACATTAAATATCACTGTACCAGGATTTGGATATTCAGTACAGATAGATACAACTGAAAACTTTGCAGAGACAATAACTGCATGTGACCTTCAGTTACAAACTGTAGACTGTGGAACTACATATTCAGATATACCAGATGGAATATACATTATAAAATATAGTGTATCTCCTAATGATCAGGTATATGTAGAATACAATCACATGAGAATTACACAAGCTTTAATAAAGTACAATAAGGTTTTGTGTGATGTAGATGCTGCAGCATGTGATCCGCCAGCAGCAATTAAAAAGAAATTAGAAGCTTTGAGATTAATTAATATGTATCTTCAAGCTGCAAAAGCAAAAGTAGAATATTGTCATGAGCCACAGAAAGGAATGAGCTTGTACAATTATGCACTTAAGCTTTTAAATAAATTAACTTGTACAAATTGTTAAACATTTTAAAACCAACAAAATGAGTAGTTGTCCTAATTGCGGTGCTAAGTTAAGTTGTGGATGTCAGAAGAGAACACTTCCAAATGGAAAACAAGGATGCAGTAGTTGTGCTACTAAAGCTCAGAAGGTAGCAACAGAAACTAAAAAAACTGTTCCAACTGTAAACACAAATACTTGGGGACCAAACAGATATTTAAACTTGAAAAAATTTACTAAATAATGGCTGGAATTCCTTACTATAGCATTACACCTTGTTGTCCTGATTTAGGTACACCAACTGGTTTTTTTAATATTCCAGATGCATTATTAAGTAATGATGTATATGTGTATAATGGACCTACTGCTGTAGTAAATGGAGTGTTGTTTATATCTGGGTTTTGTTACTCAATAGAGTATGAAGGTCTTTCTATTACAAACTATAATGATGCACCAACTCCAGCAACATATACATCAGCAGATAAAACATGTAATTTTTCTGGTTGTGCAGAATGTGATTCTATAGGATCATATCTTTTTGAAGTGTATGCCTGCTGTGATTCATCTGAAGTAGTTACATTAAACTTAGATGCTGACTTCACAACAGATGCTGTTTATTCATATGATGGACTTGTTCCATTTACTGTGGGTGGATTTACATTTGAACCAAATAGTTGTTATCAAATTACATTTGCAGGTGTTGGAACTGGAACCGCAGGTCCTGATTTTAGAGACTTTTCTTTTCAAGGACCAAATTGTTTTACTACTGAAAACTGTCCAGATTGTCCAACAACAGATCAATACTTAGCATTTGCTTCTTGTTGTAGTAATACAATAGTATACTTAAGACCACATTCTACAAGTGACTATTTAGAAGGAGTATATGAATACTTAGGAACTCCTGTGAATGGTTTACAAAATATATGTTATAGTCTTACTATACATGATGTAGGTGTAGCACCTATTGATGACATTGCAGAGTATGCAGCACTACCAGAAGCTCCTGCATTTGTAGAAGATGTTACATTCAATACATTCTCTGATACTAATACAAACTGTGCTGATTACTCATTAGAATGTCCATCATGTAAAAAACCATGTTACACGCTTTACAGCTGTGATGGAATATTTTTTAATACTACTGTAGACATGTCAGATTATGTTGGAACTTTTGTTTCAATATCCAATTCTGATGGTCCAATAGCTGGTACTTGGTATGTACTTGTAAATGCTGGTAATTGTAATAATGCTATAGAAGATATAACTGTAGATTTAACTCCACCTGAACCCTGTGACTGTAGATGTTTTGAAGTTACTGGTTTTGCAAAAAATATAATTTACATTAACTGTGATGGTGAACTAGTTAAAACATTTGGCTCTGCTAAGTTCTGTGCATTTACATATCCTTTTGTAACAGGAACTGCTGGACAGTATCAAGTAACTGAAGGAGGTAAATGTGTAGATGGTGAATGTCCTATTCTATGTTATAAGCTATCAAACTGTGATACAGGTGAAATTATCTATTCTACATTACAAAGTTTATCTCAGTATGTAACTACATCAACAGTAATACAAATTGCTGGATATGATGGTTGTTGGCAAGTTGACATTTCAGAAGAAGCATGTGATTGTCCAGTAAATGTAATTGTTGTAAAAGAATTTACATCTTGTCCAGACTGTTTACCTATAGTAGCATACAAACTTACAAACTGTGAAAACTCATCTGATATAAAATATACTTACCAAGACTTATCTTTGTTTGTTGGAGAGTATATTAAAACAGAAGACTGTGGTTGTTTCTTTGTAGAACTTATAGATTTCCAACCGCCCAGCATAACTACAGTAGTTATACTAACTTCATTTACATCTTGTCCAGATTGTCTTAGACAATATTATGCCCTAGTAGATACTTGTAATAGAATAGAAGATACTGTATACACATATACAGACCTATCTGCTTATCTTGGTCAAATAATTAAAATACAAGGTTGTGATACTTGTTGGACGGTTGAGGAAACAGAAGTACCAATAAATCCAGGAATAGTTACTGTAAATGGTTTAGCATATGAAACTTGTGAAGAGTGTACACCCCCATTACCATGCTTATGTAATAGAATGACCAATTACAGTAGTACTGATAAAGAATACCAGTATATAGACTGCAATGATAATACAATAAATTTAAAACTAGGTGCAGGAGAAACTAGCGGTAAAATTTGTGTTAAAACTTGGGTGGTAGATTATCCTGATACAGATAATTTAGAAGTATTTGGAGAATGTGAATTAACTAATACACCGGATGTTTATACTTGTCCAATAGTAACTCCTAAAAGAAAAATTAAACCAGGGTACTCTGTTCCAACATGTGATACAGAAAAATGGGAGAACATAACTTGTAGATCATCTGAGATATTATACAAACAAGTGATGACTCTTAGATATGGGATAAGCAACTGCTGTCCTGATGAAGATGACAAATGGTTAATTAAAAAAGAGCTAATAGATTTAGCTGCATTAGTTGATCCAGATTATGTTTGCGCACCTGTTCAGTCTTGTGGTTGTCCACCAAGCTCATGTGGGTGCGGATGTAACAGTACACTTAAGACTTGTAATTCTCAATAATAATTAGTATATTATAATATGAAACCATTAAACTTAGATAATAGACCATGTAGCCCAATATCAAGTAATTGTGTGATATGGCAAGGTCCAGATATTCCGTGTATCAAATTATGTACAGGAGACACTGTATCTGATGTAGTATTTAAACTAGCAACAGAACTATGTACTATAATGGATACATTGAAAATTACAAACTATGATTTATCATGTTTTAATTTAGCAGCGTGTCCACCACAAGACTTTCAAGAACTTATACAGTTTCTTATAAATAAAATATGTGAGCTAGAAGGTTTACCAACTATAAGAGATAACCCTACATCAACATGTCCAGACTGTGTGGTTAATGTAGCATCATGTTTTGTTGTAGGTACACAAACCACTATGCAACTAGTAGATTATGTAAGAATGATTGGTGAAAGAGTTTGCGCACTTGTAAATGAAATAATTGACTTACAAAATCAAATTAATAATCTAGACATAAGAGTAACTGTTCTTGAATCTGCACCTCCACCTGTTACACCCACACCCACAATAATTATTAACTGTAATATTGGAACACTAGTATCAGGAAACTCTTATCCAATTGATCAAGTACTAAATCAATTAATTAATAGTGTTTCAAATGGATATTGTTCTTTAATAAGTGTACTTGGCACTCCTTCTGAAATTGGTAACTCATTAGTTCCAGCTTGTGCATTTGGTACAGATGTAACAACAGATCCAAACTGGACACCAGTACCAACTACACTTGCAGAAAGTATTACAAATGCCTGGATAGTTATTTGTGATTTATATAGTATTATAACTTCTGGTTTATTTTCAACAGCTGATACAAATAGTATAAACTTAGATTTTACAGCTGGAGTATTGACTGCAAATATTCAAGATACAGGGTGGGAAAATTTAGAAGGTTTTGATTTTTATACTGGAAGTATGGCAACTAACAAGCCACAGTGTAGAAGAATAGGAAACCAAATTATTTTTAGAGGTAATGTGTATGTACCAATTAACAATGGTTTTGGAGCAGCTGTGCCATTAACGGCAACTAATACATATGACACAATATATAGATCTAATCCTTTTATTGGTACTTCTGGAGTGATATTGGATGCACAAGGTAGAATTCTTTTTAATAGTACTGGTGGTGGTGCTGCATCAGTAATACCAACTACAGTTCTTGATGCTGGTACAAATTTAGATAATCAATATTCTGCTCCTCAACTTATTGCTAATAGAAAGTTAGTAGTTGAACAACAATCATCAAGTGGTGTTACAGGATCAGTTTTATTAAATGCTGCGGTAAACTTAACAATATTACCAAATAAAACATTAAGGTTAGCACCATTGGAGGTTATTGAACAAGAGCCAACTGATATGGTACCATTTATAGGTAACTCATTATTAAGAAGTCTAACAAGCTCATTTACACCAAGATCAAGAGTGATTGATTTTACTAATTTTGTAAAACAACTTGATGGTAATATGAGTTTGGATCAACAACCATTAAACGGTTTAGGCGGTGCAAGTTTAATAATAGGAAACTTATACAAAATAGAAACCTATACTCCTGGTGATGACTTTACAAATGTTGGTGCTGCAGTTAATACAGATAATCAAACATTTATTGCAAGTGGTACAACACCAACTACATGGACTACATCAGTATTAATCCCATTATCAAATGCATTATTCTATAATACTTTTTATAATAATATCGCTCCAAGCTACAGTGGTGCTCAATGGCCTGCAATATCAGATTTAGTTACTACTCAATTTGATGCAGCTAGAGCTTCTAATCTTGGTGGATTTATAGTAAGACTTGATGGATTGTCAGCATATGTAGATCCATGTACAACAGATATTAAAAATTATTCTTGTCCTTAAAAAAATTAAATAATGGCAACAACAAATACATGTAAAAAATGCGGATGTGAAGATAGCTTTATGCCAAGTCCTGCACCATGTCCTACACCACAAGGATGTCCTAATCCAGAACCATGTTCTGAAGTTATAGATGCTCAGTGTGTCATCTATACAGGTCCAAATATTATGTGTGGTCAACAAGTATTAATTGCAACAAACACAGACCTTGCTACAGCCTTAGAAGCTATAGTGACTCAATTGTGTGCCCCTGCATAAAGACGTTACAGGTTGTTGGTTTCTGTGACAACAAGGCAATGACCCTCACACTTGTGGGGGTTTTGTTTTTTAGTTACATTTGCTAGTCTCATTTATTTTTAGTATATTAATAGTAATAGTATGGATGGATTTAAAAAGCCTGATGTAAAAGCTCCAAGATTTAGACCAGATGTGCACCATGTTCTAAATAAAGAGTTCTTTGAAATGTTTAAGAAAAAATATTCTAAATATAAGGATATAGATAACCAGTTATTAAAAACAATAATTAGAAAATTTAATAATGCAGTTTACAACACCGTAATAGAAAAGAGAGATGGTGTTCAACTTCCTGAACAAATTGGATGGATATTTATTGGAACATGTCAAGAAAGTAAAAAGAAAAACATTGATTTTGTTAAATCAAATAAATATGGTGTAACTGTAACTAATAAAAATTGGGATACTGATGGTAAACTTGCTAAAATATTTTTTACAAATCATGCTCCAAAACATAAAATGAAAAATAGAGAATTTTGGACTTTTGTAGCTTGTAGAGAATTTAAAAGAAAAGTATCTAAAACTTATCCTGAAAATTGGAATATGTATGTTGTTGTTGACCCAACAGCAAAACTTAGACAGACATATCAAAAAGCAATATTTAAACAAACAATTGCTGAAAAAACAAAAAGAGAATTAAAAACATATAATGAATTTGACTTATGACAACAATAGGTGAAGCCATATCAAGAATAAGAAATGCTCTTAAAGCAGTTAAAGAAGATGCATTCTTAACTGATAGAACAATCTATTTTGCTCTTAGTAAGTATGCAAAGACATTGATTAAAAGAGAAGACAACCAATTTAGATTGATGAAGATGAGTCAGATCTTTCAAGTTCTTCCATATATAGAACTGATTGATGTAGATAAAGTAGAAGCAGGTTGTATTGGTGTATACTCAGAATGTTATTTTAAAAGATCTAAAGATAAATTACCAAGTATATTAGATGGAATGTTTGGTCCTATTATCCGTACAGTATCTTCTATAGATGGTTCTATAGAAATGTTTAGAACAGATCCTGGTACTTGGGTTTCTATAACTAAGTCAAGTACATTTAAATATAATAAGAGACCATACTTCTGGTATCTTAATGGATATCTATATGCACCTAACATAGATTGGGATGCTGTAAGAATGGAAGCTATATTTGAAAATAAAGTTGAAACTTGTGATACTAATCCATGTTTAATAAAACAAGATGAGGTATTAGCAATTCCAGACTATTTATTTTCAGAAGCTGAACAGTTTGTATTAAAAGAATTAACCATGATTGCTCAAATGCCAACTGATGGTGCTGATGACAGTCAAAACTCATTAAGATAATGGATTTTAATTATACTCTCCGTTACAGGCCTTTTGATCAACTCTTAGAAGATGTATCAATAGACATGAATACTTTGGCTCTTGAGAATATGATAGAGCCTCAGCAATTAATAAAAGTTGCTAAAAAGATAAATTATGATCTAGGTCTTAGAATAAATCAAACAAGAGAAGTTATTCTTGAAGTTTGTCATAATAAAGTAAAACTACCTGATAACTTTTATACATTTAATTTTGCTTTTATATGTGGAGAGTATGAAGATCATGTTGGTTATGGCGGTATGTCTGGTGGTACTAACATTCAAGAAGTACCATACAAAGAAGCTCCATCCACAGTAGATCAGTGTGCACCACCTACAGTAAACTGTAGATCATGTAATGCTAACCCATGTAAACATACAGCAGCCTGTGATCTTAATTATCCTATAGTAGATCCAATACCAACTGAGTATGATCCTAATAATCCTTATGGTAATACATGTGTACCACCAAGAGTATTCATGAACTGTAAAGGTGAGAAGTGGGAGCTAATCCAAATATTAAATACTGGGGCCACAAGAAAATATTCTAGACTTATTCCGCTAAGAATGAAAGCAAGTCAAGAAATAGAATGTGACTGTCCTAATCTATATTATGATACAGCAAATCAAGCTTGGATAAAAGATGGATTTTTATTTACAACATTTGAAACTGGTAAAGTATATCTTAATTATCAAGGAGCTATGGAAGATGAGGCTGGTAACTTACTTGTTCCAGATCATGATCTTCTCAATGATTATTATGAGTATGCAATAAAACAAAGACTACTTGAAAACTTATTTATGAATGGAGAAGATGTTTCTGCAAGACTACAACTTGTAGAACAAAGATTAAGGGCTGCAAGAAATCAAGCACTTAGTTTAGTAAATACTCCAAACTTTAAAGAACTAGAACAAATGTGGTGGACAAATAGAAAAGCTATGTATAATAAATATTATGACATGTTTAAAAGCTATTCTCCAAATAAAGCATTTTACGGTATTAATGGTGTATCTAGAGTATTATAATCATGGCAGAAGAAAAAGGAAATTTAAATACTAGTAAGACTAACACCTTTATAAAGGGTCTTCATAAAGATAGCGATCCTGCATTTATTCAGGAAGGAATGTGGACATATGCAAGAAATGCAGTTAATAACACTATTGAAGGTGATGTAGGAACAATATCTAATGAAGCATCAAATGCTCTGTGTGCAAAAGCAGGAGAAACAATACCGCCTACACATCCTTATAAATATATTATAGGTATGATTCATTTATTTACAGATAAATGGATTGTGTACACAGCATCTCATATTAATGAAACATCTATTGCTCCTGGAGTATCTGAAATAGGTTTATATGAAGAACAGTCTTGTACATACAGACCAATAGTTCAAGATAAATGTTTGGGTTTTAGTAAATCTCATTTAATATCTGGAGCTGCTAGAGAAAAAGAAGATTGTACATGGCAAGTATATTGGGCTGATGGTTTTAATCCTGATAGATATCTGAATGTTGGTGATCCAAAAACTTGGCCAGGTCCAGATTATGTTTGGTTAGGTGGAGCAAATGTAAACTATTATTCTAACGGTACTGTTGTAGATTTTCTTTGGCCAGGTGTTCCTTGGGTTGAAAAAATTAAAAATATCGGTGCTTGTGAATTTACTAAATATGATAATATCTTAGATTGTGATAAAACTAGACTAGCAAGATTAATGAACACACCTTGTCTGAACTTAAGTCTTGGTGATGGATCTGGATCTTTAGAGAATGGTAGTTATTATGCAGTTATAGCATATACTATAAAAGGAGAAAAGATATCAGACTATTTTGCAGCTAGTAATGTACAACCTGTTTATACAACTATTTCTGCACAAGGATCTTTACAATTAGCAGTTGAAGCTGATACAGAAAATTTTGATGAATTTCAACTTGTACTTGTTGCAAATATAAATGAAAATACTATAGCAAGAATTATTGGATACTATTCTACAAATACTAAAAACATATTTATAGATCAGTATAAACCAAGTTTAGAGTCAATTGATATAACTCTTATACCTTTGCTAACTCCTGTTTTTGAGAAGTCAGATCAAATGACACAGCTCAATAGTTATCTTCTTAGAATTGGACCTACAACTAAATTTGATTTTAACTATCAACCATTAGCTAATTTAATTGAAGCTGAGTGGGTTTCAGTAGAATATCCGGCCGCATATTATTTTAAAGGAGGCTCAAAGACTAATTACATGAGAGATGAGAATTATGCATTTTTCATAAGATGGGTGTATAACACAGGAGATAAGTCTGCTTCATATCATATTCCAGGAAGAGCTCCTGAAAATTGGGGACCTGCACCAGGCATTCCTGAAAATGAACCTTATACTAATTCAGACAGTTTTCCAGGAGATGTTGATTTATTTCAAACTATAAATACTGCTTACCAAACTTCATTTGCTACAAGTATATTAGATGATGGTGGTAAAGTTATTGCATCAGGTAAAATGGGTTATTGGGAGTCTACGGAAAGATATCCAGATAATAGACCTAATATATGGAATTCAAGTTACTATGTATGGACAGGTAAATATAATAACCCTAGCACAAACTATGATCTTTGTGGTTTACCAATAAGACATCACAAGTTTCCTGAAAATGTATTATATAGTAACACTACAGGTCAATTAACAAATTCTACAGCCTCATATCATTTTATAAAAGATGTTGCAACAAATGCACTCTATATAAGGATGATGGCTGTTCAATTTAAAAATATTATATATCCAAAAGATAATGATGGTAATGATATTCCAGGAATTGTTGGTTATGAAATTCTAAGAGGATCAAGAGATGGTAACAGAAGTATAATTGCCAAAGGGATGCTAAACAACTTTAGAACTTATAATAGAGTTGGTGTTCCCGGTAATACTAGAACAGGTCTTTATGCAAACTATCCTTATAATACCATTATTCCAATAGGTAATGATACAACTGGTCATGATCAATATTATAATGATCCATTTATAAAGTCTGTTGATACAAATAACAATGTATTAAATCAATCTGTACCCATTAACATAACAAGTTTTCATTCACCAGATACAAGCTTTAGAACACCTTACTTATCAGCAATAGAGTTAAAAATCTATGGTCACTTATCTGGGTTAGCCCTGCAAAGATTTATTGAACCACAAGGTCATCCTAAGTTTAAATTAATGACTAATGATGCTTTATGGATTATTATTATAGCTGGTGTAATTGATGTATTACTTAGAACATCAGGTGAGAAAAAAATAAATTATCCACAAGGTAGTTTTACTCAACAATTTCAATTACCTTTTGCAGGAGGTATATCCTCACCATTAGCTATTCCATTAAATGTAGTAGGTGCATCTGGAGCAGCTCTTGCAAATACTACATTCACAAGTTTATTTAATACATATGATGGTTTAGGTGGTTTTATTGTAGATGCTTTTGCTGGAGTAGATAATCTTGTTCCTTTGTTTAAAACACATGATGCTTCAATGCTTTCTGCTGGTGGAACATATAATCCAATTAATTATGAAAAGTCTTTAACTGCATTTTCACAATTACCAACATGGACACAAGTATTATTAAATGTTGTTGGTGGAGTTAGTCAAATTGCATTTTTCTTTTTAGAAGGAGCACTTGCAGCACAAGATTTATTATATGCAATTGGACCATATAGACAATATGCATTACAACTTATAGGTCATGGTCTATATGATACATTTAATCCATTCACTATAACAGATACTAAAAGATTTAAAATTGCAGATGCATCATACATTTTTAAAAACATCTCATTTGAAATTGATGATTATAATGATACAATAACAGGTAATCCAACTCAAAAGTATACTATTAATAATTATAAAAGATCTCAGTTGTTAATGTTAAGAACTGAGAGAGCAAATATACCAACCACCGATGGTCCTAAGTTACTAGTTACAGGTGGTGTTGGTTTGGATCAATCACTTGGTAGCTTAGGTATGTTTGATGACTGGTTAGGTCCTGATGGTCCTAAGATCAATGAAAAGAAAAAAAGTATTGAATTTGAAACAGGTATTGCAAGTCATTATGGTGCTATGAAAATAGATAATGATGATCAATATGGCCAGTTAAAAACAATTACAGAATTTCCAATAACACCATGTGAGCAAAAGTTTGATTACAATAGTTTGCCTACTAATACATTTACAGTACAAATATCATTAGTTCCACCAATCTATCAAAGTGTTACGCAAAAAGTTATAACTCAAACTCCAGTAATATTTGGAGGAGATACATATATAACAAGATTTACAGAAAAGAATCCAATGTTCTTTTTCTATAATTGGTTATATACAGAACCAAATGGCTATGAGTATAACTACTTTAATAACCAAATGATTCCTGAACCTAGATTTTGGGCTAATAGTGAAAGGTATGATTTATCTCAATTACAAGTAACTAGTTTAGCTGCATGGGCTGCATTGTTTAATAACTCAACTACAGGTACTGGATTTTTACCAAATGATTATTTTAATTTAGATAATGAAAATTATGTAAGAAATAATGATACTATTCCTGCAGGTTATCCTGGATTTATATATGCAAAGAATTCATATTTCTATTTATCAGCATCTGGAGTAAGAGACTTTTTTGTAGAGTCTGATGTTATCAATGACTTTAGAGAAGTTGGTACATTTGATTATGAAAAATGTTATAATCCATATAGATATACTGACTTAGAAACTATGTTCAGAATGGATAAGATAACTGCAACAGAGGGTAACTTTTATTTATATGACTATTCATTAAGTATTACAAGATTAACAAACAGATATACATCATTTGGATTTTTACAAAATGTATATTATGATCCTGAGGTTGCTGAGTTATGTTATACATATTATCCTAATACAATTACTTATTCTTTACCAGTTTCACAAACATCTTCTACAGATAACTGGTTTATATTTTTACCACTAAATAGAAAAGATTTTGTTAGTCAAATTAGTGGAGTTAAAAACTTTGCTAAAACTGGAGCTTTTGTTACATTTAAAAATGATAGTCCAATAGTATTTCAAGGTGTAGATACACTTGAAATGGATGGATCAGGAACTAAGGTTATAATTGGAGATGCTAGTTTATTTGCAAGAGAGCCTCAAAATCTTGTGGTAGCTGATAAACCATACATGTATGGATCTTCTCAAGGAAGGCTATCTGTTATATCTACACCTGCTGGACTTTATTATATATCTCAAGATCAGGGTAAAGTTTTTGCATATGGTGATGGACTTAAAGAAATTTCCCAAGCTGGTATGAAATGGTGGTTTGATTATTTCTTACCTAGTAAGCTTCTTGAAGATTTCCCTGATTATCCATATGCTGATAATCCTGTAGCTGGTGTAGGAACACAGGCTGTGTTTGATAATTATAATTCTGTACTTTACTTTTGTAAAAAAGATTATAAATTAAAAGAATTTGGTCCAGATGGAGAACCTCTTGCAGGTAGGGTAGTTAATGTTAATACAAGTAAAGATAGTTATTTTAATTACTATCCTTATGTAAACGGTGTTATATCAGCAACACCACTTAAAGTTTCACTTGGTGATTCTAGAATTTTTGAAGATGCTTCTTGGACAGTAAGTTATGATCCTAAATCTCAGTTCTGGATTTCATTCCATGACTGGCACCCGGATCTTGTTATGCCAACTAAAGATAGTTTTATAACTACTAAAAGAAATCAGTTTTACAAGCATGGTGCAAGTTGTAATGACTACTGTAATTTTTATGGAGTACAGTACCCATTTGAAATTGAATTTCCAATTACAACCGGACAAAGTGTTACAACAGTAAAAAGTATTGAATATGTACTTGAATGCTATAGAAGAGAACAAAGATATTGTACTGATCAATTTCATATATTAGATTATAACTTTGATAAATTAGTTATACACAATACAGAACAAATATCAGGGTATTTAAATCTTAATGTGTTCCCTAAGAATAATATAGCATTGTCTTTATTATATCCACAGCTAAATGTTAATAATAGTTCATTTGATATCTTGTTCTCTAAAGAAGAAAACAAGTATAGAATAAATCAGTTCTGGGACATAACAAAAGACCGTGGAGAATTTCCTAATGGTTCAGGTTATCCACCACAAGGACCTCTTATTCCAGGTACTACAACTTTATTAGGAAACTATCCTGAAAATATGTTGTGGATCACTGAAGCTAATGGTTATAAAAAAGCTATTAATCCTCAAGCTGTAGATTATAATAAATCTCTTCTACAAAGAAAAAAATTCCGTCACATGGTTAACTTTATGTATCTTAGTAAAACTAATTCAAGAGACACTAATATGATACTCAAGTTATTCAATAGTAAAAATCAATATTCTTTAAGATAATGACTAATTTTAAAAAAGGTGGTCCATTACAGAATAGTAATATATTTGCTACCAATAGATTATTTGTAAAAAATCCACTGTTTAAAAAAAGAAAAAAGAAAAGAGCCCCTGGAGTTTATAATCCAACAGCTAAGTTTAGATATGATGAAGGAGGACCTATATCATTTGATTATGATGATACACTGAGCACAGATAGAGGATTGGATATAGCCCAGAACATATCTAATAAGGATAAGTATATTATATCTGCTAGAGATACTGTTACACCCGAAATGATTGATAGAGCTTTGGCTGTTGGCATAAGCCCTGGTAAAATATTTGCTACCGGTTCAGATAAAGCTAAGATAGCTAAAGTAAAAGAACTAGGTGCTAAGCATGTTGATAATAAATCTAGTGTAGTTAAAGCACTTGGTAAACAAGGACAACAATTTAAAAAAGGTGGTATCCCCAAAGATATCTCTATACCACAGTTAAATCAGTTTGTAGAAGGAGGTGCACCTGGTGACTTAGAAAAAATATTAAAAGACTTAGATGCAAAACTTGCTAATAATGAGATTACACAAAAACAATATGAGTATTTAAAAAACAAAGCAATTGACTATTATAATATCCAAAATAAATTAAATTTTGCAAAAAAACAATTAATAAGCAATGAAATATCTGGTGATAAATTTCAAGAAACATATGATGCATTAAAAAAAGACTATGGAGAAAAATACAATAAAGAGGGTATTACTTGTGGGGTAAATATGAAAAATTGTCCAAAAGATGAAGAACTTGAAAATTTATATCCTACTATTACTCAACAAGTTGTAACTGAAACTCCTGTAGTTAGTAATGAAGTTCCTATTATTAATAATGAAATACCTGTAATTAGTAATGAAGTTTTAACAGAACCAGAGACAGTTGAAACAGTAGAAGAAAAAATAAAAAGACCTGAATTAGAAGTACCAAGTATTGCTCCATACAATTTTCCAGGAGCAACACAACATACAAAAAAGAAAAAATATTTAGATTTTAGACTAAATCAAAGATATAATAAAACTTCACCAGTAGTAATTCAAGAAAAAATAGTAAGTAGAAAAGATGATCCTTTATTAAGATTTATTAGTGGTTATGACAGAGAAAAAGGTACTCCTAAATTATATAAGTCACATAAAGATTGGAGTGAAAGATATCATGATGCTATAAGGCAAATTCAGGAAGATCCTGAAAATGCAGAAAATGTAAGGTTTCCAGGATTTCGTGGTTCACCTCTTGCAAGTTGGAAAGACTATAAAGCAAGAAGAGAATATAAAAAAGATTGGAAAGATTATATTCAAAATGAAGTGCCTCAAATTATAGAAAGAAATAAACAAGCATTAGAAGATTACCAAAATCAATTGCAACAACAAAAAAATGGTGGATCAACAGATGATTATATAGAAGTAGATATACCAAAAGAACAAATACAATGGTACATAGACCAAGGATACAGAGTAGAGCCAGTAAGTAAACTTAAAAAGTTTATTGGTTAATTTAAAATTTAGTATATTTAATTATAAGCAATAGCATGAAAGTTAGAATATATAAAACACCGGACAGTAAAGGAAAGCTTGTAAAAGCCAAGAAAGGTATGTCTGTTAATATAAATGAGGAGATTAAAAGAAAGATTGCAGAAGGTAAAGAGCCTGAGATCATTATATATGAATTAGCAGAATTTGGTTTATCAAGACCAGAAGCACAAAGAAAAGTAAATAGATATTATGATCTTCTTGGGGATGATGAGTATGCTGAAGATGAAGTAGTTGCACCTTATGATGATACAGTTGAAGATGAAGTAGTACAAACTCCAGAAGAAGATGAACCAGATAATGCTGCTATTTATGATTACTATGGTGGTGATAATCAAGGACTTGATGTAGTTAATGATGGTGCTGATGATGAAGATGAAGAAGATGATATGGCAAGATATGGTGGACAGTATGCAGAAGGTGGACAGTTTGCTCCAGGAAGTATTATACCTGAACCAAAGAAACCATATTTTATAGGAATGGATGCTGAACCTTATGATAATGCTTATGCCTTTGGTGGAAACACATATGGTTTTGGTGGACCTGGTGATGGTGATAAAAGACGTAGTTTTTATGATACAGCTGTAACTGACTACAAACAATGGTTAACCAATCCAGCAGCATGGCAAGAAGATCCTGAAATGTTGGCTCCTGATGGAAAAACATTAAATCTATGTTTAGATTGTATGGACATGGATTGGAATAATGAGCAAGATATAAGAGATGCCCATAGATTAATTGAAGAAGGTTACTCAACTGGGACACATAGAAATCAAGAACTATTTGATGCAGGTCTAAAAAAATATGGTTTACAAACTCCTGTATGGTCATCTAAAAAACAAATTAGTGAAAATAAATTTGGTGGTTTAACCAAAAACCAATATGTTAATAAAAGAATCAAAGAACTTAGAAAAGCTGCACAAGGTGATGAAGTTCAAAATAATGAAACTAATATATCTCCAAGAGGCACAATAGATAGTCCTTCTGGATTCACTAGTCCAGAAAAAAACTTAGCTTCAATTATAAAGCAAACCGGTAATAATGCTTTGTTAAAACAACAAGCTGAAAATGAATATCAACAATATCAAAATTCAACTATGGGTCAAGATTTTAATGGTAAGTTTCTATTTGGTGGTAGAAACAGAAAAATAAAAAGAGCTAACAGAGCAATGTTTGGAACACCAATAGCACTACCAGGTGTAGACGTTAATTATGAATTTGGACCATTAGGTGGTTTAAGAAAAGCTGAAGCTAAATGGGATTTAGATGCTATTGGAGATTTGGCTAAATTTTTACCAGGAGCTGTTGGTATGTTTCCAGGTATGATGGGTGGATTTAATCCAGCTATGATGCAATATAAAAAAGTAAGTTATCCTGCACAGATTAGAAAAAAAGTTATTTCTGAAATTAATAAAGAAGCTTTAAATGATGTAGCTAAACAAAATCCTAATTCTGAAGCTGCTCAAAAAAGTAATAATCCTATACCAACTACAGTAGAATCTAGCACACAACTTAATCCAAAATCATATTTAAATTATGGTACCGGTCCTGGATCTGGAATGGGTAGAATGCATTTGGATGATATGGATTTATATGAACAAGAACACGGTGGTTTTGTAAATACAGAAACAATGGATCCAAATATGCTTGCTAAGTTTATTTATGGTGGTGATGAATATGCTTATGGTGGTGATGTGATACCAAAAGCTGCACCGGGTATGATGGTTGGTAATACACAAAACCCATTAGCTTTACAGAATTATATTGCTAACCATTTAAAGTATCATAATTATGGACAGAGACAGAAACAAGCTGTTCAACAACCTAATACTACTCAGGGTGTAAATCCATTTATGCAATACATGCAAATGATGCAAGGTCAACAGGGTAATCCATATATGGGAAGTCAAATGATGTTTAATCCATATATGAATAATGCTTTTGGTAATCAACAATTTTGGACAGGTAGACCACAAAGATTAGGTTTTGGTCTTACTAGAGACTTTAATTACACTAATGCTTTTTCTCCTGTTAATTGGCAAGTACCTGAAGGGACAAAAAAAATTACAGAAAAAGTTTATAAAGATAGAGGTAAATGGTATAATCCTTTTGATACAAAAAGAATTAGAGAATGGTATGCAGATGGAACAGAAGGTGAAGCGAATGACTTGATAAACAAACAAGGATCTGGTACTAATATTAAAACAGATACTACACCAAAACAATCACAAGCTTCTAAATATGGATACAGTGATGAAGATTGGGCTAATTTAACATGGGATCAACAGACAGCTATAATGAATGCTGCAGATAGTTCTCCAGATAAAATGTCCACAAGAGCTGCTTCACAAATCCCTACTTCAGTGTCTGGATTAGCTCCTGAATCATTATCGGCAAGTGGTGTTAATCAATCTAAAAGTGCAACTGGAGTGGGTGCTAAATTATCTGGATCTGGCATATCATCAATATATGAACCAGAAGTAACAACTCCTAATTCATATGTATCATCACCAGCTACACAACAAACAACTACTCAAGGTAGTGGTAGCATGTATCCGGCTGGTCAAAGATCTACTTCTGGTATTTCATCTGTTTATGAACCAGAAGAAACTGTACCTAATTCATACACAGGCTCTTCACAAACTTCAAGCCGTCCTCAACAATATAACACATTATATCCGGCAGGTACAAGGTCAACTACTGGAATTGATTCAACATATGAAGTTGATGCTAATGTTTCTAATGCAAATACAGTATCTAAACCAGTTGCACCAGCAGCATCTGTTATTGCAAAACCAATGACAGATCCTAAGTATATACCAACAGCTGAAGATTTTCAATATGATTCAGAAGGAATACCTGCACCTAATACTAATGTTAATAGTAATCAGAACTATGATGAAAATTTCTTAGAAGAATTACCAATGGCATACGGTGGTTATATGGCTTATGGAGGTTATATACCTGAGTATATGGCTTATGGTGGATATATGCCAATGGCTAAATCAGGAATCACTGCAGGTAAACCAGAATTTGAAGACCCTAATCTTATTGGTAGAGTAGTAGAACAATCTGCATATACATTTAAACCTGGACAAATGGCAACAGACTTATTTAGCAGTCCATCTAGTTTAACAGGTTTAACTACTAATATATTAAATGCTAGAGATCAAGCTAAAAAAATGGATCAAGCTGCTCAAAGAAATAGAACATTTGATGCTGCAACTGCTAACACAGGTCAATCAGGATTTGGTTCTGCTGAAAGAAAAGGATCAGACTTAATGGCAAGCGGTACTTATACTCAATATGGAACTACACCTGGACAACAAGGCTATGAAGGTGGTCTATATGGTAAAAAAGGTGGCTCTATGAATACACAATATGCTAAAGGTAAAGTTTACAGTTTAACCATGGAACAAATAAAAGCTATTGAAGCTGCCGGAGGTAAAATAGAATATATAAAATAATCAACATGAGATACAGAGTTAAAATAACAGAAGCTCCTGAATTATTCAAAGTAAAAATAACTCAGCCTCCAAAAGCAAAAACAGGTTATCAAATTGAGGGATCATTGGCTAATGATCTTTCTGCATTTGGTGGTGGTAATCTAAAACTTACAGAACCTAAAGCTGTAGCTACTAAAACTATTACTAAGGTGCCTAGAGATCAAGCTAACTTAGAAGCTGAAGGTGGAGAAACTGTATTAACATTTGATCCATCTGGATATCCTTTATTTTATGAAATAAAAGGTCCTAGACATAGTGCTAATGGTGTTCCATTAAATCTTCCGGATGATAGTTTTATATTTAGTGATACTAAAGAAATGATAATTAAGGATCCTGTTATTCTTAAAATGTTTAATAAATCACCTAAAAAAGGATATACTCCAGCAGATTTATCTAAACAATTTTTATCATTAAATAAATATAGAATGACTATGCAGGATCCTACTTCAGATAAAGTAGAGATAAAAACTGCAGAGTTAATGATAAAGAAAAGTATTATTAAACTAGGAGCATTAGCATTAGCTCAGGAAGCTAAGAAAGGATTCCCACAAGGTATTCCAGCTGTAGCTAAACAATATATGGAAGCTAATGGTATTACTGAACAAGATATACTACCAGATCAACCAGAACAAGAATCACCAGCACAAGCAGGTCAAGCTATTGATATGGGTCAGGCTATGGCAGAAGGAGCACCTCAACAAGCTATTGAAGCTAATGAACCTCCAATGATGCCAGATGGTTCTCCTGTTGCAATGCCTGAAGAACAAATGATGCAACAACAACCCCCAATGCAACCAGGTATGAAACATGGTGGAATGTTAAGACACGCTAATAAAGGTTTACAAGTTGCATTAAATAAAATCACAGTTAGTGTAAAAAATGCTCTTGATCAAGGAAAAGAAATGGAAGATATCCTTCTTGAGCTTATACAAAGTAATGTAACCCCAGAAGATCTAATTACAGTATTGGGTAATCTTGCTATTCCAGAAATGAAGGCAAAAGAAATGGTTACAGATGCACTTAATACCTTACAAGAACAAGCTGCTCAACAAAGACAAATGATGGCTCAGCAACAAGCAGCTCAAATGGGACAACAACCAGGAATGCAAGCTCCACAACAAGGACAACCTTCTCCAGAGCAAATGATGGCTATGGCTCAACAGATGCCACAAGAACAAATGCAACAAGCTCCTATGGCTATGTATGGAATGTCTATGGGTGGTTATAATATGCCTTTCTATAACAATCCTAATGAAATGGCTTATGGTGGTTTTTTAAGAGAAGCAGGTAATGGTGAAATTGTAAAAGGTAAAAAAGGTGACGTATCTGCAACAAAAAAAAGTAAAGCTGAATTTGAATCTTATAAAGGAACTCCAACTACTACAGCTAGTGGTAAAAAAGCTAAATACTTATTTGAATCTAACCCTGAAAGAGTTAGAAAAGATCAAGCGATAACTAATGCTGGAAATCCCGCAAACTTTAATAGAGGTGCTTGGGAAAAAACTTTATGTGATGAAATAAAAGGCGGATCAACAGTTGATGATATTTTAAAAAGACACTATAGCGGTCAAGAAGCTTATAGAGCGCAAGTACTAAGCATGTTTGCTGATTGTTTCAAAGAAGCTGAAGAAAAGTTTAAAGAAAGAGAAGAAGCAATTTACTTAGATGAAGAACCTGTTACAACAACTACTACTGAAGAAGAAGAATGTGTATGTACTGATCCTATGACAGGTCAAGAAACTGTATTTCCTAAAAATGCTGATGGTACTTGTACTCCATGTGAAGCATATCAAATGGAAGAAAGCCAAATGCAGATGCCTGGGCAAATGAAACCAAGAGGATTACAGTATCTTCCTGAAGATAAGTTAAATCTTGGCATTGCCTTAGCTCAAAGATATGAAAATCTTCCTCCTATAATGGGTAAAGCTCCTGGTGTTAGAGAACAAGCTGAAAGAGTTGATTATATGGGTCAAGCTGAATTAGCAAAAGGTATGACACAAGGTACTATAAATGCAATTCAAAAAATGGCTGCTAATAATCCTGGCGGAGCTTTAGCTGCTATGTTTGCAGCACAAAGAGGATCTCAAGGAGACATAATTAACTTAGCATCTCAAACAAATGCACAGAATGCAGATAGAGCCACAGCTTTAAATAAAGCAAATACACAACATCAGTGGAATCAATTACTATTAGATAAAGATGCATCTGATATATATAACCAAAGACAAGCAACTTGGGCAAGTAATAAAGCACAAGATTTTAGTAATTACTGGGCTAATGTAGGTGATAAATTTGCTAAGATGAAAGGTAATGCTAGAACACTTGCTGCTGTTAATGAAGCTCAAGGTATGAAATGGAATATTGATCCTATTACAGGTGAAGAGTATTATGTTAATGCAAATAATAAAGTTATTACACCAGAGAAACCTGCTGAAGATTTTGCAACAAAAATGGCAAGATTTAAAGCTATGGGTATTACTGATAATTCAGATGTATTAAGAGCAATGGATCTTGAAAGAAAAATGAATGTAACTAAGTTTGGTGGTATAGCATATAAAAATGGAGGTTATGTTTATGCTGATATTTTATATCCATTTATACTGTGATAAACTTAACAGGTTTATTAAACTTATAAAATTTTAATAGTTTTACAATATAGAATTATAAACATATGGGTACCTATTTACAAGGAGTTCAATCTATAATACCATCTATTCAACCACATGATACTGGATTGAATATGGTTGCTAATTTATTGCAACTTAAGCAAAATCAATATGATTCAAATTATAAGCAGTTAAACAAAATGTATGGTCAGTTTTATTATGCTGATCTTACAAGAGATGACAATATTAAAAGGAGAGATGCAACAGTTCAACAAATTGACTTAGACTTAAAAAGAATAGCAGGTTTAGATTTATCTTCTGAACAAAATGTGCAACAAGCTATGCAAGTATTTAAGCCTTTCTATGAAGATGGTGCTTTAATGAAAGATATGGCTTGGACAAAAAACTTTAATAATACATATGGTGCTGCAGAAGGTTTGCTTAAAAGTGATGATGAGAAAGCTAGAAAACAGTATTGGGATGATGGTATAAGAGAATTACAATATAGGAGAGAGGAATTTAAGAATGCTACTCCCGAAGAAGCAATGGGTGCTGGTAATGTAGTTTATACTCCATATATAAATGTAGCTGAGAAAACTAGAGAGCTTGCAAAAAAAGCTGGTTTATCATTTGAAAAAACTAGCATGAGTGCAGATGGTAAGTGGATACTTAAAAATAAAAATGGACAACTTCTTGTTGAACCCTTATCTAATTTATTTGAAGCTGAGTTAGGAAGAGATCCAGCAGTACAAGCTGTGTATAAAACACAGGCATATGTAAATCGTAAAGATTTTGCAAGAGGTGAAGCAGGTAAGTTTGGTGGAGAGAGAGAGGCTGAAATGGAATATTTAAGAGATGCCTATGGTAAAATGAAAAAAATTACAGAAAATAGACATGCTGATAAACAAGCCAATGCTAAAGTCTATGATTCTCAAATTGCAGATATACAAAAACAAATAAAACAACGAGGGTCAGATCCTTTATTAGAAAGAGAACTTGAAAAATATCAAGAAGCAAAAAAAGTTAATGATGAGATATTAGGTAAATTAGATGAACAATTAAATCAATTTAACAATGCATACTCAAGCAGTGGTAACACAAGTACTGGTCAATTTCAAAATCCTTATAAGGATATAAATCAACTTAGAAATGTAGTTGATGGCAACATGGCTAACATGTTAATGAATGAAGACTTAATGAATGCTGCTACAACTTTAGCATATACAGATGCTAAAGAAGACTTTAAAGAAAATCCATATGCTGTATTAGATGTTAAGCATGCACATCAAATGTCTGAGATAAATGCAGCAGGTTCTTGGAGATATCAAACTGAACAATTAAAAGCTCAAAGTAGATTACAAGCAATACAAGCCAAGGCTTATTATGATGAGTTTACTTATAGTGGAGAAAAGAAAGCTGCTAAAGCGTCATCTTCAAGCTCTTCTGGTAAAAGTTTATCATACCAAGATGTTGCAACAGCTAACTTAACTATAAAAAATCCTGATGCATCTGAAGAAGATAAAAAAGAAGCTAGAGAAACAATAATTAAATTTGAAAAACAAGAACAAAAAGAACAAGAAGGTTCATTTAAAACTAAAGACAGAGAAAGTGCAACTGTATTACCTGGTCAAAATACACTTGATTTAGCTACAAAAGGTGGTACTACTATGTTTGATGCACAAGGTAAACCTGCTATGGTAGCTTTAATCAACATGTATAAAAAACAAATGGCTGCTGATTTAATGACAAAACAACAATTTGCACAAGCAATGGGTCTTAATTCTCATGTATTAAATGAAGGTCAATTAAAAAGTCCAGCATATCAAGGTAAAGGTGAGGGTGGATTACCATCATATACAGAAATGCATGAGTTAGCAACAAATCCAGATAAGTTATTAGAAAAGGTAAATTCTAAAAATGGCTTTGAGTATATCATGACTATGACTAATATGAAAAAAGCACCAACTGTTGTAACCAGCCCGACTAAAAAAATTGACCCTTATCTTGAAGCTGATGCAAAGAAAAGAGGTTATGCTATTTACACTAGAGATGCATCAGGTAAAACAAATCTTTATAAAGACTATAGTCCACAAAATAATGCATATTCAAGAAACCCAGAGTTTAATTATTTAAACACTGTTATATCTAATGGTGCAAAATACATAAATACAAATCCAAAAAATACTCCAGTTCAAGAAGCACTTGATCAAGGACTTGGTCAAAAACTTGTAAATGCAAATCTTATTACAGATAACATGCAGGATTACAAGAACTATAGAGATAAAAGTAAACAAGCTGTAATAGATCATATGTATGGCAAGCTTGAGAAAGATCCTGAAATGATTAAAAATTTTGGGACACCAATCTTTAAGAATGGTAAATATACAGGAACTGATATGAGTAGATTAAGAGAGGAGTTGGAAAATATGTATACTTACTCTGGTAATCTTAATACTGACTATAAACCAAAAACTAACTATCAATTAGAAGCTGAAAGAGAAAGATATGTAAGAAATACACCTTTGTCAACAGGTAAAAGTGTATTAGGTGTTCCTGATTGGAGACGTACAATATATTCTCAAGATAAATTTGCTGCAGCAATTGAACAAGCAGGAGAAGATGCAGCTGGAGGTGGTAATTATTATAATTTAAAAGATATTGATAAAACAGAAAAAGATGTAAGTGAAGGGCTTTCTAGTAAATTTGCTACCGAATTTGCAAATAGTATAAGAGCTATTTACAAAGATGAAGCAATGACAAAAGAAGGTACAGCAATTGATGTAACTAGTAATATTCCTGTCCCAGGATTTAGACAAGTTTCTGATGGATCTGGTGTGGGTATGTTAGGTTTATCCACAACAGTAAACTTAGCCGCAAACACAGATGGTACTCAAGCATTTTATCAATTTTTAAATAACTGGGATAATCTTAAAAATAATCTTGATGGTTTAGAAAGTGTAATCAGCTTTAAAGGAACAACTGTAACTGGTTTTAATTCTGGTAAAGTTGATGAAGATAAAAAATTTGCTGATAGCACAACCGGTTTAGGTAAAAGAATACTTGATGAGTTTATTAAATGGACTTCAAATCATGGTACTGCTGCAGATAAATTTGACATGGATGCCCAAAGAGTTGCTGTACAAAATATGGATCTTGGATCTATGACATTAATGTTACCTGAAAAATTCTTAAAATCAATTCTTAAAGATGAAGAAAAAAATCCTGATGGTTATTTAGGAGAAACAGATTATGAAAATCTTACTAAATATGGTTTGTCAGTTATTGCACCAAATTCTAAATTTGATAATATAATGCATAATTCTATGACTACTCCTCTTGCTGCTCATGTTAATTACAGAGGTGATTATACATATGAACATCCAACAGGACTTGGGACTTATAGAATTAGAAAAGGTGGTGAAAATGAACCTGAGTTCATTAGTGAACTTACATATAAAAGATATGATGGTTCTATAATTGGATCACCAATTACCAATTCAAGTGTAAATTTTGGTAGAAACTTAGAAGGAGACATGGATGATGCAATTGGTGAATTAAATGATTGGGCATCATTTGGTATAAAACAAGTAATGCAACAACAACAAAATATTCAAATGCAAACTCCAGCAAATGTAATTCAAAATCAACCAGCACAACAACAATCATTTAATTTTGGACAACCTGATTAATAAAAGCTATGCCAGAAAATATTCCTTTAAGTAATAGATTATTATCCTCAGCAGGTATTAATCCATATGAGCAACAACAAAGTAATAAAGTTGAACCACCTCCATTTTTACAAAATGATATTAGTAAACAACTAAATGGAAATGTACAAAAACCATTAACAGATGAAGAATATGTAGCAGAACGTGGTATGAAATGGTTGGGTAGAAGTTTGGGCAGACAAGATAGAAATGCTCAAATGACTCCTTATACATATAATGCAGGTGCAGGTAGTAATTCTTTTTATAAAACGTATCGTGCATTTGGTCAAAAAACATTTGATGAAGTTGGATTCAGTCCCTTTAAAAATAATGATGAAGCTTTTAATGCACAAACTAGTTTTTTAGATAGATTTTCAAGAACTATAGTACATGGTTTTGCACCATTATTTGCAAGAGGTTTTGTATCTGGTCCTAAGAGTATGGCAAGAATGCTACAAGGAGATTTTGGAGATGATCCTGAAGATGCAAGAAAATATGCTGAAGCAGCTGCAATAGCACAAGATACTTCAGGAGGTGTTGGTGCTTTCTTTAATAATAGCCTAATGAATTTTGGTTATAGTGCAGCTATTATTACTGAAGCTATTGCAGAAGAACTTGCATTAAGTGCAATGGGTGGTATTGGTGGTGCAGCAAACTTGCCTAGATTTTTTGCTAAATTAGGTAAAGCTGCTAGTGGTGTTAAAGGATTTTCTACAGTAGTTGATACAGCTGCTGGTTTAGGTAAGTCTATTAAATCACTTACAAATGTAAATAAAGCTAGAGAGTTTTTTAATGCTGCTAAAATTGAAGCGGGTCTTGAAACAAGATTAGGAAAGTTTGCTAACTTTTTTAATCCAGCAGAAAACTTACTAGAAACAGGACTTGATATTGCAAAAAATACAAAACAACTAAAAGGTTGGCAAAGATTTAATAATGCAACATTTAAAACTGCAGGAGCATTATATAGAGATGTCCGTAATATAAATATGGCATTATCTGAGGCAAGGCTTGAAGGTGGCTTTGCAAGAAATGATACATTTGATCAATTGTTTAATGATTATAGAAGTAAACATAATGGTCAACTTCCATCTGAAGAGATGAGAAATGCAATGATGAAAGAAGCCAATGAAGCTTCTAAACATTCACTTCTTGCAAATACACTACTTATTTATGCTAGTAATAAAATTACATTTGGCAATGTAGTTAATCCTAAATCAGGATTGTCTAGAGTGATATCTAAAAGAGTTGCTGAAGTTCAAAAAATGGCTGGTAGAACTACAATAAGAGAATTTACCAAAAGAACATTAGCTAGTGGTAAAGAATTACTTACTCCAAAATTATCAACTGTAAAAGGTATTTGGGCTACAGCAAAAAAACAAGGTGTACAAAAAGCTGTTAAAGGTGTTATTGGTTACACTAAAGCTAACTTAATGGAAGGTGCACAAGAAGTGCTTCAAGAAGTTATTGCAGATACTGCTAAAAATTATCATTTACAAGCTTTCTATTCTCAACCTGTTGGTGAATATATGTATACTAAAGCTCAGCTTGATGCAATGAAAGAAAAAGGATTCTCAGGTATTTTAGGAGAAGCTTTTGAAAAACAACGGAGTTGGCAAGGACTTGAAACATTTGCATCAGGTTTTGTAATGGGTGCATTTGCATCACCATTAAACAGAGCCTTACCGTTTGCTCAAGAAAAATATATGCAAATCTTTAAAAATGAACAGTATAAAGCAAATAAAGATATTATAGATAACTATGTAAATAGAATGACTAAATCTGTTAATGATACATTTGCTAAAAATCCTATTGAGTTTTATAATTCTAGAATTTTTGGTTTAGGTACTCAAACTGAATTAGCAAATGTAATTGATGGAGGTGATGCAAAGAGTTCTAGAGATGGTAAAGATGAAGCCACTATAAAAAGTATTACAGACTTAATTAAGATGGATAGTCTTAATATCTGGACAGATTACATGGAATCTTTAAAAGAATTAACTACTGAAGAGTATGCTGAAGCTGTTGGTATTTCTGTTGAAGAAGCACAAGGTCATACTGAAAAGTTAGATAAAGTAATTAATAGAGCTAAGGAGATAGAAAAAACATATAACCAATATAACAAAAAGTTTCCTAATCCTATTGATCTAAATGACTATGAAAAAGGAACTAAGGAATATGAAAAAGCTGAAATCTATCATACAGCTTGGGAAGAAGGTAAAAAGAATGTAATTTTCTATCATGAGAATTATAAAGATACTTTAACAAGAATGCAAAGTATTTTTCAATCTATTGCAGAAGAAAAGTTACTTGGTAAGATAGACCCTAATAGAGTGCAAGCTTTATTTAAAGATGATAAATTAGCTGGTGAAATACAGATACTTGAGAGTGAGGTTGAAGGATTAAGAGGAATGACAGATCCTGTATCTAAAAGAAAATTTAAGGAAACAGAAAGAACACTGGGTGTTTTAAAAGAGTATCAACAAGATTATGAAAACTTTATGGATCATTTCTTTGAATCAGGTATGGTTGAAGAAGTAGATACAGAAGGTAAAGTTGTGAGAACTGAATTAGATAATCAAGTAATAAATAAATTAGAAAGCTCATTTAAGAGTTATATGAAAGCACTTGCTAAGCAAAGTGATGATATAATATTAGATGATAGTATAGATGATGCTTTTGAAAAACTTATTGACTATTATAAATTAGGAAGAGAAGCAAATAAACTTTCTGATACAGTAAATATGTTAAATAATCCAGAAGGATTCATGGATCATATTGAGAAAACATATGATTGGATGTATGAGATGTGGAATAACAGAGAAGAATACATCCGAGACAACATAAATAAGCAGCTTGAAACACTTAAATTTAACCAGTTGTTAAATGACATGGCTGCAGTTGGTGTTTATGTTGACTTAAATGCATTTGCAGAATTTAAAAATACAGGAGTAATACCTACTGAATTTTTTGATAATGTTAATAAAAGAGTAATTAAAAAAGGTAGTCCACTATATGAACAAGTAGCTAATAGATTTCAAGGTTTAGCAGTTATGCAACAAATACTTGAAGCTAATAAACCAACAAGTGAAAAACAAAAAGAAGAACTAGCTAGACTAGATGCAGAAGAAGCTGCTGCAATTGCAAGATTACCTAAAGTTTCTACTAAATTAGTTGTAAGAAATATAGATAATAAAGAAGATTTTAGCTTAAGAGTTGTAAATGATCAATTATCTGAAGGTCAGAGTGTTGATGTTACTTATGAAGAAGATAGTGAACAAAAATCTGCTGTATTTTATAAAGATGCAAATGGTGTATTAAGATATGATAATGAGCAAGGTGAGCCTGTTGATCTTAAGTTAAGTGTTAAATTTAATAGTGGACAAATTTTTGAAATACAAAATAGGCCAACAGATGAAGATGTTGCAGAAGTAAAAAAACAATATGATGCATTAAGAGCTGAGGCAGCAGAAAAGTTCATTGATGAAGGTATAAAACCATTTACAGCTGAAGATATAGCTGAGTTAGATGCAATAAATGCTGATACACCAGTAGAAGCAATGCCTGCTGATTTAAAACAACAACTTGTTGATGCTTATGATGATTACAGAGAAAGACCTGAGAATAAAAACATGTTTCCAGCATCTCTTACTGAAGAAGATTTACAAAATAAATTTGAAATATTTATTAAATCTGAACCAGAAGCATTAGAGATTATTGAGAAATATGTAAAAGATAAAAAGTTAGAAGCTGCAACAACACCAGCAGGAGAAGTAATAGTTCCTAAAATTACTCTTCCTAATGGAGAAGTTATATCTGCAGATGAGGCAACTGATGCTATATTAGATGCAACACTACAAAGATATAGAATGCTGATTGCTGAGTTAAGTTCAAAAGGAGATGAAATGACAGATGATGAAAGAAAGAACTTAGCTATCTATAAAAGCAAAGCCAACATACTTTCTGGATATATTGAAAACAAAAGGATTGGTGAGATGAGTCCTGAACTTAAAGCAGCCAAAGCTAAAATTGATTTGCTTTTAAAAGAACAAGATAAAATCAAGAAACTAAAAACAGGCTATGATGTAGAAGGAGAGATACTCAGAAGAGTAAGTAATGTAATTGAAGTTCTTAAAGATAAGAAATATGAGTATCCAAGAATGCAGGATATCAGAGTTATCTTTAATATGACAATTGGAGCTGGTGGAACAGTATCTGACTTCATGACTCAATTAAAGAATGCCAAGCTTCCAGGATTTAGTGAAGATACATATGACGCACTTGAAGAAGATATAAAAGAGTTTATGACTCTTACCAGTATAACTGATCAAGATGTACTTAAACTTCAACTTGAAGGACTAAAAGAAGATCTTAAAGTAGAAGAAGGTGAGTTTGGTAATCCGGAAAGAGCTCTTGAAATAAGAAATCAGATAGCTATTCTTGAGAAACAAGTTAAACAAGAAGCTCCTACCACTAATCAAGCTGACATAGAAGCTAAGAGAGCTGAAGGAACTAATGTTAGAGGTACTACTTATAAAGGAGAAACTACTGAAAAAGATGGATTAAAAGTTACTGAGTATTCTGAGTTTAGACCTGATGGAAAAAGAATTTCTAAAGGTGGTAGAATAATGTTACCTGCAGAATTTATAGAAGAGTATAATATAACTGATCAAGATTATTTAGATAGTCTTGAAGGAGCTGCAGAAATAAGAGTATATCAAGTAAGAGTAGGAAAAGATGGTAAATCAAGTATAAGCATACAAGGAACTTTTCCAGAAGGAAATGTAGAAATGGAAGTTGGGGGTAAAGAATCAATTGCATCAACTACAACTCCTGTTGCTGATATAGAAAAAAGAACTACAAAAATAATATCTTCAGAAACTGTAGAAAAAGGAAATAAAAAAGGAGAAACAAGAACAGTAACACAAACTAATTCTGTAGAAGATTTACAGGGTACAACAGTAAGTGTGACAGAGTATGAAGCAAAAGTTGGAGATACTACAGTTACTCTAGGAGGTAGGAAAATGACTTTTAAAGAGTTTAAAGAAGAATTTCCACTAGATGAGGATTATGAAGAAATACTTGGAGATTGGCCAGATTTAAATGATGATACAATAATTACAGTAAGAAAAGTAAAAAGAACTCCGAGTAGTTCAAGGTTTAAAACTGTTGTAACTATTGTTAGCCCTGTATTAGGGGATAAAATGGATGTAATAATTAAACAAGATGATGCTAAATATGATGCAGAACTAGATGCTTTAGAAGGACCTGCTAATCAAGCTGAGATAAATGCTAAGAAAGCTGAGTTAAATAAATTAAAAGAAACTAAAGAAAACCTATCACATCCATATGATAAATTAACAACTGCTGCAGAAAAAGCAAACTGGATTGAGAAAAATACTAGAGTAGTTAGAAGTGCTTTTAAAACTGATGAAGAGTATATTAATTATTATGAAACTAATAGAAATAAATTTATTAATGCAATAGCTCAAGGAAAATCTAAAGTTGATGCAATGTTAGCAATAGATTCAATTAATGTTGAGTACTACAGTAATCCTAAAAATGAAAAAGCATTAAATGAAGATTATGCTAATGTGTTGCGCAGTTATGCTGTTCCGTTAGCTTTAACAAGTGAACAAAAAGCATATACTAGTACTGGTAAAATTGTTTCTTTATTAGATGGTGTTAATATTAAAATTGATGAATTAACTAAAGAAATAGCTGAATTAGAAAAAGCAACTACTGCACCTGCTGTTGAAGCTTCTGTAAGTTATGAAGATCTAGTAGCTAAATCAAGAAGTGAGGTTGGTGTTATTGGACCTAACTTGTCTTTTATATTCTTTGGTAATTTACAGAATGCTATTAAAAATGGTCAGGTAAGATCTAAAGAAGAATTAAATAAAATCATAGCTGACTGGAATGATTCTGCTGGATACCAAGGTTATCCTAATGAGATGAGTGATGCTCAGTCTAATATGTTATTACAACTTTCTGCAGGATTACCGGATGTTACTCCAGCTGCAGTTAAAAAAGCTGAGCAAACTCCAGATACACTTTTACAAAATGTAGAAGGAGCAGTAACAGAAAGAACCTACAATGAAGAGACAGATGCGGGAACATATATAGATGATTTATCTAAAGATTTCCTTGAAGGTAAAAAACCTAAGTTTGAACCAGAAAAAATAAGTGAAGAAGCTTATGAAAATCTGTTTGGTGAAAATGGTTTATTTCAAATCATGAAACAGTGGATGGATACTAATAAGTTAATCATAGTTTCTAGAGGTCTTGTTGTTTATGATAAAGATGCAAATGTTGCCGGGGAGATTGACTACTTACTATCTGATGGTAAGAACTTCTATATAGTAGATTTAAAAACCGGTAAAAAAGATAAGTGGGATAAGTATAATGATCCAAAGAGTGAGTACTATGGTAGTAAGATATCCAACACATTGCAACAAGCTTCTTATGTAAACTTGTTATATAATATGATTGGTATCAAAGCTATTCCAAAAATATTACCGGTAGAATTAGAACTTAACAGAAGTAATGGTAAGATATTAAAAGCATCAAGACCAAGTTCTCCTAATGCTCTTAAAGTTGGTAAGATACTTATTGATTTACCTATTTCTCCAGAAATACAAGCAAAAATAGATGAGTTGATTCCATTAAGATCCACTCCATCAATAAGCTCAGTGCCTCTTTCTCTAAGTGTATCTAACATTGTAAATAAAGCTGAGGGAGAACAAGTAGAGCCTACTGATTATGAAGAAGGTAGTGATGTACCAACAGGAACTCCAACTGATGCTTCTGCAAAAGTTAAAGAGTATGAGGATAAAATAAACAAGGCTGAAGATACAGATAAGTTAGACTTTATTGAACTTCAACTTGGTATGAACTCAGTAGACATGACAGCTGATGATATTTTCCAAGTGCAGCAAATGATAGAACAGAGAAGGAATATACTTCTTTCAGGGGGGAAAGTTGTAACGCAAGAAAAATCTTGGAGTACTGGAAACCAAGTTTATAGTGAAAGTACTATATTTGTAGACAAAGGTAAGAATAGAGGTGAAGTATTTTTGGAGCCGTTTGAAACAGCAATTATTAGTAGTATTGATCCAGTTAAAGGTACAGTCACAATAAAACCTTATGGTAAGAAAAATCAAAAGACAATTTCCATTGATATGTTAAATAAAATGTTTAAATTAAATAGTGACTTGTTTACTGGAGAAGAAGCACCTGCAGCTGAACCAGCTGGTAAAGATCTTCAAAATTTATCTAAAGAGTCTACTGATGTTGTATCAACATTACTTAATGATACTACAGAACAGGCTAGATTAGAAAGTGAAGTTTCAGATGAGAGTATTACAGTAGATAAGACAGTTGATGATTTGTTAGATGATTTAGAATGTTAATACTATGAAAATTACTTGTGCCTTAAGCCAGAGTCAATCTGAAAAATTATATAAAACCATATACAAATCTTTAACTGAAGCACTAAAAGCTGAAAAACCATTCAGTGCTCAAGAGTATATGGCTAATCTTTTTGACAAGATTGCAGATAAAAAAGATGAAGATACCGCAGTTAAATTCTTGCAACAAGTCCCATCTATCATAAGAACAATAGCTGCCAAACCAGCTTTTGATAGCTTAGATATAAAGCTAGATCCTATCAAAGAGTTGAGTCTTAAGTTTAAAGATGAGACTGAAGGTTTTAATGAAGTACAAAAGTATTTCAAACCACAAGTATCACAAAGAGCTAAGTTAGCTTTAATAAGAGCTAACCAGAATAATGCATTGCTTGCAGAACAAGTAGACCCACCAACTGAAGTAAAAGATCCGGTGAGACTTAGACCTTTTAGTTCTAATGTGTCTACTATGCAGTTATTAATACCAATTAATCCTAAGGATAAAGACAAGCTTCTTAAAGAAGAAAATGACCCGGCTAAAAAAAGAATATTTTCTGCAATAGAGACAATCAAGAAAGAAGCTGTATTAAGTGACTCAACTGATGTATTATCACCTATATCTTTTCAAGGTAAGACATTAAAGTTAAAACCAATTCTATTAACAGAGTTAAGAGAAACACATGAGAATCAAATAGATAAAACTACTTTGTCTGAAGTTATAAGAGCTGGTGCTATTAAATCACAAGGAACAAATAAAGAAGGTGTTGAAGGATTAAACAGAATAGCACTTGTTATTACAGATGAAAGTGGTAACTATCTATACTTCAATGAAGAAGGTGAAATGGTTACTGAAGAAGAAGGTGGTGGTATTGTATATCAATTTATGCGGGATGTAAGAACTGATAATGGTGTATACAGATTAACCAATATGTATGGTTCTGAAACTAGTGTTAAGACCCCTGCAGATATTGCAGAACAAATGGGTATCACAGAAGAAGCAGCTAGAAAATTACAACAAGAAGAGTTCAAAGACTTATATAAAGTTAAAGAAGCTACATTAAAAGGTAACGGCCCGTTGTTATATTTAACTGGTTTGACTCCAGGAGTAAAACAAAGTGCTACTCAAAAAAATATTACACTACAGAATTTAAGAAGTCTTCCTTTTGTAACTAATGCAACTTTTAAAACCATAACTCCAAAAATGATTTATGGCACTAAAGAAATTGCAACAATTACATTAAATGGACAAGAGTATAATTTAGATAGACCTAACTTACCTATTGAGTTTGCTAATGGTGAAAGACAACCGAGCCAATTAATTAGAAAAATTGCAGCAGCATTAGCAAATCCAAACATATCAAATCAAGAAAAATATGAGTATGTGTCACAATTTTTATCTGATAAAGCATCAGAATATACAAGAAGACACACACTAAGTTATGATGAAGCTACTGATACTTTAGTTTTTGGGTATAATGAGAAAACATATAAAGAGGGTAGTGGACAGAAATTATCTTTTATAAATGAAGAACTAACAGGTAAAGAAAGCATAATAGAAGATGTTCTACTTAATGCTGCTTCAGATGATAGAGGTAACATGTATAGTGCTAAAATGACTTATAATGCAAAAGCACTAAATGATAACCGCTACCGGGATTATGACATGGAGACTAATACTATTAGTGATGAGTTTACTCCTTACATACCATTCTTAGAAACATTACCAAATTCAAAGGTAAAAATTAGTGAAGAGAATGCTCCAGAGTTTTATAACTCACATATAAACTTCAGCATACCAGATGAGTTTACAAAAGAAATAGAAGCAGATTTTAAAAATCCAGATCCTATTAATGTTTCAGAAACTCCAGTAGAACCTTTTGAAGACATACAAGCTAAAATAGCTGAAATAGAAACATTAGAAAAAGAAAAACAAGAACTTTTAAAAACTCAAAAAACTTATAAAGATTTACTCAATCAAAAATGGCCAATATCAAAATACTTAAAAAAACCAGTAGATGGTAAATTTGATGTAGTTTCTGCTACTACTACTTCAGATTTTAATTTTAAGTTTAAAGAATATGGAAAAGATTACTTTTTTGAGATTGCTTCTGCTGGCTTAAATGCTTTTGAATATAAAGTCATAAGTGATAAAATCTCACAAACTACAGCTTTAAGTAATATTGATGAGATTATAAAACCAGTAACTACTGAATTAAATAGTCCAAAAGATGGTGATAATATAGTAACCATTAAACCAGGTGTTTTAAAAAAAGAAGGTAATGAATATATTGTTGTAACACCTGCTGAAGTTTTATATGTAAAATCTGAAGAATTAAATGAGCCTGTTGAAAAGGTTGATACAACAGAAATAGATTCTAGAATTGCTAAAGCTAAACAAGAACTAGCTGCTTTAGAACAACCTGTTGGTGATAAACAAGCTCAGATAGATGAGATAGAAAAAAGGAGAGAAAAAGCATTATTTACTCCTTGGGTATTACAAAAAAATACAACAGATGTTGTTATATTAAATAAAAGAGAAAGAGGTAAACAGATTATTGATGCGGCAGTTAAGTCTGGTAATTCTAATCTTATTTTAAAATTAATTGACTTAACATCAGAAGGTAGAAGTGCAGAAACAATCTCAAAGGAAACTGGTTTTAATGAAGATCAGGTAAGGGAAATAAGAGAATATTTAGGAGCTTTAACACCAGGAGGTTTTGGTATAAGTGGTGCAGAAACTGAAAATGAACAAGAAGATCTTGAAAGATTTAATGCTTGGAAACAAAGTATAAAAGAGATCAATGCTAAAGCTAAAGAAGAACTAGATGCTTTAGAGCAAGCTCCTGTAGAACAAAAATGGGAATGGCCTCCAATTACACAGGATGATTCAATAAACAATGCAACAGCACCAGATAATACAACTGATCCTACTGATGACTTCAGTGATTTTATGTTTAGAAAAGGAGCAGATCTAAATGGAGTTACAGAAGAACAAATAAAAGCTGCTGAAGAATGGTGGAATAGCTCTCCACTGTCTAAATACTTAGATTTTAAAACTATGGTAAACATAGTTAACTCTGATGTATATGCTAGATTTATAGGTTATGCTTCTGTTCTTAATGGTAAATATGGTGGTATTGAAATAAGTAGAACTGGTAGTATGGTTGATGTTTACCATGAAGCATGGCATGCATTCTCCCAAATATTTTTGACTAAAGAACAAAGAGAAAAACTGTATAAAGAGATTGCTAAACAGCCGGGAACATTTACCTTACTAGACGGTACTACAGTAGCTTTTAAAGATGCAAATTATTTGCAACTAGAAGAGTATTTAGCAGAAGACTTTAGATCTTATGGTATTGATCAATCAACTAAAAAAGGTCAACCTACAAGAAACACTTTGTTTAGAAAAATATTAAACTTTATTAGAGACTTATTCTCTTCAAGAAGCACTAAAGATAGATTGTTTAAAGAACTATACTTTGCAAAAAGTAATCCTAAGTTCTTAAAAAAATACTCTCCAAATATAGACACTACATCTTTTAAACAACTTAACAGAGGTGTAGTAAGTTTAACAGACCCAACTATAGATGCTCTTAATAGACAAGATGCTGAGCTTATAAGCAATAGTATTGATTCATATATATCTGAGATTATTGATGCTGCAGCAAATGCAAGAGGTAATAAAAGTGGTAGTATCTCTATGTTACTTGGAGATAAAAATAAACAAGCTTTCTATACAAGAGTAAGAAAAGACTTTGAAACTAAGTTAGCTAATGCAAGGACAAGTTATGAAGCAATTCAGAATGATCCAGAGAAAGCTATGGATGCTGCAAAACTGCTTAATAAAATAAGAATATTTCAAGCAGCTTTAGATAATTTTGGTGATGCAAAAGGCGGTCTTGTAAAATATCATTTAGAAAATACTACATTTAATTTATTAAGACAAAAGTATATTGAAGTTGAAGAAGAAGTTGAAACTGAGACTCCGGTAGAAAACAATGTAGAAGATTCTATTAGTCAAACTTCTACACCAGAAGAATCTCAACCTGAATCAGTAATAAAAGACAGTAAGATTGGTAAAAAGTCTTTACTTGATTTAGCTAGCAAAGAAACAGTTTACATACTTAAGAGTTTGCATAAACTTGAAAATGGTAAACCTGTTTATAATGAGTTAGGTTATAAAGAACTTGCAAACTTTACTCAGTCTTGGAATAATTTAATGCGTGCTGTTAATGGTGAAAAGAATCCAGAGAAAATTTATGAGAATATAAAACAAGCTGGTCTTGAGGTATATCCTGAATTTAAACAGTTATTAAACAGCAAGTTACCAAAACCATCTGAAATTATTAAAGCAGATAATGTTAATGATAAAATTTCTCAAAATAAATTATTGACTAACTTCTGGCAAGATGTACAAAAAACAAGAGTTACATATTTGCAAACTACAATATTTGAGAATGGTATAGCTGAAGTTACTAAAGCTTCAATTGAAACTGCAAGTCTTGCAAATAAGTTTGAGGCTAAGTTTAAAGGAGATCTAACAAATGATTATGTTGTAAGATCAACTGAAAACAATATACCAATGCTTAACATGGATAAGATTGTTGAAGACTTTGGTAAAGATGGTGTTTTAATAACTGATAAATCATTTCAGTTTGCAAGAGCTATAGGCTTATATCTTGATGATTTAAGAATGATCAAGAATGAACTTAAAAAAGACCAAAGATCAATCCAGGAGTATGGTCTTCCATATATTTATAAAACAATAAGTGATATAAATAAGGCAAGCAAAAAACAAAACTTAAGTTCAGAAGGTATAGAAGCTATCACAGCCTTTAGACTAAATCCTATAAGGGAACTAATGAAAGGTATTCCGGAATCTGTTCTTGGTAAAGAAGTTTCTCAAAAAAATAAGATAGATAAAATACTAGGTTTACAAGCTAAGTATGGTGTTGACTCTTCAAACTTTGCAGTATTAAATGCAGAAAGAAATCTTGTGTTTGAGCATATTGAAGATCACTCAGTAAGTATGATTGTATTTGCTTTGAACAAAGCAACAAATATGAAAGAGTTGTGGACTGAGGGTAGTGAGTTTGAATACTTAAGCTATCTGAATCCTAAAATTAATTCATTTACTAATAGATCACAGACTATAAATTCTCTTTTTGATATTGCATCAGACATGGAAAAAAGAGTTGGCAGATCATTGCAGTTGTTTGTAAACTCTGGTACTCAGTTAGAAAATGGTGATGGAACTAACACAACTTCATTAGACGCTCATGGTAAGTTCTTGCAAGAGCTACACAGCATGCTTAAAGGTGGTGTACAAGAATTTATGAGACATGCCTCTAAGTCTTCATCATTTGGAGCTAGAGTAGAAGGTGGTGTTATAGGTGGTGTTGGTAAAGGTTCTGATACTAGACTTTGGGTTGACTTAGATAAGTTTGCATTAGGAACAGCAAACAACTATCTTACTAAAACTCATATGATACCTTATATAGCTGCAGAGCTAGAAAGAATCAATAAGTTTAAAAGTAATAAAGATCTGTTTAAAAAGTATGCTGGGTATAACAGACCTATGCCTGATGGTACTATGGCCGGTGAAAACTTTACAGCATTTGATAATGTACTCACTAAAGAAACAAAGGATGAGATACTTGAGAAAGTAACTGATCCTAATATGAGATTAGAAGACTATCTTAAAACAGATCCTGAACTTGCAAAGAAAATAGCAAATGATGTAGATGCTTATTTTGAATTTCAAACAAATGATCTTTTAGACTTTTATGAGGAAGCTGAATACATGAGCCCAGATCTTTTAGAAAGATTAAGATTGTTTAATTTATCGGAAGATGAAGCTACCAAAGTATTAATGAAAGCTTATGCAGTAAATGCATGGGTGCATAATTTTGAAATGGGTAATTTATTTTATGGAGATTTGGTTCAGTATAATCATGAGAAAGAAGAACTTCATAAAAGAAATACAGGGTCAACTTCTGGCGGTTTAAAATTCAGAACAGATGCTGCTATAAAAGCACTACTTACTGATATAAATAGTAAGGTGTCATATGCTGCTACATTACCTGGTATGGAAACACTTACATACACTGGTAAATTTAATACTGCAATTCTTCAGGATATAGAAAGAAACTCTGTATATGTTAAGCAAATAGAAGAAGCTTTAAGAAAAGACTATGAAGAAAGATTTGCTAACAGCAAAATGCCTAAAGATAAAATACAAGCAGAAATTGATAGAAGAGTTCAAAAAGAAGTTGCCAAGTATAAGGGAATGGAGGAAGGAGATGGACAAGGTTGGATTACTTTTGATGCATATAGGTCACTTAAAATGGCATCAGGTCAATGGAGTGATGTACAAGAAGAGCTTTTCAAAAAAGTAATAAATAATGAGCCTGTAAAAGCATCAGATATTGTAGAGATGTTTCCTGCATATAAGCTTCAAAACTATGGTCACTTAGCAGATACAGCTTTACCAGTAATGGCTATGCATAAATTTGCATTAGCTCCTATGATACCAACAATGATAAAAGGATCTGACTTGGAAAATCTTCACATGCAAATGATGAAGAATAATATACAGTATGTTACATTCCAAACAGGTTCTAAAGTAGGTAGTGTTACTTCAGAAGTTAATAGTAAAGGTAAAGCAGTTGCTGATAAAATTTATGCAGATGAAGGACAAAAGTCTTTATTAAGCAGTATTAAGTTTACTCCTAATACTATATATCTTGAGTATCTTAAAGATGTAACTCAAGTTCCGACATCTTTCAAAGGTAAAACAGTATTTGCAACTCAGTTAAGAAAGCTTATTCTAAGCAACCTATATGACCGTGGAATTCTAGATAAACATTCAGGTCTAGTAAAAGACTATGAAAATACAGTAGATGAATATGGTAATCTACTAAAAATGGAGTTACTCAATGATATAGGCTATGAATATAAAGATGGCAAATACATTGGTAACTTTACTGAATTTTTAAAAGTTATACAAGCTGAATTAAATAGAAGGGATCTACCTGAACATCATGTTGAGTTTGTTAATGCAAATCCAGATAACTCATTAAAGACAGATTTATCCTTACATCTTAAATCAGATGATATAGAAAAGATTCTTGTAGCTTTAATGGAGAAAAGACTTGTTAGACAAAAGATTAAAGGTGAAGCTTTAGTTCAAGTATCTAGTGCTATGACCAATGGGTTATGGGACAATCAAGTTAAGTTTGATAAAGCAAATGAAGATGAGGTAAGAAAATTCATGGGTAGTAATAACTTACCTTTTTACAATCCTACAGCAGATGGTACATCAGCAATGAAAGTTGCTATTGCTTTACAAGGTGATTTTGTAAACTTATTAAATGCAAAACATAATGATGGTGAACCAATAGGTACAAGAGAGAGACTTAATGAGATGATTAAGGATGATAAATGGATGGCAGAAAATGGTAAATCTGTTAGTTTATCAGCTGTAAGGATTCCAGTACAAGGTCTTAACTCTATGGAGTACATGCAAGTGTGGGAGTTCCTAGATCCAGCAGCAGGTAATATTATCATACCTCCATCTGAGATTGTAGCTAAATCTGGAGCTGACTTTGACGTTGATAAACTTACTACATTTATGCCAGCTATTTCTAAAGATGGTAAGTTTATAGAATCTGAGCTTGATAATGAAGCTATCAAAAGATTGATATCAGATAATAAAGAAACTCCTGAAGGGAAAGCTATGATATCAAGAGTTATAAGTCAACAAAAAGCAGCTCTTGAGAATAAGCTAATCACAAGCATAAATAATATTCTTAGACTTCCAGAAAACTATGCGGCATTAGTAAGACCAAATGATACTTACTTACTTAAGGATGATGTAGCTGATGTACTTGAAGATAAAGTTACAGACTACAACAGATTTAATAATTATCATGGTGAGCCTCAAAGACCGGGAGCAAAAGCAAAAAGATCTATAAGTCCAACAAGAACTTTAGAACCATTGTATAATTTACATAAGCATGATGCAAACATGATTGGTAAAGCTGTTCTTGGTCTTGTTGCTATTTATAATGCATTACATCCAATATATAATTCACTTGATGCTAAAATGCCAAAACAGTATTTAGATACTTATTATGATAAAGGTTTAGGTAAATATGTAGAAGGAAAGAATCCAATATCCTCAAGAATGTTTATGCCTCATAATAAAACTGCAGAAGGTAACATATCTTTATCTGATATTTATACTGCAGATGGTGTAGACTTAATTTCAGATTTATACTCTCAGTTGATTAATGGTGCTGTGGATGTTGAAAAAGATGCATGGATCTTCTTTATTCAAGGTAACATGGAGTTAGCTCCTATGCTTTTGACAATGTTTAAGGCCGGAGTTCCAAGAGAATATGCAATCAAGTTCTTATCACAACCAATGATTAGAGAATATGCTAAAGAGTTAAGACTACTTGGTGGCTCATATGCAGATCTTGTTGCAGATCCACTTGAGGATACTAAAACAGGTAAAAATAAAAGAGCTGCAATCAGTGTATTAGAAAGATTTGGTGTTATAAATGCACCATCTTATCTAAAATCAGATCTTAAAACTCATATGGCATTATCTGCACTTACAAAAAAATCTGGTGTTTTAAATGAAGAGGGTCAATTTGATGTGGCTTTATTAGATAAAATGTTAGAAGAAGATGTGAGTACTGATACATATAAAAATCAACAGCTTGCTGTATTTTTACATTTTCTTGAAATGCAGAATCAGTTCTCTGGCTTCCAAGATTTATTAAGACTTTCAAATCCAGACACTACAACTTCTAAGACTACACAAGAGATATTACTAAGAAAGACTTTGCTTAATGATATAATGAAGAACTCTAAAGTAGATCCTTCACTAGTTTCAAAACTTACAAATGAGTCTATTCTTGGGACATTTTATGATAATGAAATTATAACACAGTTGATAGAACCATTATTCCCACTAAAGAATAATCCAACTGTAACTAAAGCTATCATAACATTATTAACTAAGAAAGCTTCAGAAGTAAAAAATATATTTGGTTATGGGGATGACGGTAAAAGAATGTTTATTAGTCAATATAAAAATGGATTAGTAAATTATCTTTTCCAGAATGCCATGTATAATTATACTAGGTCTGATAATAATTTATTAGATATTCCATCAGAGCTTATTGATAAATACTTTACTGGTGATGTCTTCTTCCAAAACTTAGATTACTCTTTTGCTGATGATATTCTTACTCTTATAGAACAGAACCCAAGCTTAAAAGAAAAATATAATATACTGTATCAATTAGCTAAACCAGAATTAAAAGAGGGTCAACAGATACTTACATTGAATGACAATAAGCTTTTAAAGAGTGGTGCATTGGCTGAAAGCTATTATACTAACTTGAAAGAACTTGCGGATCCCAATGTTAAAAAATCATCTGATCCAGAAAAGAATCTTTACATAAGCAATATGTTCAAGCTGCTTCCATTGATGGCAATATATCAGAATGGAGTAGGCTTTAGTAAGTATGGGTTTAATGAAGCATTACCATTTGATGACTTCTTAGCTATAATGCAACCAGTCTCTGCAGACTTTATAGATAACAAGAATAAAAACACTGAGTTATTAAATGTATTCAATGGTATAAAAGAACCTAAGAATAGATTCTTCAGAAACTTTGTACAAATAAGACCAGAAGATGTAGTGATAAGAACTGAAGCTCCAATACAAACTCCAGGAAAAACAATAACTTATACACCAAAAGGACAGAAAACTCAGACTTATACAATCAGAGGAAATCAAATCTTTAATAGTGCTGAGTTAGAAGTATTTAAAGGAGATAGTGTAGATAGAAACAAAATCTTTGCAAATCTTGCAGTATCTGAAGGCCGAGCAGTTGTTGTAGAGCACAACGGATCTAAATATGTGGTGAACAATAGAAATCAAATTATATCTGGAGACACTGGTAAAATGATGCAATGGCCAGAAAACAATGGTGATAGAGTTGCAATACTTAAAAAAGCTGAAGCTAAATTTAAACCAACTGAATTAGATGTTACAAGTGATACTGTTAAAGAAGCAGAAGAAACACCAACACCTGCTGCATCTAACATAAATGCAAGAACTTTTGTATTAAATAGTACAGAATTCCAGTCTTGGATTAAGGGTGAATTATCAAAAAACCCTAACTTAGATGTCAATAAAGCATTAGATTATTATATTAAATGTAAAGGGTTATGAGTAAGTGTTTAAATGTACGTGACAGAAATGTTGCTAGGCTTATTAAAGATTTTGGTGAAACTACAGTGTCTCAATTAGTTGAGTCATATTTTGGTGATGAAGTCCCAACTTATGATGAGTTTATAGCAAACAAAGATGTTAAAGAACAGCTTAATATAATTCCTATATCTAAAGTAAAAAATGAAATTGGAACTAGTTTCTCAAAACAATTAAGCACTGACAGAATAATACAACTAAAACAAGCTATCTCAAAGGCTAACAATAAAAATTACAAAGCGGGTAATCCTGAAGTGTATATGCTTGTTAATTACCAAAGAGTTGGTGAAGCAGATTTATATACATGGGGTCTTAGAAAAGTTGCGGGAACTCTTGATGTGGAAGCTAAGATAGAAAGAGCTAAAGCAATGGTAAGAGAAAGCATTACTCCTGTTAGTGATCTAGAGAAAATGATAGAAAATGATCAGCATTTTCTACCGGAAGAAGACTTTGAAATAGGTGATGAGCAATTAGAGAATGAGAGACAAGCATTAGAGATATTAAAACAAGATGCTGAAAGAGCTGGGCTTGACTATGATGACAGATATCTTTATGAAGAAAGAGATGAGATGGTTACACCTCAACCTGTTTCCGGAATCTTTGACAGACTAAAAGACAAGTTACAACAACTTTACCCTGCTATTACACTTGATATAAGTAACAACCCAGTATGGGAAAAAGGAACACAGATATTAAACCAGCAAGAGTATAATAATGAAGTTGCTTTTAGAATTAAAACTGTAGACTTACTTACCTCAAGAAAAGCTGATGAAGTATTTGCAAAAGGTCTTAAGAATAAATGGCCTTTGGATAAAATGCTTACTGAGCTTCAGGTACCTAAACAACAGAAACAACTTATAGATAGTGTACTAAAAGACATGCCTTACTTTGAAGGTATACCTTTTAATGCTCAAATAGCTTATGCTATTGCTGATACTTATACTTATACTCTTGAGATTAATACTGCTACAGAAGATAAAAGACAATGGGGAGATTATTTTGATAATGATCAACCTTTTGATAATGAAAGGTTTATTTTAAATGATTCAAGATACTCAGTTAATTATGATGAAAATACTTTTTATGGTTATTTAAAAGATGGTTTAGAAATTACTAAAGAAGAATTTGATAATGCTCAAAAAGAAGCATTTGTAAAATATAAAGCTAATGAAAACACAATTAGACCAACTTCATATTATGATAACCTAACAGTTCCTGGTGGTACTAACTATACAGAGAATGAAATAGCAACACCTGGTATAACCCCAAACATTAAAGGACATGCTCAGTTTGCTACAAAAAATGGTATAGGTTGGTTTAGAAGTGATAATAAAGTAGATGGAACTTCTTTAGGACTAACATCTGCTCAATTAGCTAATATGCCAGAAGAAGACATTGCTAAGTTTACTGATAATACTAAAACCCGCAGAATACTAGAAGTACAATCTGATTTATTCCAGAAAGGTAGAGATAGAGAAGATTTAACTAATCAAGAATTTCCAGATGATAATGACTATGAATATGCTTATGCAGAAAGTTTTGAGGAAGCAGAAGAACTTGAAGCAGAAGGTTGGGAAAAATTTGGGTCTACAGAAGATGGTGGTATACAATATATAAGACTTAAATCAGATGCTGTTTTAAAAAATAAAAAAGAAAGACAAACCTCATCAAATCAATTTCTACAACTCTTAAACAAAGACAACAACTGGGTAAACTTCTTTGTTAAATCTATCATACAAGATAGTGCTAAGAAAGGTTATGAGAAAGTATTGTTTCCTAAAGGTGATACAGCTAGTAAAGTTGAAGGGCATGAAACTTTAGAAAATTATAAGAGAGAAAAGCTAAAAAGGATTGAATTTTTAGAAGATAATAAAGAAATATTAAGTAATACTAAACCTTACAAGATAGGAGATTATTTTGATAGAGATGTTGAAAATTTACCAGAAAATGAAAGAGTTAACTATAATAAAGTAGAAACTCAAGAAGAAGTAGATTTACTAAATGAAGAACTATCTACAGAAGGTATAGATAATGAAATTAATCAACTTAAAAAAGAACTTGCAGATATTGAAGGTCCTCAAGGATTTGGTGCTTTAAGACCTATCTATAACTTTTATGAAAATACTGTATCTAATGTTCTTAAAAAACAAGGTTATACTCCGGAAGTAATTACTGATGAGTATGGTAATCAGTGGAATCAAGTTACTGTAAATCAAGTAAGAGACTTACAAAATATATTACTCCAAAGAAATGAGGCTGACAGAATTATAGGACAAGCTAATATAAAAGCTATGTCTGTACTTCTTGATGCAGTAAATCAAAAAGAAGATACACTTCCTCATGAATATGCTCATCACTATATTGCATGGTTTAGAAATACTCCATTAGTGCAAGAAGCTATAAGCAAATGGGGTAGTGAGGAAGCTTTAGTACAATCTATTGGAGAACAAGCTGTTGCTCAAAAAGGTGAAGCTTGGGGCTGGTGGAAAAAGTTTACAGAATGGGTAATGAGTTTATTTGATAACTTATCTACCAAAGATAAACAAGAACTAACTAATATACTTACTGATGCATTCTTACAGGGTGTAGATTTACAGACCGGTAAAATTGGTATATCTGCAGAAAGAAGCCGTGAGCTAGCTGCACAAGCATCTGGTATTTTTAATCAGACCATAGAAGGTTCATTTGATGAACAGATACAAAATATACCAGGAGAATATAGCCAGCAAGCTATAGATACTGAGTTAGATAGAAGAATTGAGTCTCAGAGACAAATGGATACAGAAGAAGCTTCTGTTGATGATACCTTGAACCAACTTGATCCAGATAATCAAAAAACAATTTTAACAGCTACAGCATTTGCTGAAAAATTAGCTGATGCAATTGGAGCAGATTATAAATTTGTATCTGAAGCAGAGGCTGAAGCTATTCTTGCTAATTCACCAACACCATATGGCGGTCAATCTGGATTTTATCATGCTAATACAGTTTACTTAGTAAAAGGTAGATTGTCTTTGGATACTGTACTTCATGAGTTTGCACATCCATTAGTTAAAGGCATACTAAAAGATAACCCTAAGTTATTTAATAACTTATATGCCGCACTTGCAAGTACACCAGAAGGTCAAGACATAATTGAAAGAGTAAGACAAGAGTATCCAAATCTTGAAGAGGGTAGTGATAGATTTAAAGAAGAAGCTATAGTAACTTCATTAGAGATAAAAGCTGCTTCTAAAGTAAATGACAATTCTCCATTTGGTAAATTCATTAAAAACTTAATGTTTGCTATTAAAAAAGTACTGAGAAACATGTTCAGTACTAAGAATGGTAATGCTATAAACTTAAATAAGTTAAGTGAGAAAACTACACTTAACCAGTTAGCTGAGATGTTAGCTAATCCAGAGTTTAAGGTTATGAATATGGAGCTTATACCTTCAGACATTGCAGAATTTAAAAATGAAATTACTGCAAAAATTGAAGAGCTTAAGAATGTCCCTAAAGATAAACTACAGGAAACAATAGATAGAATATATACAGATACATTAAACCAGCTTAATACACTTAAGCAAGCTCCATTTAAAGTAAAGCAAGAGTTACTTAGTGCAAAAGGTACTAAGATATTAGCTTACATCAGAGAGGAGTTGGAAAAATATCAAACTGTAAATGTAAGACCTCAGGATGTAGATCCTGAAAATGTAATCAATGCTATTGCTGACTATGAGACAGAAATGAGATTAAGATCATTAGCTCTCATCAATTCACTCAATGAACTTAAAGTATTTACAGATAGTATTAAAAACATACTTGATGATCTTAAGAATTCTAAAGACAAGAATACCAATGCTAATATATCTAAAGTAGTATATTACAAAGGATTCTTAAAGAGTCAATTGAGAATGCTTGAGGATTTAAAAGATATACCTGATCTAGATAGAGATGGGGAATTTTTTAGAAAGATAAATTCTATTGGTGACAGTATCCGGGATGCTGAGAAAAAAATCTATGATATAGAATTTAATTTTATCAGTGAGTTTTTTAATAATGAAACAGACTTAATGGCTAGTGCTGTTGAAAATACTTTTAGAGATAGAGTTACTTTACTATTAAAGGCTGAAGGGATTGAGGAGTCAGAGATTGAAAAGTTTATTGAAAAAGTAGTTAATAATCCTGATGGTACAGAAATGACTGTTAAAGACATTGAGTTACCAATATCTTCTAGAAGAGCTAAATATATTGTAGATGCTGCTAAAGAGTATTATTTTAAAAGACTTGGTAGACAACAGATTGAAGAATATCTGAGAGGAGAAAGAGGAGATTTAGGATTTTTCACTGCTTGGATAACACCATATTCAAACATGGATGATCCTATCACAGGTGGATTTGTAAAGTTCATTAAAGAAAAAATGAATGATGCAATGATGAGAAGTCAGAACCAAGCTAATGATATAACTTTAAAACTATTACCATTACTTAATGCTGTTGGATATAATCCAGCTAGAACTAATCAATTAGGAGACATGTTGTTGTTTACTGATAAAGTAGGTTTTACAAATAATAATGGTGTTTATGAAGAGAAAGATGTGCTTACTTTTATAAACAAGTTCAAAAATTATAGGGCTGATAGGGCAAGATTACAGAATGATTTTGATTTAGCTAAGTCTAAAAAAGATCAAGTTAAAATGAAAGAAGCTTATGATGCACTTGAAGCTTTTGATGAGAAATACATGCATAGAAAGTTCACTAAGGAATACTATGATATACAAAAGATTTGGAAAACAGGAGCTGTTGTAAAAAATCCATTTACCGGGGAAGAAGTAACTGTAGGTGCAAAAGTGGCATTTGATTCTTTCTTAGAAAGACAGGAGTTATTAAATAAAATGAATACTCTTAAGAATGTTCACTTCTTAGAACTTGAAGACTTGTATGAGCTTGGGGATTCAGAAGAACAAACAAAGCTTGAGTACAATAGATTGTTTGATATTTATAATCTAGATGGTAAACCAAAAACTGGTGAAGAGCTTGAAAGAGTTTTGCTTAGAAAAAAACACAGAGAGTTATCAAGAAACATGTATGACTACTCTCCGGATACAGACAGGTTGCAAAAAGACTTAGATAACTTTCATCAAAAACTTTTAGCTAGAAATATCAACCCTGAAGATGCTCCAGCTGAAGGAGAAACAATGAATAAGTATCAGAAAGAGATGGATAGATTCTTTAGAAAGAATTTAAAAACAGCATATACTTCTGATTACTATAAATCTAGACAACAAATCTTTGAGGATATAAGAAAGATAACTGAGAAAGCTGGAGTAAAATCTAAAGTAGCATTAGAGTTATCTGAATTATATAAAGAGAGATATAGACTTGCAAATTCTACTGCAGATGCTAATGGGCAGCCAAATGGGCTAAACTTTACAGCAAATCAAATTGATTTACTTAGAGATATAGAAAATAAGATAGTTGCATTAGAGGAAAGCTATAACAAAAAAACAGGTCTGACAAAAGAGGAGACAGCAAGACTGCAATCTTATATGAATAAGGTTGCTATAAAGGTTGCATTAACACCAGAAGAGAACCAAGACTTCATGACTCTGTATAAAACCAAAAATGAAATGGGTCTTACAGAGCTTGAGATGCAAACACTAAATAGTAAATTTGCTGAGTTAGCTGCATTGAGTGTTAAAGAACCTACTGACTATTATATTGAAGCATTTAATTATGCATTAAGAAATACTGGTCTTCCTGAGATTACAGTAGAAAATGCAGATACTTGGATTAATTCTGATTACTTAACCCAGGCATTAGCAAAAGATAAAGACTTTGCTCAATGGTACACAAGAAATCATGTTGAAAAACAGATTTATGTGAAAGGTGAAGGTATGGCTAATAAAAACTTTAGACTGAATGTTTGGACAATAACCAAACCATCTAATGAAAACTCATATCAAACAACCACATTGATGAATCCAGTAACAGGAGAGTATCAAAAGTATATGGGTGTTCCTGCTGGAAAATATGGTAAGAGTGTGATTAAAAATGAGTTCTTAACAATACCAAGAGGGGCTAACTGGGATCAGTATGTAGGTAAATATATTGATAACAGAGGAAACTTTTTACCACGGGAATATAAACCTGGAGATAGAAATACAGCATATGATAACAAGTATATAAATGAAAAGTATATTGAGTTAGAACGATCAAACAGTGCTGAGTTTCAACTACTTAAGACTATATCTGAAGAGTTTATTAAACTGCAAGAAGGTAAAGCTGTAAACAGTAGACTTTATCTTGATTTACCTAGATTTAGAAAAAGAAGTAATCTTGAGTTTGTACAGTCAGGTGAAACTAAAGAAAACATAATTGAAAAAATTGGTGGGTTTAAAGGTTTATGGAAAACATGGTTTGGTAAAGCTCCAGATGATGTTGAGTATGGATTTAACTTTGATGCTGGTAGCACTCTTGTATCAACAGATTTAGAAGGGAATCCTATAACTAAAATACCAGTAAGAGGTACATATAACTTAGATTCTAAAATGGTATCTAAAGATGTATTAAGAAGTATGTATGAGTATTTACTTTCTCTAAATGAGCAACAAATACTTATGGAAAATGAACCTGTGGCAGATGCATTACTGAGTGTACTTACAAATAATCCAATTAAAGATCTTGAAAAATTAAATAAAGGTGAATTTAAACTTACAGGTAAAAGAAAGTATACTCCAAAAGATGAGAATAGAAGACAGCAAGCCGTTAAGTATCTAATTGATAAAGTATTTTATGGGAAAAGTACTTCTTCTTTTGAAGAAGAAAATCCTAGAACAGCAAAAATCTTCCAAGGAATGTTTAGAAGATCATCAAGAGCATTCATTGCTTTTGATCCACAGTCTGCTATTAAAAACCGTTGGGGACAACTATATCAAAATTCTATTCTTGCTGCAGGAGGTAGATTTGTTACACCAGTTTCATTAGCAAAAGGTAAATTAAAAGCAAAACAATCTGCTACTTATTGGGTGTTTAAAGATGTATATGAAAAAGGTATTAAAACACCTGATATTCAGTTAGTTGAAAGATTTGACCCTGCTCTAAGAACGCATGAGGAATTTGGTAAATCATCATCAAGATCTGTATTTAAGGATCTTTCAGATATGACATATGCATTTGACTTTAGAAGGACTATGGAACTTGAAGCTTCTATGGAGTTATTCTGGGGTGTGATGTATAATAAATATGTAGATCAAAATGGTGAGTCTATTCCATATGCAGAAGCTTGGACATCAGATGAGGATGGAAAGTTGATACTTAAAGAAGGTATTGATCCTAATTATTCATTTGATGAAGTATTTCATTCATTTAAGTTAGGTGAAACTTTAGAAAGTATAGCTAAAAAATATAATATATCTGTTGAAGCTCTTAAATATAGATCTGGTATTGAATCTGTCTCAAATTTAATACCAGGAGAAGAAATAAGAGTGGGTGATGCTTCAGAGTTTAAAAGAATGAAGTTAATGCTACAAGGTGTAAATAAAAAAGTAACTGGTTCACTAGATAAATTTGATACACCACAAGCAGAAAAGTATCTATTATATAGAGCATTCACATTCTATAAAAGATTTGCTACAGGAATGTTCCTTGATAAATATCAAATGGATACAACAGCTGGAAATAAAGGAGGTTATGTCTATAACTGGGATACGCAAACACTTGAAAAAGGATATTATATTCAAGCATTTCAAGCTATTTATAAGTTAATAAAAAGTATTGGTAGAGATTGGGCTATTCTTACTCCTCAAGAAAAAGTTGCAATGACAAGAGTGCTGGCAGAGGGTGTGTTATTATTCTTACTTGGAATGATAGTAGGTTCTTGGTGGTTTGATTGGGATCCAGAAGATTCAGATAGGTATAAACAAATGAAAAGAGATAATGCAACTTGGTCAGGTTATTTTGGCAATCATTTAATGTACTTATTAATTACTACAAAATCTGAAAATGAGGCATTTTTACCTTTAATAGGTATTAAAGATCAAATGTCATACTTTGGAACTACAACTATTGCAACCGCAAATACAATAGATATGTATATTAAAATTATGTTTGATTTGTGGAACATAGCTACAGATAATCCTGATGCTATATATTCTAAACAAGATCAAGGCCCATATTTCTGGCAGAAAAAAGGAAGGTATAAACTATGGAATCATATTGGTAGCATGTATGGTATTAAAGGTAAAAATAAAGATGCTATGTGGGCAGTTAAGAAATTTGAACAATATGAAGCAACTAAATAAATAAACAATGGCAAAGGCAACAACAACTACAACAAAAGTATACAGCAAGCCTAAAGTCTCAAGACCTGGTGTTCATGCAAAAACCAAATCATCTAAGTCTAAGAATAGCAAGCTGTATAAGAAAGGTTATCGGTCACAGGGCAGATAAAAAAAAAGGGAGAACCCGAAGGCTCTCCCATTTATTCTTCTTCACAACAGTCACAGTCTTCTGACTCTAGTTGTCCGTACTCATTATCAAACCAATCTCTAGCATCCTTTTTGTTAGGTTCATCTATATCTCCTGAAGCCATTGCTTCTGCTCCAGCCATATAGGCTTCAATCATTGCTTTCCTGAATGTTATTGGATGCATGTTAATCTACTTTAATAAACTTACTTAAATCTGGTCTGAAGTATCCAGGACCTTTTAATATCTTATTATCCTCTCTAAGTATAGGTTTTCCATCCTCACCTAGTTTACTCATATTACTAGCATGTATTTCATCAAATACTTCTTCTATAATATTCTGCATACCATGTTTAAGAATAGTTCCACATAAGATATATAACTGGTCTCCCAAAGCATCTGCTATTTCTACTAATGAGTTTTTGTCACATGCATCAAGGTATTCATCATTTTCTTCAGCCATTAGTTTATGTCTTAGTACTACTTCATCTGGTCCTAAATTTTGTGACCATGTTCCATTTTCTTGTCCAAAAGCTTCATGAAACTTTTTTACTTTAGTTAATTGTTTTTCCATATTGTAAAGTTAAAAAAAAAGGGGACACATTTCTGCATCCCCTGGATTGTATTAACCTGTTTTATTATGATTACAGGATTTTTAGAAAAAGTCTGGGGTGTTATCCTTTTCTTCTTCAGTTTCATTAAAGTCAAGATCAAAATCATCTTTTAGTGCAAATTCATCATCAAAGTTTGCAGTAACCACAGGTGCTTCAAAAGTATTACCTGCTGGGTCAGTATAGTTAACTACACCTTCTGCTTCAAATTGAATATGATCTTCTTCAGTTGGCTCAAGACTTAATACATCTTCCTTAGCTTCAGTAATATCTAGGATGATTTCTTCTGACTGGTGCAAAACCTCTTCAGTTTCTACCTCTTCTTGCACCACTTGATTATCAGACTCTTGCATTTTTTCAAGAACTTCTTCAATTGGTAAATTTCTCACACCTTCAGCACTTACAGCAATACCAGATACACCAAAAATAAGTTCATCTTTTAAAGCTTGTTCTGTAACTTCAGCAATCTGATCTAGAATATTAGTTTGATTTGGATCTTCATATAAAGGATCTACAACTGGTGCACTTAAATTAATAGGTGGTGCACTTACAGATTGAGGTGGTGCACTAAAATCACAAATTGTCCCTATAAAGTAATGCAAAATTCTTTGGTCTTCCATCCATGTCTTAGGATGTGATGACTGTAATGCATTAGTTACAAAGTTATAGAAGGCCCATAAACTATCAGTATTCTTAAATACTTGTTGTGGTCTCTTCATTTGATCTCTGATCATACTAGCCTGCTCAGTAGTAAGAATCTCATACTCAGCAAATAGTACACCCAAAAGCTGAGACTGTTTTCTCTTATTCAAGCTTACTACTTCCATAGCAACTTTATCAGAACATAGCTGATTATAATACATATATGCATTAGTGATATAGTCATCAATAGTGGCTTTTGTCTCCGTATCTGCAGTACCTGTGTGTTTTCTAACCCAGCTACCAACTTCTCCAGACATCATAACAGATCCACTATTGTTTATATAAGCTCCTACTACACATTTAAACTTTACTTGTTTATTATAACTGTTTGTCCATGCAAACATCATTGACAACTCAGGGTCATTGTTGAAATTCAACTTATAAATTCCTTGAGCTATTTGTCCATCAGCAGTACATCTGTACTCCTCATCTACAATACCAAACCCTGCATTAGCAAGGGCTTGATAAGCATAATCAATAACAAACTGGTGACTAATCACTGTATAAGTAGTACCATGATTTGGTAATGGTACACTTATTAAGTTTGCTTTTGTTGTGTGTTGTATTTTCTTTGGCATTTAAAATAAACTTAATTGATTTACATTTGGTTCTAAACCTTCTATTTCTTTCTTAATATTCTCAAGATAATATTTGTAATTAATCTCATACTCATCAAAGTCCATATCATCTATGTGGTTGATATAAATTTGCTGGAGCCATTTGCCGGCCTCAATATTTATCTCCCTACCATCAGAGTTATTAATCTTCATGATCTTAGATCCCGTATTACATACATAATATCTTAGAGTGTGTTGTAGTTCTTTTTCCCTATACACACCATTTACAATAGATCTTTCTACATATTTCCAATCACCCTTAATCTTCTTGCCTCCACAGTAATCAAAGATATTTCTGTTGGACTTGAGATAATCCTCAGGCTGGATACCTTCTACAAAATATGCATGCAAAGTTTTAGGTATAACTAAAAAACTTTTATTCTTGTGCAGAGCCAAGTCAGCATACTCAAATCTACCTTTGCATTTAGACTTACCATCTTCAGTAACAGCAATGTAATTATTTACATCACCTAGTACTAGTTTACTATATGTATCATGTTCTAGTTGTAGACTAGTCATCTTCTCCCATATCTTGCAAATCTCCATATACTTGTCCATCTGGTCCCTTGGAATCATAGTTTCCAAACCATCTGTATTTTGCATTAGTGGAATTGCACCCGGGATACCTTCACAAATCATCTCATACAACATAGTAAGACTAAGCTGACCATTAATAGTAATCTTCATAGTAAACTCAGGATCATACAGGAAACTGTTCTCATCATTGCTGAGACCATAAGTTGAATTTAAAATAATCTTATATACATAGTTCTTTGGGTCCTTTTTGGGTATAACCTTTCTCTCATCAAAGAACCATTCATACTGAGTACAAAACTCTTCTTGTGGTAAATGTGCCGGAGCCCATCTATTTCTAATAGCTAGATTAGGGTAAAAACTTGTAACATCTGAAGTCATGATAACCATGTCTTCTGTTGCATTATATACCCTACTTGCTCTAGCACCATGAATACCACCAAGACCATAGTCTGTTTTAACTCCCTTATACTGTACAGAATACTTAAATCCACCTTTTGTTTCACCAGTGTGGATAACCACATCCTGGAACTTTTTAAGGAGATGTTGAAATGTTGCTGTCTCAAAGCTTATATAAGGTAGTATGATATCTTTTACAACAATCTGCTCCCTCTTAGTTCTCATCTGACGGAGATCATACTTCTTGATACCAGTTTGTTTACTAAGGAAATGTAGAAACAACTCTTTAGCTATCCTTGGTTCAGAGGCTGAGAATAAATCAATACCATATTCTTCAGTAAGTGCTCTTCTTAACTCAATCTGACCCTTACTCAAACTCATGATTTGCTTAGTAGACCGGACATCATTAATACAATAACCTACAATAGATGCTATTTGACCTTCTGTAACTTCAGTATAGTGTGGAATAGGCATATCTTTTATGTTCTTCCAATCCATTGTATACTGAATCCACTTCAGGCTTGATCTTTTAGCTGGGTTATCCCAGTGATTAAGCTTAAATACATCTATCTGTCTGATATGTAAGTCTCTAGAACCAAATTCAGCAAACTCACCACCATTACTTCTTTGAATAGTAGCTTGTGCTTTCTGATAAATAAACCTAGCAATAGTCTCACCATCTTGTTCCAGTAACTGTTCTTTATTCCGGAGAATATGTTCAGTAATCTGACTGTCAAAAGCAAGACCATTAAAGCTAACATGCCATTCTTCAAGAGTTATATTTCTCTCAAGGAATGTTACCAGTTCTAGTATATCATTTTTTGATTTATGACAGATAAAAACTTCTCTGTGCTCAGACTTTACATCCTCAAAGACTCCCAAAAAACAATTGGATAAAGTCTCCCAGTCCATGACCCAGTGGGTCCTATTTATATTTCCCATATCTTAGTTCAGTTAAGCTGTTCCCCCGTTTAATTAAATAAAAAAGAGGGTGTTTGGTACCCACCCTCTCTTTAAACTAATTGAAAATGTTTATGCAGGCTCCAACAACATAAACTTCTTATAGTCAAACTTCTTAGCATTAACTGCAAATAGTTTGATAACTTCATCTATTGCATCCTTGTCTTCTACATAAAACTCTTGAAACACTTCAATCTTGTGTCTCTCTTGTTTCATACCTTTTGTACCAGCTACCGGTTGACCATAGTCATCTACTTTTGGTAACATATGTAATGACACTTTTCTAATCTTAGAAATCACTACAAATACCTTAGTATCTGGGTCCATGATACACTCCACATAAGGACAAGACTCAGTAATAGGAATCATTCTGAAAGTTTGCTTGTCATTCCATGTGGATTGTACAAGCATCATTGTGTTTTCACTCATTTTTTTGTTGGTTTAATTTTTTACAAATTTACTGTTTTTTCTATATTTTCCAAGTTTGCAACTTCCAATACTAAATTTTCCTTGTCTAAGTTTGGTTTATCACATAACTCACCTACTTCTTTTAGTAGTTCAACATTCACACTTAGCAAATTTGCATATGTTTCAAAATGTTTTTCAGGAAATAAATAGCTAGCAACATATGTATAGTTACCAGACTTTGAATCAAAGAAGTTTAATATTTTACGCTTTATATCATAATTTAACTTACTGTATCTTCCATATACTAAATGGAACCAGTTATATTCTAAATCAGAAAAATCAAATGTGAATATACTTTTATCACCAGCTGCTATATAATCACAAAGTCTAGAGTGTTTAAGTAAAACATTCTTTTCAAAGTTAATATACTCAACATCAGTGCGGGTGTGATAAACACATATTAGTTTCATATCCTCAGGAGTAATAGTATTATTCCAACCCAAATAGGTTTCTTCTGGAACAACACTTGTGCCCCTTTTAATGTCCAAGAGCGGATACAAAAATATCTTGGACTTCTGAAAGTACTTCTTATAAAGCGCATTAATAACCATAAGTTCTACAATTTAATATTACCAACTGCAAGATCAAATGGTAAGTCATATCTCTTCTGTGTATAATGCCACTGGGCTATTTGTATAACAGATTTGAAATCACCCTTCCACTTGGTCATTGTTTCTGCAGAGACTTGGAAAGGATAAACTAAATTGTATTTGTCAATCACAATAAAGGTTACTTGCACCTGCCAATCTCTAGCATCTGGTTTGTCTTTCAAGAACTTATCTGAAGCTAGAATAGTATAGATAACAGCTTGTATCCAATACTTATAGTACTCAACAGCTTCCGGGAAATCCTGAATTGACTTGCCAGTAGTTTTGAGGTCATTGATGAATATCACCTTTGCCTCAGTATCAACTACAACATTGTCAAGAATTCCGTGAAAACCAAAAGGTAATTTGTCATGATCAACCCTAATAGGCAACTCATTATAGGTCTCAATGTGTGCGTCTTCCTCAGTTATATCTAGTGCTAATAAAGATCTTATGTCTTTATTACTCTTTAGTATCTCTACCTGTGCTCTGCAGCCATCCAAAGTAGGTTGATCAACTATTGATTTGTCTAGACTGTTCTTAAGGAATTCAAAATACTCTTTGTGGTCATCAGTAAGAATCTTGTCAAGTCTTTGCTGATCTGTTTTAAGATTTTGATAAAGATTTGCTGTGAGTAGCTGTGTGAGTATATCTTGTGAGTAGTCTTCCAAAATTAATGAATTATTTCCATATCCAAGATGTACTCTAAAAATATTATCAATAATTTTCTTTGGGTTATCACTGGGTAGTTTCCCAGGCATACTAATAAATTTATCATCATATGCTTCTGGCTCAAAGAGTAAACAGTGTAGGACGCTCCCTCCTACAAGGTGAGCATCCTTACTGTCTTCCCGCTGGTTGAGCACATAATGATTGTAAAACATAGCAGGTGAATAAAGTAGCTTATTCAACCCACTATAGCTAAAATAAAATTTCTTCTGATAGAATTTTTCTATTTCATCAGAACCATTCAAAGTCATCATCTTTAGTTTGTGTTGTTTGATTATTATCTGTCTCTTCTTCAGGTTCCGGGCTTTCCTCTTCTAACTCTATTAACTCTGACTTGAGTTCATTTCTAACAATATTAGTAAATGCATCTTCTATGTCTTCATCAGTAAGTTCTTCTTCCTGTGCAGCATCATTGCACACATGAGTTGGTCCCACTAAATCATCAAGGTTTCCATGTAGTTCAGGAAAAGTTTCTAATTCCTCTTCTGGAGTATTAACAACTTCTGGTTGATAATCTTCAAGCACCTTGTAATTATAATTAGTATTTAATAAAGCTAGTGTGTCTTCATTAACAGTAATTGTTTTTACTCTGAAGTACTGATTATTACCACCTCTTTCTATTTCAGTGTAGTATCTAGACATTAAAATATTAAGCATATCTACAGTAAGCACACCTTTATTAGTTAAGCTATGCATGATATCATTCATATTAGTGCTCATACTACTTTCTTTGTCAAGATAACTTAGTAAACCCTTGAAATTCACATGTTTTTTTGTAGGAGAATTATACATAGTACTACTAAACTCCTTGAATAATATCTCTAAATACAAGAGACTTTCTTTATAGTTTGAGTTTGCCATAATCTCCATAGCTAAGATATGATTATCTGAATCTGAACTCTTAAACATATCAGCTATTTGGTCATACATAGCTGCATCAATAGTTACAGCATCTTCACCATTTACATGTACTAGTAAAGCATCCTCACTCCATATCTCTTTATCTATCATATTTTTAAAGTCCTCTTCATGGTCTGAATCAACACTATAAACATAAATGTTATCAGTATCCTCACATAGGCTAGTATCTTTCATTGCCTCATAAAGTGGGTGATCTGAATCACAGTTCCATCTGAGTAAACTAATTAAGTTTTTCTGAAGAATAATGTGTTCTAAATCATAAAACTCAAAAGCTTGTTTAACTTTTTCCATGTAATATTCATCTACATGGTCTTTTACAAGCTCCATAAAATCAAGAAAGTCCTTTGTTTTAGCAATGTATTCATATGACCTGTTTACCATTCTTGGATAGGATGAATTACCACCAAATATATGTGTAGCATCTTCTATATTTCTTACATTTCTTACACCATGTTTTAAAGCCATGTCTTTCAACTTTATTCTTGGAATGTTAACACCCGGCAAGAAATAAAATTTATCTCCCTTTGTAGGAGTGTAATCTTCATTTTTATAATTAAACACAGGCTCTTTTATACTAGCTACTTTTGTATCTATATAAACCATAACATCATTACCTGAAAAGTCAATGTTTACTTTTAAATATAATTTCATAATTAAATATTAAAAAGGGGAGAATCACCTCCCCTTATGTTTGTTTTAATTTATTTTATGCTCCTTTTGGTGGGGAACAGCTTGATGTTTGCTTTACTTGACAGCCATCTTCACCACGTCCTGATTCATCATGAGCTGACTGAATCGGACTTTGTTACCATTAACAATCTCTTTGACCATATAATATCTAAGATCATCAGTGAATGCTTCACAGTCTGTAGTAAGTTTAGCTATCCTGTCAATAATTGGTTTACTGATTGAACCTTTGTCAGCTAAAGCAAGTGAATAGTTAATCACCCTAGTTGCAATAACACTAGAGATATCAGCACGGAACTCATCATCCTTACCAACTGCATTAGTAAGAGAGTTCATAACATACTGCTCATCTTTAGTCAAGATATCTTCAGGACTGATTATTCTATCTAGTTTGTTATTGATGAACATAGTAAACATAGAACTAAAGTCCACACCAACAGAACCTTCACCAATCATTTGAATTAAAGGCAAGTTATCCTCAAACTTAGGTATAGAACTGATAGAGTCAAAGAACTTAGTAATAATCCTAGCATTTACATCTTTAGTAACTACTTCTGGATGCATCAGCATGAAGTTGATTGCACGACCATCTACTCCATCTTTTTCTGCCCATTGAGCCCATACATCAACATCAAATTTAAAATCAACAGAAATATATCTAGTCTTTTGAGCTAAATCCTGACTAGTCACCATATACTCACCATCATCTGGATTCTGAGATAATACAATTGTCCAATTCTTAGGTAACTTCCAAGAAATATACTCTTGTCTATCTAATAATTCCATACAAGCTTGGGTAAATCTAGTATCTGCCCGGTTAAAATCATCAACTAATAAAATACCACCCTCACCTTTGCCTTGAATCCATTCAGGAGCAGCATAAGCCATTCTTTTACCAACAATCTTATATCCCTTTTTTATTGCAGAATCAATTTGTTGTTCAACAATCCAAGTAGTTTTACCTTCTGCATTTGCAATTTGAAATTCTTTCACTGGAAAACCAACAATATCTCCAATTTCTTCAACCTGAGCAAGATTAATTTTAACTAATTGTAAACCAAGCTCCTGAGCTAGTTCAATTATACTAGAAGTCTTACCAGTACCAGCTTCACCAGTTACACTAACAGCTACAGGTACTTTACCTTTGCCTTGGATAAATTTATTATTTTTAATAATGTGAGTTAAAAACTCTTTCAACTCTCTAGAATTTAGTTGCACATTTGCATTTTGCATTTTCTTTGACATAATTTTGTTTTTTTAAAGTTCAAGTTTTATCACCTTACCAGGAAGGTTTCTATTCATATATGATCTTTCTGACAAAACCCAAAGAGTATTACCTCTAGGTTTTACATCTACAGTACATTCACCATCAGTAAAATATACCAAGCTAGTGTACTTTTTCATGTTTGCATTAAAATATTCTATAACAGGGTTAAATTCCGTGCCCCCACGGCCTTGTACAGTCATCTCAAATTTACCCTTATAAGATTCTATAGATCTTATTACAGTATCACACTGTATAATAGTTATCTCTACACCATTTTTATAAATATGATATATCTCATTCATAAATTCTTGTAACTCATCATCACTAACAGATCCAGATGTATCTATAGCAAGTAACATGTGTTGTCTCATCTTTACTTTAAGACCAGGACTATCAGGAAACTTTCTGTTTTCTTTTCTCCGGATTTTCTTAGTAAATACCTTAGTACTTACACCAGTAAATCTCCGGATAAACCCTTTCCAGTCAAATTTAGGAGGTACTATTTCTTCTACAATAATTACCCCCTCAATCTCTCCAGGAACAGTACCTCTTTTCTTTTCAGTTTGTTCCTTAGCATCACCAAGAACCTTTTGTAATTGTTTATCAATTAACTTCTGTTCTGCCTCAGTCATGTCTTCAAACTCTTCCCAGGTAGCATGTTCATCAAGTTCACCATTTGCCATAGCATCTAGTAACTCATCCATAGGTTCATTACCACAAGTACCATTCTTTTCTTTCTCATCTTGAAGATCTTTCAGTTTGTCATAATAATATCTACAACCAGCTTTTCTATCAAGATTAAGATCAGCATAATTATCTATATCAATACCACCTTCAGGTAGCCATTCCTTAGATATATACTGATTGATTTCCATATCCATTGCAACATTTGCAAGTTTCTTATCACTAAACTTAAAGAAAGTAGTAAGATGTCCAAATGCAATATGTAGCAATTCATGTTTAAGTAAACCAAGTCTGTGGTTATCACTAAGAGATTCCCAGAACTCAGGATTAACAGTAAGCTGATAATTAATATTATTCTTGCTTACACCTGCAGTTGGAACTCTTCTAGCATCCCAGACTTTGTTTAGAGCAATAAGAAAGAACCCATAAAAGGGCTCTTTCAGCATTAACTCTTTTGCAATTTTACTAAGACTTTGTTGTCTGTCCATCATCTCTAAATTTAATATCTATTTCAAATTTGTCTGTAGGATAACCAATGGACTCTAACATCCTTGACATATCTCTAATAAAGAATTCCATAAATAGCTCAACCGAAGCTTTAGAACCTTTGTGTTTTGTAATCAGACTTAAAGTCTTAGGACTACTAAGTGGTACTTCACTTACAAATGTATTTTGGAGTCTCATTGCTATTTTATTACAATTTGCTAACCAATTATCCATAGCATGTCCACCATACTTATAGAGAACTAATAGTTCTCCTATATACTTCTCAAAATCAACATTCTTTAGAGACTCAAATGCTATAAGATGGTTATCTGCATCCTCAGATTGCAACATCATAAGCAAGTTTCTTGTCTCTTCTTTACTAAAAATCATCTTTGCCATCAGTCTTCTTTTTTATCATTTGTAATTTCTGCATATTTAACAACAGCTTTTCTTAAAACAGCAATTAATTCCTCTTTATTTGGTCTAGTAACTGATCCAACTACTCCTATTGAATATGCTACTTCTATTGCATCTAAATGTTCTTTAAGAGTAAATACTTTTGGCTCTTTCATCAGTCTTCAATTTTTAAAGTTTTTATTGCCCATTTTTCAGGCTTACCAGACTCAATCATAGTAACCCATTCTTTTGCACTTGGAATATATCCATTGCAGTCTTCTTTTACATGTTGTTCTGCAACATATCTTGTATATACAGTCTTGCCATCTGAGTTAATAAAACTTTTTCCAAACACTCTTTCACACTCAAATATACCTTCTGAATGATGTCTAAACATTCTGTGCATACTATGACCTACCCAAGCCTTAGTTTCATCTAGCCACTCATGAATAGCTTGATAATCAGATACTTGACCTTTCCATTTTCTAACAGATGTTTTACAATGTTCTAAAGGATGTGCCATTACTTCTTTTTTAAGTGTTCCATAACTCTTTCCCAGTAAGTTCTGTTTTTCATTAGACCATCTCTAAATGGTGCCAATGCATGGGTTGCTGCTGCAGATTTTAATGCTTCTTCTTTAGCTTTTTCAACACCATGTAGTTTTACTGCATAATCATATAACTCTTTAGCTTTATCTTTTTCTGTCATTCTTCTTCTGCTTTATCTAGAATACTACCATCGTGAAAATAACTCTCATGGTCAGTAATTCTAATATTATTATTAATAATATATTTACCTGAAGGAACACAGATACATAAATCTCCCCAACCACCTTCATTATTCCACCAATCTTCTATATCATCAAGAAGTTTGTTTTCTGCAAATGTTTCAAGCTCCATAAAAAGATCATGATCAATATTTAATAACTTTGAATCATCTTCCCAATCTTCTATATTATCATTTACATCTTCTGGAGTTTCACAAGGTTTTTTTGTATAACCTATCCATTCTATGGCACCGGAGTCTCCTCCACCATCATATTTTACTTTAACACCTGTAATACCAAAATCAGCCAACCTAAATAGGAGGCTTGTTAATTCTACTTCTGTCATAATTATTTTATTTTATCTTAAAGAAGCGGCCCAGTATATTACCATTCAAATACTCATCTTTTTCAAGAACCTCTCTCAAAAACTGATACTTAGTTTCAAAATATGTGAGTTCCATCTTGGAAAAACATATCTTGACCATATACCTTTTGATTGGTACACCAGCTTTGTGAGCTTCTTTAAGAACTGTATTACTACTATAGTAATTCTGATAACTAGCCTTAGAAACAGTCTCATATTTCTTGTTTCTTTTATCTGTCATCTGAGCAACAGCTCTTTTACCAAACTTCTTTTTTGTAGTAGAATAAAAATTCTTCTTACCTACATACCTTACAGACTTACCATCAATAATGGCTTCCATCTCATACACAAATCCTACAGCTCCTTCAGGAATCATACTGTTAGTAAAGTCTTTACCTTGATATATCCAACTCATTTGTGTCTGTATCTTTTCATGTCCCAATCTGCTACAGTGTTTACCATAGTAGCTAATATATTTGTTGCTTCTTGCATAGATCTTGCTTCAAAACTTAATCTAGCTTTTGTTATTCTATGTCTAAAAACATAATCATACATTGGATTTTTCATAATGCTTGTTTTAATAGTGGAAATAATACTTCTCTTACTTTATCTATACCATGTACCTTAACTGAGTCAGAAAGATCTTTCTCCAAAGGTAACACTATATAGCTAAATCCATACATCTGAGCATATCTTTGAGCAGCTTTAATACCCGGCCCATCATTGTCAAATAAGACAACAATCTTCTGGTACTTCAGCTTTAGTTCTCCAATAGCTCTTTCTCCAATCATAGTATTCTCACTGTCCGGAGCAATAGCCTCAATATTACTAATACCTAGTTTATTGAATGCCATAAGATCCTTTAGTGAAGATGTGATAATAAGATACTTGCAATCATACTTCAACTGATCTGTGCCCTGAATATAGTTCTCCACTTTGATAAACTTCTTCTGTGTACTCTTGGGCATGTAGATTTTATACAAGCTACCATCATTTCTAAAATAACCATAGGTATGGGACTTTCTAAATGTATGTGAAGTTATATTACCATCCTGTTCAGTTTTGCTCATAGTAAAGAAAGCTAGAGGAACTACATTATATCTATCAAGCATTCCAGACCCAATCTTAAAACCTATCCAATAAGTCTGATCAAAATTATTCCAGTGTCTCATTTCATAATCTACTACCTTATACTTATCATGAAACATAACAGCTTCTGGTGTATATTCAGTATTATTTTCAAGATACTTTTGATAGTCAAGAAGTATTTTGTTTGTAGCTTGTCCTCTTGTGGACATGTTAAATAAATACTTTACCAACTCAATACTATCTCCCTGATAACCAGATGAAAAGTCCTTGAATTTATAGAATCCAGAGACCACATCAAAATAAACAAACATGGATGGAACTTTATCCTTGGCATTAAATGCAGATAGCATTTTTACATCTTGACCTGTTAGCTTTTCCTTCAGGTTAAGATAATATTCAAAGACCCATTCCCTGGGGACTTGTTGTAAATCAGTAATTAAATTCTTTGTTGAAATCATACTACCTAGTTTAAAAATTAAGGGGGAAGCTATTTCTAACTCCCCCTATAACTTATTAGTCTAGGCTGAAGTCAGAAGATGTTTTAGTAGGAGTTGTGAAATCATCATCATCTCCAAAGCTTTTTACTTCTTTTGTCTCTAATTTTTTCAAATGTTTGGATTCATCAAAAGTAATAACTTTTCCTTCCTCTACTCCACCATAAGCATACTTTTTATTTTCTCCTTTTGGCAACCACATATCATAGTTTGTATAACCTGTCTTACCTTCATATTCTCTACCAGCAATACAGAACTCAAGAAACTTATCTTTGATAGGTGCAGTAGCATTAAATGCCTCTACAAAATCTTCAATAGTATCATGCTTACCATCTTGTTCAGTAAACCACTCATTGATTCCTGCAGTTTTACATAAACCTTGTAGAAAAATCAAGATAGATCTATCTCTCTGAATCTTAATACCTGTTTTAGTTTCACCATCTGCATATGCATACTGGCTAGCTTTAACTTTACCAATTTGACCAGCATATCTACCTTTGCTTTCATCATCTTTATCAAGCATAAAGCCCTCAAAACCATCAATAGGTTGTGTTTCCACATGCAAAAGCAAGTGTTTTGCACCATCAATGAATTTAAAATCCTCCAGCTCCACATAATTAATCTTTAACACATGATTTCCCGGAGAAATTGTTTTAGGTAGTCCATTACCACCAGTTCCTAAGTCAGTTGTACTTAATCCCATTGTTTTTTATTTTTATTTGTTATTATACATAAATTTTATCCCAGTGAAACTCTAATTCACCCTTTTCATTCATCTCAGTTACTACTATCTCTTCATTACGGAGATGTTCTGGTCTTGCACCACAAGTAACTTCTTCATTAGTCTTAAAGCTCAGAATAGTTTTGTTACCCTTACGGTACATGTACATTATCTTCAAATTAATTTGCAAAATTAACCCCGTTTATTAAACTGCTTAACATTTCTGCTAAGATGAGACTATATCTTCTTCCTTGTTAGGAAGGCTTCCTTTTCCACTACCATTAGCTTGCAGTGTACTCCCCTTTGGGATAGTCGTTGAACCTTTTATAAATAAGTTTTCATATACTTGCTTTATCCAAAGGACCCATTCATCATATGAATAGTTCTTTTTAGCAAAATTACATTTTTGACAGCAAGGAACACAATTATTTAGCATATAACCAATATTATTGTCCTTTCTATCTATACCATTATATACAAACTCAGATGTATCTTTAAATTTTCTTTTATGTCCTTTAAATGTATTTGCTGGAACAGCATTACAATAATGACAGTTTTGAACTACAAGTTCTTTAAATTCATCTAAATTAATATCAAAAGTATAATTTCTAAGTAAAGCTTGCTTTTGGTAATTCATGTAAACTTGATAAAACATTGCTGTAAAAAGAGGTTTAGAACTTCTTTCAACTATTTGTTCAATATTATAACAACCACAAGATTTACTTGCCCCAGATTTAACTGAATAACCAGTAACTTTTTTAATATTTCCACAATCACATTGGCAAATATATCTTTTTGTAGATTTTTCCCAATGAAGCACTGTCCATCTATTAATTTTTGTTCCTGGTTCTAAACTTAATTTACTCATATTTACTTATTTATAACTTGGCTGCTGATTGTCTTCACCTTTCAGTGGTCAGAGTTCCCAGCAATTAAAAAGCTTTTTCAATCTATATTACTATAGAAAGTGGCTACTAATTTAACCAATAGCATCAGCATTAGCACAAATCAAAGACTTTATTTTACCAGTTAAGTCTATGTTAGCAGACATAACCATCTCACCCTTATCATCAACTACCTTGTCTTTAATATGACCAGATAAAATAATGTGGGGAGCTAAGGTATCAATAAAATCTAAAACTTGGAAGAATGCTTGACGGATATATAAATAACCAGCACCATTTGGTAGTGTAGTTACATTGTCTCCATCATAGTTCTTTCCCATCGGTGTCTGACGGTAAAGTTTTATTGCAAGAGGTTGTATCATATCCTCTAATGCAGTTACAGTATCTACAGTAACATACTTATAAGGATTATCAGCTGCCTTGATAGCTTTACCAGCATCAAGCAACTCTTGCAAAGTATTAACTTTAATCTTTAGAGCTTCAACATAATCAGAACCACTCTCCAAATCTAGGATTAAATTGTCATCAAGACCAGCATATGCTGTTGTCTTACCAGTCTTAGGCTTGGAATAAATAATCATTCTCTTTGGATTCTGTCTTTCAGCCTTTACTTTTTTAGTTGGGAGTACTATACTCATAATTCACTTTTTGTTTGTTTAATCAGCTCATTTAACCAAGGTCTAGCACTAACAGGCTTTATCAGCATGATAGCTGCAAGATCTCTAATAGTAATTTCTGACAATGGCGCATCTGCAATCTCTTCATTAAGAAGAATCTCTCCCTTATTAGAAGGAAACTCCTCTTCAAAATCAGGAAATAATGACAAGCTTTTCTGTAACTTAGGTAAAGAATCTTCTTTCTTAGCTTCCTCCTTTCTCTTCTCATAAAGAGCATAAGTTATCTCAGTACCATCTTTAAGAACTGCAACTAACTCAGATGTAGGAACAGTATAAAGTTTAAAAGGCTCACCTTTAAAGTTTGTACCTTCTTTTGTTTCATACTCCTCACCATAGAATGGATTAGCTTTGTACTTAAATAACTGTCTGTCCTCATTAAAAGGTGTTACATCTGTTACAGTACCTTTGTCATCAGTAACATTGTCATAGAATTCAATATAGATATCCTCACCTTTGCTGATCTCAGATTCAAATAACTGCACTTGTCTACCAAATTTACCTTTCTGGAAAAAGGCTGTTTTAATTATAAAAAACGGATCTGCAAGACCCAGCTTTTTAAAAGTCTCAATGTGTTCTACAAAGAACTCTTTTTCTCTTTCTTTTCTTATATTCATACTTAAAATTTACTGTGTTGATACTTTTTTAGTTGCACATGCTGGAGTAGGTATCTCTACTATTCTCATCTGCTCTCTGTCAAGTTTAAAGAAACTTATCCTTGTGGTACCATTTCTTGATTTCAAAAAGTGAAAGACTAAAATATCCTCATCATTTATGATATATCTGTCTGGACCATACTGTCTTATTTTTCTCAGAGAGGGTTTGTTTATACCCAGCACAACATCTGCATGTTGCAATAATGCATCTGACCCATAAATATCTGAGTCTAATACATAATTACCATAATCACCATCAAGGGCTCTCTTGGGATCATCTATATTTCTATTTAACTGGCTGAGGACTACAAAAGCTACTGGATACTTTTTCTTTAACATGGTGAGTGCTTCACCTAAAGCTCCTAACATTTCAAATTTATCTTTTTGTCCCTTACCATTTTTAAATAAAGCTGAGTGATCTATTGCAACAAGCATATTAGTGTACTCCCTTTTCTGATTACCATCTGCATCCACAGTTAACTTAGAATGCTTTTGCATTTGGTAATGTATAGTAGCACACATTTCATCTACAGTACAAGCATCATAGACTACATCTATTATATCCTTGTGAGCTGTATTATCATAATAGTCTTGACATTTTGCATAAAGAGCCTTATCAATCTTCTTACCCTTACTCATCAGGGTGTTGTAATCAGCACCTGTATTCAGACTAAATTTTCTTATACCACTGGTCTCATCAACCATTTCCATCTGAAACTTTAATATACGGAATCTTTGATCTCTGTTCATCTCAATAATGTCACTGATCAGCTGTTCCATAAATAAAGTCTTTCCGGTACCAGGTCTAGCACCAACTACGGTGATAGTTCTCCATTCTAATCCATCACAAAAGGCATCATTAAATTTGGGCCAGGCACTTCTTAAAGATTTTATATCTCCCCGGCTCCTAGCTGCCATCTTAGCTAATGCTTTATACAAAGCATCTCTTTCACTTACAGGTTGTAGTGGCTGTGCACCATTAAATAATTCTGCCATATGTTTATGTATTAGTTAAATGTTTGTTCTTAGCATAGTTATAGAAACTATGTACAACTGCCATGATTACTTCAATTATCAAATACTGCCATATATTCACATCTACAATAAATGTATCTATAACAGTAAAGCAAAATAAAGACCCCACCACAGCAATCATAGTCAGTTTTAGATTTGTCATACTACTTTCTCACTAAAATATACTTGTTCTTCATCATCACCACTTCTAATTATCTCACAGTATGTTGCTAAATCAGATTCAAAAGACTTATCTATGTTTTGCTTTCTTATGAAATACTGTGCAGTTCTCATAAACTCATATCTTCTTATGCTAAATTCATCTACATACTTTTCTGTGGCCTTAAATATCTCCTCCCAATCATAATCATAAGTCTCAAAGAACCATCTAAATGGTGCTTCAAGATTCTTAGCATTAACCCTGGCATATTTACCAGATGAGAGTTTCTTATTAGGAAATATTTCTACATATTTCTCTATATTTCTTACAAAGTCTTGCCCCATTAAATCTTGTGAAGTTTTCTTCTTGGTTCTCTTAAAGTAACCATTAATTTCTTCCATAAAGATAAGACTTTTACTTGTTAATTCCAAGTTTTCTGTTAGCCAATGATCCGTTTGCAGTCTCTTGCATTCTAATTCTTTGTTGACAGATTTATGGGGAACAATTTTCTCTCTTATACAATGTAAAACATAGTAAGTATTGGGTGTTAATCCTTCCTGAATTAACCTTGTAAATATATCTGTCATATCACCATGTTATTATATTACCTGTTGTGTTAGTTACAATAGAAGAGATCTTATTAAATACATTATCTGAATCCCATTTAGATCCGTTGTAAGCTGCACTTGCCGGATGCTTTACCATAAACTTATACTCTGTACTTGTAGTAAGCTCAGACCATTCTTCAGCTTTCTTACCCATGTACACATAAATAAGTCCAGGGTTGTAGCTATTAAGCCAGTCTAGCAGATAAGCAGTAAACTTTCTCCATATATCATAGTGACTACCTATTTTATCTACTTCAACTGTAAGAGCTGTATTAAGCATAAGTATACCCTGATTAGACCATCTACTAAGATCTACATCTTCACTCACTGTATGACCATTATAAACTGTCCTGTTTACTTCCTCAAGAATAAATCTAATGCTAGGCTGTGCCTTACCTGTATTACTACAACTAAATGATATTCCATCGGCTACACCAAGTTGTGCGTAAGGATCTTGTCCGATAAATACAACTTGTAACTTATCATAAGGACATTCTTCAAATGCTCTGAATACTTGTTTAAGTGGTGGGGTAAATCTTTTACCTTCCTGACTTAGTGTGTATAACCTAGTAATTATATCATCAAAGTCACTACTAAATATAAAAGATTTAAAAACTCTACCCCAACCACTTGGCTCAAGTTTGTTAAACATTTTTTGTTTAATTTCTTCTAGTTCCATTTTTTTTCTATTTTTGTTTAAAATTAAAGATTATGCCAGTAACAGTAAGAGAGATTAAGAATGATGCAATTATAGATATCAAAATCAATAAAAACTTTTATTTAATGCTTAAAGCTACAATGATGTACATTTTCAAGCAAGAAGCTGATACAACAAAGTATGAAGCATTAATTAAAAAGATCATGTCTTCAGAATCTGAAAATGAACCCCATACTGAACATGAAGCTGCATTTAAAACTATGATATTACTTTTAGCTGAAATTGAAAGACAAGCTTCTATAAATAATCTGTTTGACACAAAAGAAATTCCACTTGAAGGTGAAGAAACTACCCAAGATTAAGGTTAAACTGTTCTCTTCCTATTTGTATACAAGCTTCAATAGCTAACATCAAATCATCTTTACCACAATCTGCAAAGGATTTGCCCCCTAGACCAGATGCTTCTTTTACCGCATCTTTCATTTCATCAAAAGTATATCCGGATTCTTTTGCCAGTTCTCTAATACAAGCATGAACTTTTGCAAGTTGTGCTTTACTATGATCTGCATTTGCAAGATCTACATACATTTCTACTATCTGACCCTCTTCTAACTTGCTAATGAATATATCATAAGCCAATTTATCTTGAGGAGTAGCATAAGTTAATTTACCATCTTTCTTTACTAATTTTCCACTAAACATGCTTAACAAGTTATATTATTCATTATTTCCAAAAACTGATCATAATGATCCCTGGTATTAATGTTTATAGAAGGGAGCTCAAAACATCTCAATATCCAGTCATTATTTTTAGTATCTACACTATCTGAACTGTGTAATACTAATCCACTACACATTTCTTTTTGGTAGTAGTAGTAATCATATCCATTTTGGCTTTCATCATCTGTAATCTCTACTCTTTCAAAGCCAAGATCTACTAATTCTTTTTCTGTCATATGCTTAATTTAATCCACGGCTGCAATTTATCATTGCATTTACTTTTTCTTTCTCCAGCCAAGCTAGAAATTTAAATAATCTTTTCATTACTCTAAGTTTTTATAAATAATACTAATGAGGATTGTATAAATACAATTAGTCATTCCAGTTATTATGGTCTTCATCTCTCATTGAATAAATTATAAAACCAGCAATTGCTAGTACAATCAGACCTCCTATCCAAAGTTCCATTATTTCTTAGTTTTAGGTGAATACTTTTTCTCAAACTTCTCCCAGCCTTTTTTATCAAACTGAGTAATCATAAGATCCATCATGATCTCATCTGTATGCTCTGCACACATTCCTATGCCCTTGATGTCTAGATCAGGACTATATCTTTTGGTAGCTGGAGCTCCACATTTAATACATGTCATAACTTATTATATAAAAATGTTTCAGGACTAATTATATCTGTAGTATAATTAATATCCTTATACTTTTCATTGTCAAGGGTCCATAATCCCATTTCTTTTATTCTTTTATCTCTTAAAGTAATTATAGAATATGCAGTAAGATAAGCATTGTCATCATCTGAACTTAGGAACATTCCCAAGAGATTCTGTTTCTCATCTTCTGTAATATATCCTGTCTTTACTAATAAGTTTAACTCAGATAGAAAAATAAATGGTCTAAAACTCCCTTTCTTAGTACCATGTGTGTACATATACCATAAGTACCCCATGTTACTATCTTCTACTTTACATACCATATGATGTTCATGGCATATATTTTCAATAAGACTTGTAATCTTTTGGTCTTTAAAATATCTTATCATGATCTTATAAATTTAAATATTGCTTTTAGTTTATTGTGTTCATCTATCAACCATTCTGGAGTAAATGTTTCAGCATGTTCTATAATTTGAACTCTTGTGTTAAGAGCTACATCATGGGTAAAATTTACTATCCAAACATTACTAAAATAAAGTTTAAATTCAACACTTACATTCATTTTAATAGTAATATAGCTATATTGATGATGATTATTGATAGATCTATGAAATCCATACTTCACAAGCTCTTTGCCTATTAGTTCTGTATCTCTAAGTGTCATACATACTATTCTGATTTACTTTCTACAATTTCTATTAACTTTTCAAGACAAACAAGTTCTGCTTCTTCGTAGTTATCATATTCTTTGAGACTAAGTATAACTTCATGAGTCTTTGATAAAGGATCTTTTTTATATTCACACGTGTATCTATAATAACAAATACTATCTGCTGTATACATTCTTTCTATCCAAGAACATAAACCATGCTTCTCTCTAAACCATCTAAATGCTTGTTGCCAAACAGGGATAGGCAATGACTCAACACTGCTATCAATAGTGCAAGCGGGATATCCGCAATGCACATTAGGTAATTGACATCCTCCGGGTTGTGCTTGGTTTTCACAAATCTTTTTAACTGCCTCGTATCTAAAGCATGGTTCATCAAATCCAAGTTGCTTCATTCTTAAACTTAAATTATAAGGCACAAATTCTTTTTCCATTCTATTCTGATTTAAAACAATCATAACAAATTACTGGAAATCCTGCAGGACTCTCATCCTTTGGCATATACATCTTTTTACCTGTTGCTTGGACATATACTTCTTCTTTTGGTGCTAAGTATACACCACATTCAGCACAGTATTCTCCATTAATCATTTTATCTGCTATTTCTCCCATTCTATTCTGATTTAAGGGTTTCACCAATCTTTAATAGTTTATCTTCTATTACTTTAAGTATGCTTAAATATTCCTTTGCTTTTTGATAATTTTTTTGATGAATATTATATTTTTCATCAAAATAATTTCTTAAAAGTATTAGTTCTTGTATTGAATATTCTACTGCTGTCTGTTCCATACTATTCCATTGTTAGGTTACTATCAGATAAAATCTCCCGGATCTTATCCCTTAACTTTTCATAAGCCTCTCCTACTTCAGAAGGAAGTTGTTCATTATACTTAACTTCATTTCTAAGATGCTGATCTATTTCCCATATAGCAGCTCTATACTTCCACCCATCTAATGCTACCTGAGCATCAGATGCAGCATCTTCATCTGTAAATTCAATTATTACTTTCATTCTATTCTGATTTAAAGTTATTTCTATAATTATTTACTTTATCTTTAATTTTGTCTTTATATGGTTTTGAATTGAGCCAAATTGGATTACTATCTTTTATAGGTTTTTTATATTTTTTTCCTTTTTCATATGCATTTTTTATCTGCTCTTTCTCCATTTCTAATAGTTCTGTATCAATTCTATTGAGTATGTTATCAATAGTAAGGTTAACTACTGCTTGACAAGCCTCTCTTGTCCTTAAATCTTTAATTTCTTCAAGTGCTTCATTACAAGTACTTACTGCAATTAATAAATCACTTTTTAATTCTTGCACTGCTGTTTTCATTCTATTCTGATTTAAAGGTTTCGTTGTAGTATAAATCTCCATGTAAAAAATCTTTGCCACAATATTTTTCTGCTGCTTCAAAGGCTTGCATTATCTGCTCTTTCTCCATTTCTTTGGCTTGTTCAATTTTATCTTTAAAATCAATATCAATATTTTTGTAGCCTAAATGTTTTTTTCTACTTGATTTTAACTCATTTACAAACCATTCTACTGCTGTTTTCATTCTATTCTGATTTAAAGGTTATCAAATTGTTCTTGTAACTGATCTAACTCAACAGTTACCAACTCTATTTCTTTTTCAATAGCTTCTCTCATTAAATCCATATTCTTAAAATATAATTCCAATGGACTATTAGAAATACCAACATAAACTTCTAAGTGTACTCTACTTAAACCACAACCTTTAGCATGCTGTAACTTTCTTCTGTACTCATAAAGTTTATCATATTGATCTTTTAAGTTTTTAGCTAAATTAAATACATCATTCTTCATACTATTTTCTTTTACCAATTTGATAACCCACATAGAACCATAAAACAAATCCTATGTGTGATATGATTAATATCCAAGTCATACTATTTCTTTTTTTTCTGTTCTAAATAATCAATAATAAAACCAATAGCAACAATAATATTCATACCAAAAGAAGCTATTATTTCTTGAATATCCTCATAGACAGTAGACATCAAATGTACATGACCAACCATCCAGAATGGTATGGACAAGTTTTGGCTTATCCATACCACTAGATATTTTAGAAAATGTAACATTACTTGCTCATGAACTCATATGCAGCTTTACTGCTAGTCATCTTGAAGCTATAAATCTCTGTTTTACAGTAGCTCTCATTTATCCTGATTCTTACTGTACTAGCTGCTTTAAATGCTTCTAAAAACAAAGGATCCTCTGCCAGGTCCCAACTAATGTAAATTACATCAGAGGAGCCCCCTTTATAACCTTCTACTGAGAATTTTTTATCTACCCCATTTACTACAAATACTACATCTACTGTAGGAGCGTCATCACAATAGTATCCCCCACTTACTGAAAATGTTACCATTGTATCTAATTGAAATAGATACAAGTTAGCCCCATTATTTTCTGGAGTATATGCAACTTTGTATGGTTCATCAAAACCATTATCACTTAACTTGTAAGTCCATTGAGCACTAACACATCCTGTAATTAGCATTGCTCCTAATAAATTAATCACCTTCTTCATTGTTTTCTCTTTTTTTGGTTGTTTTCTCTGAGGGATTCTTCAAAGATTTGTCCGGCCTGTTGTACCTTTTCAATCTCTCTTGAATTTTCAAGTTCTCTAAATTGTAGTCTAGTTTCCTGCTGGTGTCTCTCATACTCTTCCCAATTATACATTTCTAATTCTTTCATTTTGATAACATCTGCTACTGTCATGCCTTCAGGTATACCACCATTGGCTTCCATAATTTCAATACAAAGTTCTTTCATTCTTCCCATAATTTCAAAGCTTTAGTTATTAATTCTTTTGCTGCAACATCTCTTC